ATGCCTACCCGGAACAAGGCGCAATCCGAGCTGATCAATACGTCGGCGTTCGACCCGGTGGTCAACTTCAGGAGCGTGCTCTCGGCGGAGCCCCCGTGGGACTCCATCGTGGACTTCGCCACGCACCGGTCGTTCTGTGGGCAGCGGCTGTACCCGCGTCAGCTCACGCTGTTGAAGCTGATCTACCTCGAAACCGAGACGATGACGGCGTTCGATCTCGACGTCATCGAGCAGTGGCGGGAGGGGTTCAAGAACCCGGACATGCCTGAGGGCGTGAACGAGGACATCTGGACCCGTGTCGAGTACCTGAAGCAGCGCGGGTATCGGCACTTCCCCCACATCGAGGCGATCATCGGTCGCCGTGGCTCCAAGGGCAAGGTCGGCGGCATCCTCGGCGCGGAGAAGCTCGCGTACATGTTCAGCCTGGACAACTGGCAGAACCACTACGGCGTGTCTCCGGGCAAGGACGGCTACATGTCGGTCGTCGCGACGAACTCGATCCAGGCCAAGAAGTTCCAGTTCGCCGACATCCGCGAGACGGTCGAGTCCTGCCGGTACCTCCAGCCGCACATCGCCGAGCTGAAGGACTACACCCTGGCGATCCGGACGCCTGCCGATGTCCGGCGCATCGCCTACATGCACAAAAATAAAATCCCGATCGACCACCAGATCGCGACGCTGCACGCGGTCGCGATGTCATCGAACTCATCGTCTGGTCGAGGTGCGACCGGCTTCGCAAACTTCTTCGACGAGTTCGCCCACATGATCTCCGGCACCGGCTCGCAGCGGTCGTCGGAAGAGGTCTACGAGGCGTACCAGCCCTCGCTAGACCAGTTCGGCCAGGACTCGCTGACCTACATCCCGTCGTCTCCGTTCACGATGGTCGGGCACTTCTACTCGCTGTACGAGCAGGGCAAGGTCCTGATGAGCGAGTACGACCCGGACACCGGTACCTCCAACTTCACCGAGAAGACGGCCAAGCAGCTCGGCCTGTCGGACGGCGACGCCGAGGAGAAGCTCATCGAGGTCACGGCCAACCCCGAGATGCTGGTAGTGCAGCTGCCGTCCTGGGGGCTCTACCAGGACTGGCAGAAGTCGCCGTCGCTGGGCGGGCCGAAGTTCAAGCGCCCCATCCAGGCGTATGACGAGCGCATGATGCGACTGGAGCGGTCGAACCCCGCCAAGTTCGCGGTCGAGCGCCGGTCCCAGTTCGCCTCCGTGCTCGATGCGTTCCTGGACCCGAAGAAGGTCGAGGCCATGTTCAACCCGGTGCCGTGGCGGGAGCCGGGCAAGCTCGCCGCGCAGGACAAGGGACGACTGGATCGTCGGTACTACGCCCACGTCGACCCCGGTCTGACCAACGCCAACTTCGCCTTCGCCATCGGTCACCTGGAGGACGCCCCGGCAGAGCTGGACCCCGAGGGCACGGCGTGGCCGCACGTCATCATCGACTACCTGAAGGTCTGGAAGCCGGGAGACTACGAGGACCACACCATCGACTACGTGCAGGTCCAGCGCGAGATCGCCGAGACGCTGCGCAAGTTCCCGTCGATGGTCGAGTTCTCCGCCGACCAGTGGAACAGCGCGGGCATGCTGGCCGCGCTCCGCGAGGAGTTCGGCACGACCATGACCGTGCGCCAGGAGACCTTCACCGAGGCCGCGAACCAGGAGCGCATGGAGCGGTTCAAGTCCGCGCTCAACCTCGGCTGGATTCACGCCTACAAGGACGACTTCTACGAGGGCGGACAGAAGTTCGCTGCCTCAGACACCAACCAGTCGCTGCTGGAAATGGAGGCCAAGTTCCTTCAGCGCAAGCCGAACGGGAAGGTCGACAAGCAGGAGATCGGCCCGGTCACGACCAAGGATCTCTTCGACGCGGTCAACGTCATCACCGACCGGATGCTGAAGGACTACCTGGACCGCTGGCAGTCCAAGATGCTCGGTCTGCACACCCCGGCGGTCGGCTCGACCAACGTCAACGGCCTGCGCTCGGGCCGCGACATCGACCGCCTCAACGCGCTGAAGACCGGCAGGAATCTCGCCTCGACCGAGGCCCCGCTGTCGGCTCGGGACAAGCTCCGAGCGCAGTCTCGCGAGAAGGCGTTCGCGCGCACGCAGCGGTCGGGCGCGTATTCATCCCGGCTGAGAGGCCGTGGTTGATGTAGTTTCGTGTTAACACTACGAGGAGACAGCGATGCCGGACGTGGCTGCCAAGCCCTCGGTGCAGTGCAAGGACTGCGCCGCTGCCGGGATCACCCGACCCCGCAAGGTCCACCAGGTCAAGGTCAAGGGGCAGCTTCGGGACGCTCCGGGCAAGCGGTGTCGCGAGCACTTCTACGCCCGGCGCAAGGTCGTCCGGCAGCGGTCGCGCGATCTGCGCATCGAGGATGTCTACACGCTCTCTCCGGAGGAGTTCGAGGAGCTGTTCATCTTCCAGGGCCGCTGCTGTTTCATCTGCGAGAAGGCCAAGGGCAAGACGCGCGCGCTGCACGTCGACCATGACCACACCATCGAGGACCGCCGCGAGTCGATCCGTGGGCTGCTGTGCAGCACCTGCAACCGCATCCTGCTCGGTCGCTACACCATCGCGATGCTGCTGCGGGCCATCGACTACCAGCTGGACCCACCGGCTCAGCGGTACTTCCGGGCCAAGGAGCGCGCCCGCGAGATAGAGGAGGCTGGACGTGCCGCGTAAAGGGCCACGCCGACCTCTGTTCAGCGTTCGTGTCGACGAGGCAGATGACACGTGGGTTCGCTCGCGCGCCATCGAGGAGGGGGTGGACTTCGCGGCGTTCGGTCGCCGCGTCCTCTCCTACGCCAGGGAGACCATGCCTCTGGGCTGGACCCCGACGGAGGACGAACCGACCCCCACCGACGGAGAGGCACCGTGCAGAACTACCGCGACATGACGGTCGGCGAGCTTGAAGACGAGCTGGACCGCCTGGAAGACGAAAAGAAAAATCTCGAACGGTACTCGATGGTCGATGACCCCGATGATGAATGGGGACAGGTAAATCGGGACATCGGTATCGTGCGAAAACTGCTCGGGCAGCGCCGCTCGGTGTAGTGCGGGGCGACGGAATCTACCACCGCTTGCTCCGACCCAGTAGTCTCAACAGTGAAACAAGTGGTCATAGGCCATAGCAGGGAAGGGAGTGAGAGGGATGTTCACCAATGCCACCCGCATCGCGGACCGCGAGCGTAGTGCGGCGCACTCTGCTCTCGTCCACCTGATCGCCACGGGCGACGACTGGTTCGACGGCACCCCCAGCTCGGTGGACCGTCGCATCTCGACGCTGCGTTCTGCCTTCGCGCAGGTGCGCCGTGTGGCTTCGGTCGATCCGGAGATGATGCAGCAGGCCGAGCGTCTGGATGCCGAGATCAACGATCTCCACTCCCTGCGCTCTGAGCTGCTGTCGGCGAGCCACGCCCCCCGTCGTCGCCTGCCGCGTCTTTCCTCGCTCGGAACGCTGTCTCAGCGTGGCCGCGAGTTCGTCGCGAGCGAGCTTCGGACGTTCCTCGCCGAGAATGCCGACGCACTCGATGACCCTGACGAGCTGGATGTTCGGGCTGAGGACCATGCCGAGCGAGAAATTGCAAACTTCCAGATGCCCTTGAGCGAGGCGAAGAATGTCGTCGCGCATTTCCGTCTGGCTGTAGATTGGGCAGCACGTAATGCCCACCGCTCCGCTACCAAGGACCACCGTCCCCAGCGTGTGCGCGAAGCTAGCGTTGCCGAGATGCCGGACGACGCTCTGTTCGACTGACTGGCCCACGGGGTTTGTGCGGCTTCACTCAGAGCGCGAAGAGCGGTGAACTGAAGTGAGGTCCTGTGTCCAACAAGAAGAACGAGAGGAATCAGGTTCCTCCGCTGCTGGTCAACATAATGTTGATCACCGTCCTCGTGTTGTTTGTTGCGAACAATGCGGCCAGACTGTTGGTAGCTGGCTATGAGCCATCTGTTGTGGTCGACGGCATGATGGCCACGGTGATCGGCCTGATCGCGATGCAGCGTAAGGAAACTGGGGGCGGAGAAGAGTGAATACAACGTCGGCGATAGTCCTCTCTACATTGATGGGCCTCATTGTGGGGTTCACACTGGGCCAGTTCTTCGACCTGGACCTGAAGACCTGGAAGCGGGGCATCCCTCTGCTCCACCTCAGCAAGCGAGAGCGTCGGCGAAAGCTACCGTGGAACCGCGTGCTGGGCGCGGTCCTCGTGGTGGTCATGATGTTCACCTTCGTGCAGTTCCAGGCGTTCCAGTCCAAGCAGGCCAAGTGCAACAGCGAGCAGCGCCGCGTTTCCGCCGAGCGCGGTGCTGCCTCCGCGCAGGATCAGCGCCTCATCCAGCGCGATGCGATCAATCTCGGCGTGGCTATCCGCACCGTCCTCGGCCAGCCTCAGCCGCACAACGCCTACATCGATGAGTCGGTGGCGAGCCTGGGCAAGTACATGGAGTCACGCGGCGTGGCCCCGGACGCCCCGCAGGATGTGCGCTCTGAGATCGCGCTCGATTGGTTCCAGGCTGAGCAGCTCGACACCATCGAGACCCGAGTGCAGAACGACAAGGTCCGCGCGGCCAATCCCTATCCTGAGGCGCGGTGTTAGCGGCTCGCTGCTGATGGAATGCGTGGGCTTTCTCCCGCGATGATCTAGGCTGGTCTCCAGCAAGGTGCAGGGCTAAATCCGAACCGAAAGAGACCCCCCATGAGCTATGGCATTTTCGAGTCCGTCTCCACCGATGGCTTCGATGAACAGCGGCGACAGACGGCGGCGACCAAGTCGCTCGACCTGGCTTCGGAGAGGGTGTCCCGGCAGTTCGGCGCATTCCTCTGCGCGGCCACCGACAAGCAGGACTTCGAGGACCGCGTCGCGCTGGTCAAGCCCGAGATGATGAAGACCGTCGAGGCTGCTGGTGTCATGCCGGTGACCGGCGTCATGCGCAAGGTCGTCGGTCGACAGCGGTCGGCCTGGAAGAAGGCTGCCGAGACCAAGAGGCATCCCGACGAGACTCCCGAGGAGCTGTGGGAGGGGAAGGGTCCGAGTAAGGACCCCGATACAGGTGCCCCTCTGCGCGACACCACGAAGTCCGAGGCTGACTGGTACAGCGGCGTCGGCAAGGCGCTGCAATCCAAGACTGCTGGCGTCGGTTCGGTCATCGATAAGTTGATCGGCGACGGCTGGGACATCCTGGACTACGAGCCTCGCTCGGAGTGCTACAGCTTCATGAAGATGGACGGCGACTACGACCTGTTCATCACCGAGTACTCAGCCACGGAGGTGGCCTGGAAGGTCCAGTGGAACACCGGGGGTTCGGTGATCGCCGAGGGGCGGTCGCAGACTCTGGAGCAGGCGGCGAAGGACATCTATGCCGTGTCCGGCGATACCTTTACCGCTGCGACCAAGTCCGCCTCCGATGACAACGACACCCATTCGGGTAAGGACCTGATCCCCGACGACAACTGGGATGGCTACCTCAATGAGCGGGCCACCGAGGACACCGCCAAGGTCAAGACCCACAACTTCGCCAGCCGACGCACCGCTCGCACCGAGGATGAGGTCCGCAAGGAGCGCGACGAGGTCGACAAGCGGCTGGACGACGCCATCGACAACGGTGGCGATGTTTCGGGGCTGCGCCAGAAGCTGCGAGACCTCAACGACGAACTGTCCGACGTCATGCGCGAGGACAAGTACGGCAGCAAGCAGGCTGCTAACTGGACCGACATGGGCGGCGGCAACTCCGCGCTGTCGGGCGTGAAGGCGGAACTGGGTGGGGGCTGGTCGGCGGACATCGTCGTCAACTCCCAGGGCAAGGCGAGCTGGAGCATCTACAACCCCAGCGACGACAACGTTCAGCAGGGGATGGCCGACAGCCTGGACGAGGCCAAGCAGGCTGTCGAGGCGACCTTCCGCAACTACAACGTCGCCTCGCGTCGTCAGGCCGGGTCCGGCCCAGGTGGCGTCGAGGAGTGGTGGGAGCGCGAGCAGGAGCCCAACTGGGGCACCATCGGTGAATACTCGCTCGATCCCGGAGGACCGCCCAGCTCGGGCAATTTCAGCTGGCCCGACGAGGACGACGACACCTCGCGTCACGGCGGCAAGACCGCTGGTGTCCGCGTCACCGAGGACGGCAGCCAGTTCCGTGCCGAGGTCACCGGCTGCCCCTGCGGCAACGACCACACCCTGTTCGGCGGCAGCCGTAGCCAGGCCGAGGGCATGGGGTTCGACATCATGGACGACCATCGCTTCGCCGCGTTGGTCGTCGCCAACGAGGACGGCTCCACCACGGGCGATCCCACCAAGCCCAACACCCTCAACGACGACGTGCTCGACGGCGTGGAGAAGGGCGATGAGTCCAAGGTGTCGGACAACATCGACACCAACACCGGGGACGGCTCGGACTCGAAGGGCAACAAGCGCAGCTCGCGCCAGCGCATCGCCGGTATCGATGAGGACGAGCGCGAGTTCATCCAGTGGCTCGCTCGCGACTGCGACTGGAACCCGCAGGGCACCTCCGAGCTGCGCGAGGCGCTGTCGGAGTGGGCGGGGCAGACCGGAGCCAGCGCGGACTCGCTCGACTACATCGGCGACATGATCCTGGAGGAGCCGCACCGCTTCAGCTCGCGCCAGCCGCGTTACCGGGCTGCCTCGCGCCAGCGCAAGCAGGCCGCAACCAGCTGGTCCAAGGCCGACTTCGGGCCGGACGCCGAGAGCGAGGTCTGGGAGACCACCTTCCCGAACGGTTACTCCGGCGAGGTCAAGGCCATGTATGGGCGCGTGACCTACTCGGTCTGGTCCGGCGGCGGCATCCACATCGCGGGCGGCACTGCGGACTCGGTCGAGGACGCCATGCACCTCTGCGAGCAGAAGGCCGACTTCTACACCATCGGCTCGGCGAAAAATGCCGACCGCGCGTTCGAGGCTGCGGTCCTTCGGGTGGCTGACGTCGACACCGACTACGTCGGCCCCGAGGGAGAGCAGACCGACCTGGTCGACATTGACGACTCGCGCACCGATCCGGGTGCCTGGGACGGCACGTCCACCGCACAGCCCACCTTCTGAGAGAGGACGCGCAATGCGACCTTGGGACACCGAGCACATCCGCCATCAGGCGAACCGCTCCCCCAACTCGCGCCCTCTGGGCGTAGAGCGAGCCATCGAGGCCATCGCTCCGGCGGTGGTCCCGCTCGTCACCCGTGCGCTGCCTGCTGTCGGCCTGGCCGTCGGCGGCGGGGAGGACAACGGTGGTGGGGCTGTCGAGCCGAACACCGACGTCTATGACGAGGCCACCGAGGCTCCGGCTGACGAGACGGTCTACCAGGCCGGGCTCCGCACTGCTGGGGGTGTCGCTGCCCATGCAGTGACGGTGGAGAACGTCGGTGGCCGCTACCCCTACCGAGCCCGATGCTCGTGCGGCTGGGAGACTCCCTGGGGATACGCCGCCGAGCACGCAGCAGCCGATATGGGCAAATACCACCAGGAGGAACACACCGCGTCTCGCCGCCATGTCGCCTTCGCTCCGAATGACGTCAAGGTCGTCACTTCACTCAACGGCGGACTAGCCATCGGCTCTAACGCGGTCTGCTATGACTGCAAGTGGATCGGCAAGCATGGCGGCTACGGTTCAGCTCGCGGTGAGGCAGACATTCACGCCCTGGCCAAGCACGGCGTCGATGACTGGGACGCCTCGGCCAACAACATCAAGATGCAGTCGGGCGAGTTCGACAGGATGGCTCGCGAGTGGCGTACCGCATCATCGCGCCGCACCGCTGCGCTGGAGGACTGGTTCGACGTGGACGGCTACCTCTGGGAGCTGCACCACCAGTCGGGATTCAAGGCGTATGCCGAGGAGAACGGCGACGTCGTGGACTGGTGGGTGGAGAATGACGGCGGCGACGTTGTCGACTCCGGCCAGGTCGTCGGCGCGTCCGAAGAGGAGTTGAACCAGGCCAAGACCCTGGCCGAGGACTCTCTGGGCAGCATGAGTCACTACAGCGTGAGGATGGCTGCGGCGTGGCACATCCCCTGGCAGGAGGAGTACGACGGCGGGCTGTTCTGCAACCTGACCGACGGCGGGCAGGCGGTCATCCACCCGCTCGGCAGCGACGCCGCGCTGGGGACGTTCTGGACCGGCTTCGTCAACGATCCGAGTGGCCGCGAGGTGTTCACCACCGAGGGCTACGACAAGGTGAAGGTCTCCCAGGAGCTGTCCGACTACGTTCGCGACCACGCCCTGCACGAGGGTTCGACCCGCCGCACTGCCTCCCGCAAGGAGGCCAAGTCCTATCCGGCTCATGCACTGAAGCCCGGTGACTACGTGGACGGCAAGGAGGTCTTCGACACGCGCGCGGGGTGGGGCGGCTACAAGATCGTGTTCACCGACGGTTCCGAGAAGACCGTTCCTAGTGCTGAGACCGAGGTGGAGACCTCCGACAGTCCCCACTTCGGCTCGCGCCGGACTGCCGGTAGTCTGTGGGATTCAATTGTCGAGCCACGGCACAAGGTAGCGGGATGGGACTGGGACGATCACCTGGCTGGCTACGTCGCGGAGGGGGCTTCGGCTCACTTCGCCTGCGTCTGCGGAAGCAACATCGAGGCACCGGGTTATTCGACCTGTCACTGCGGGAGGATTTGGAACGCCTCTGCACTCCAGACGACCCCTGGTGGCCCGGTTCAGATCGTGTGCCGCGAGGTCCCGAACCGAGGGGCTGAGGTCGTCCTCGCCAGCAAGCGCACTGCGTCGCCCGGTCTGGTCCACTGGCCGGACGGCGGTCGAGTATGGGTCCACGGCGAGCCCGGCGTGATCGTCTCCGGTCCGGAGTATCCCGCAGAGGAGGGCCACAAGTGGGTCATCTTCGACAACGGTGGGTGGGACGATCTGGTACCGATCAGCGAACTGCGGACCGAGGGCAAGAGGGCCGCTCGCAGCCCTTTTGACCTCCCCCTCCGGAAGGAGGGGATGGCCAAGAGGGTTGGTCCCGGCGCGTATCACGAGATCACCGAGTACGGCACCTTCGGCATCGAGAATGTGTACGGCGAGTGGTTCCTGCACACGCCTGACTACCTGTACTCCGACGGCAAGCTGCCGAAGGGAATGGCCGACGACGTCTACCGGACCAAGGCTGAGGCGCTAGAGGCCGTACGCGGCATGTGTGCCGATCCTGAGATGTTTGACCTCCAGAGGGTCGCTGGCCTCAACAAGGGCTGCCCGTAGTGTTAACACAACGCCTAGACTAAGCACATGGCGAACACGAAGTGCCTCTGCGGCAAGGGACGCCCGGTCGAGTACGTGGACGAGGTGACACAGCGGGGGTACTGCTCCGTCTGCGCATCCAGCGAGGTCACGTCCTCGCTGGCCGTCCACATGCAGTTCATCAGCGATCTCGTGCCGCTGGAGGTCGGCGAGCGCGTGGAGTGCCGGACGGTCGGCGAGTACTACGACGGCACCGGCGTCATTGTTGAAATATCCACGGAGCTGCGCCACGGCGGAACCCCCGTTCACCCCGCATACCGTGTCAGACTGGACGGCGAGAAGGGCGAGGAGCTTTGGTACACGCCCGTTTGTTTGACCAGGACAGCGAGGGTTGACGCACGTGGGTGATTTCGAGATCAACGACCGACGTGCGTCGGCGGCTCCGAACTTCAGCAGGATCGAGGCCAACCTGCGCAACCGTGGCTTCGCGCTCCCGTCGTCTCCGGTCATGGCTCGCAAGGCCGTCCAGGAAACCGTCACCTCGGTCGAGAACCGGACGCTGACTGCCTCGATGAAGCGCACCGGATCGGTGACCCGGCAGGCCAGTTCGGTCCAGATGGCCATCCCGAAGGTGCGCGAGCCGATGTCCTCGCTGAAGGACAAGAACATCCCCTACGACACGACCGACCCCAAGCAGCTGAAGGAGATTCGGAAGTGGGCGCGGCTGTTCTACTCAACCCACGACCTGGTCCCGCTGCTCATCGACATCTACTCGAAGTTCCCGCTGGTCGGCATGGAGTTCAAATCGAAAGACCCCAAGATCAAGGAGTTCTACGAGTCCGTGTTCATGGACACGCTGGACTACGAGACGTTCCTGCAGGACCTCGGTCGTGAGTATTTTATTTCGGGCGAGGTCAACTCCCTGGGCCACTTCGATGAGACGCTGGGCGTGTTCTCGTCGGAGGAGATTCTGAATCCAGACTCGCTGCAGGTCTCCAAGTCGATGTTCGTCCAGCACGAGCGCGTGCAGCTGCTCGTCAGGGACATGGTCGAGGCTCTGCGCGATGCCGCTACCTCTGGAGCCGAGGACGAGGCCACTCGCTCGGAGATGCTGGAGAAGAGCTGGGAGTACCAGCAGCTGGTCGAGCACTTCCCCGAGATCATCCAGGCCGCACAGCTCAACGACGGCCTGGACATCTCCGACGCCCTCATCAGCCGCATCGTGAACAAGGTGCAGCCGTGGGACCTCCGGGGCACCCCGCACCTGCTCCGGTCGTTCCGGACGCTGATGATGGAGGAGTCGCTGAACTCGGCCCAGGACGCCGTGGCCGACCGGCTGTACTCGCCGTTCATCCTCGCCACGCTGGGCATCGCCGACCTCGGCGACCGCCAGCCTTGGATTCCCGACCAGGCCGACCTGGACGAGACGCGCGACATGATGCAGGACGCGCTGGCTGCCGACTTCCGGCTGATGGTCCACAACTTCGGCCTGAAGGTCGAGAGTGTGTTCGGTCGCGAGGCCGTGCCGCGCTTCGATCAGGACTATGCCCGGATCGACAAGAAGCTCATGCAGGCGTGGGGCATCGGCGAGGCCCTGATCTCCGGCGGCAGCTCATCCACCTACGCCAGCTCTGCACTCAACCGCGAGTTCGTCACCCAGATGATGTCGGCGTTCCAGAAGGCCGTGAAGAAGCACATGCGCAAGCGGTGCGAGATCATCGCCGAGGCCCAGGGCCACTTCGACTACGACGTCAAGGGCGGCGTCCGCACGCCGGTCATGCGCGAGATCGTGGAGTTCGACGAGGAGACCGGCGAGAACTACACCCGGAAAATCCCGAAGCTGCTCATCCCCGAGATTGAGTTCTCCACGCTCAACCTCCGCGATGAGTCGCAGGAGCGCGCGTTCCTGCAGCAGCTCCGCCAGTCCGGCGTGCCGATCTCCGATCAGTCGCTGTCGGTCAACATCCCCATCGAGTTCGAGGAGGAGCTGGAGGCCGTCTCCGAGGAGAAGGTCAACAAGCTCATCGCCGAGGCGCAGGCTATGGCGAAGGCTGCCAAGTACATCGAGGAGGCCGGACTGCCGATCCCGCCCGACCTCGCTCGGTACCTGGCCGCACAGGCTCAGCTCGACAAGGAGAAGGCGGGCTCGGACACCGAGCAGGCCAACGCCGAGCAGGCGCAGCAGATCGCGGACAACCCCGAGCTGGCTCTGGAGCTGACCAAGGCGCAGAACCCCGGCGTTCCGGGGCAGCCTGGCGTGCCGGGGCAGCCTCCGGGTCTGGAGGGTCAGCCTCCCGGCGGCGGGCAGAAGCCGTCCGGCCTCAACGGCACCGCCCCCGGCGCACCGAAGGGGCTGCCGTCCGGCAGCAGCAGCGGGGGTGCCAAGCCTCCAGCCAATGGCCAGCAGGTCGGCGACGGCGGTGGCGATGCGTTCGGGCTCAGCCTGGACAACGGAATCGGCGCGGATCAGCTGAAGAACGACGAGCCGAGTCCGGGCTTCGAGGAGATTCCGATCAATCAGCCGATCCTGAACCCCGACGACTCTGCCGGGGCTAAGCCTGCCGATGCCAAGCCGCTGGTGCCACGTAATCGCTCGCGCCCGGAGGAGTCCGACGAGCAGCGCAAGAACAGTCCGCGCAAGGCGTCGTTCGGCCAGGCACCGTCGTCGTATGGCGCGGCCAAGCACGCTTCGGTGTCGGATATCGAGGCGTCGATGGCGCGACTGTCGGCCCCGGCGCAGACCGTTCGGGAGCTGGTCGACCACGACGACTTTTTCGAGGCCCTGAACCGTCAGGGCTATCGTGATCAGATCAGGGCCGACATCGATGTGCTGTATCCAATGGTCGAGGTGGACAAGTACGGGTCACCTCGGCTGGCTTCAAACGACCCGAACCTGGTCGAGTCGTTTACCGTATTGAGTGAGATGGCTGGTCAGTACGAGGAAATCTTCGGCTTCCAGCCAGAATGGGCCTAGACCGAATCGAAGGATCAGTTATGTCTCAGCAGCAGGTGACCACCGAGTTCGGTCCCGGCGTGATCGTGGCGTCCGAGTCGACGCGCGGCCAGACGTCGTACAAGGTGGAGGGCAACGACTTCACCGTCTGGCTCACCGCTGCCCAGATTCCCGAGTTCGGCGGCTTCCCGCTGATGGACAACGGGTACCACCCCGGTCAGGTGAACTACGAGAACAGCACCACGCTGCCGTACAACCCCCGGCCTCAGTTCGCCCCGCACAGCGGCGAGTCGACCATCCAGCCGAACCAGCACCTGGACACCCAGAAGCGCCTGAGCCCGGCGGACTCGGTGACCTTCGAGGAGCGCGACGAGGTCGACCGCTTCCCGCGCAACTTCGCTCGCTCGGCCAGCGTCCATGAGGCATACGGGCACTGGGATGCCTGGCAGCCAGGCAGCAACACCACACTCAACGAGGAGGTCCTGAATCTCGGCGGGTCCGTGCAGCTGACCGTCTCCTATGACAACCCCGACCGTGGTGTCTCGTGGGCAGTCGTCTCTGGCGGAGAGGTCGAGGCGACCGGGGTTGCTAGCGGTGTCCCCGAGGCTAAGGGTGCCGCGATGCGCGCCGCCGAGGGCATGGGTTTCGAGTTCTTCTCAGGACGTCGCTCGGCGTCTCTGCGCAGGGCGGGAACCCCCAACCCCTACGCCGACGACAGAGATGTCCAGGAATACCTCGAATGGTGCAAGGACTACAACGAAGAGCCCACCAGTCCCGACACCATTCGTGAGTGGGCGGAGATGAGTTCGGTGTCTGACATCGAAGACACCCTCAACGAATGGGCCTACCACCAGCACTTCGCGTCTCGCCTTGCTGCAGATGAAAACGGGACAGCAGACACCTGGACTGACACCACCTACCCCTCGCCAGTCATCGACGGCGAGTACCCCGGTGGCACCAACACTCCCGTCGATCACGGATTCGATCAGCTCAACGACGCCCACGACGAGATTCAGGCCCGTCTCGGCGACAAGTACATCGACATCCCCCGCGACGTCGACCACTCCAGCCTGCAGGCGCGGCTGGATGCCGACCCCTACCGCGTCGTCGCTGACATCAAGGCCGCGAACCGCGAGCTGGCGCTGGCGCAGCACGACGCCCCGGCGATCCTGGCTCAGGTCGACCTGGAGGCTGCCGATCCGCAGATTCGTGAGGCCGCATGGGCCGACGTCCGAGCCAAGGCCACCCGCCTGCGCCGCTCGGGCAACGTGCAGACCGATGCCGTCAACGCCACGGCCATCGTCGCGACGGTTACCGGCGACCACGGCATCTACGACGTCGCGGTGATCCGTGGCTCGCACCTGACCGGGTCCTCGCACGTCTCCGAGTGGAGCTGCTCGTGCCCGTGGGGCGACTGGGCCTTCGAGCGCCAGCACACCTACGTCGGTCGTCTGTGCTCGCACGCCTACGCCGCTCTCCAGGAGCTGCGCGCGACGACTATGCGCAAGGAGAAGCCGAAGGAATGGAACCACCCGGCGCTCGCCTCGCGCACCGCCGCCTCCGGCGAGGACATGGTCGGCAAGCAGGTCGTGACCGACGATGGCGACACCATCACCGTCACCCGGTACGACGCAGACACCGACTCGGTCTACGGCGAGAACACCGACCCCGACGACTACTTCGGCAAGGGCTCGGAGATCGGCCCGTTCAGCAAGGGCGAGTGGCGAGAGGCATCGACCAAGACCTCCGCCCAGCCGATGTGGTCGAGCTGGCCGCAGTGGGACTGGCTGGAGACCGCTGACGGTTCCTTCGCCGCCGAGATCGTGGTCTATGGCGAACTCGGCCCGTCGGGCAACGTCGGCACGGGCGCGATCGAGTGGAAGATCATCGACTGCAACAACCTGTTCCGCGAGGTCGAGCGCAGCACCAAGGAGTACTCGCACGCCGATGAGGCGCAGGAGGACGCGGCCAACGCTCTGGAGAAGTACGGGCGCGTGGTCATCGGTTCTCGGTTCCCGCGCGATGACGGTCGGCTGTCGACCGAGCCCGGCACCCTGGAGCCGGGATACAACCTCATCCCGCAGACCCACGAGCGCCACCGCGACGACCTGGCTACCGGCTCCCCGTACCCGCGCGAGGTCGTCCAGGCGTCCCGCGAGGTCACCGCCGATGAGGGCGAGGACTACGCGGAGTGGGTCATCGGGCGCTGGATCAACCAGAACTACCCCCAGCTCAGCCACAACACCCCGGACTCGGCGGTCGAGGCCATCGTCAACCGGGCCATCACCGACATCGGCATGGATGTGGACGAGGACAGCATTCGTGACGTGGTGTACCAGTACGCCCGCCGCCTCAACGCTGCTGTCCAGGTGCAGTCGAATGCGTTCGACCGCTACATGGACTACTCCGAGGGTGACGTTGGCGAGGCGATGTGGGCCGAATACCGCGAATACCGCGAGATGATCGGCGACCCCATCACCGAGGCCGAAATCGAGGAGCTGGGGCCGGGCATCGTCCGCGAGGCGTTCATCGACGAGCCGCTCGTCGGCTCTGGCACCGATCAGCCGAGCAGCTTCGGTACTTCGGAGGAGTACGTCCGCGAGCACGAGGCTCCCGGATACGATGACGTGACTCAGCGGTCCGATGGCAGCTATGTCGCCTCGATCCCCGAGAATGGGATCAGCGAGGACGGCACCGACGACCCCAATCTGGTCTCGGTCGAGGACCCCGACGACATCGTGGCGCAGTTCCAGCGCGAGGCTGGCGCTCACCTGATGTCGAATGCACCGGAGCCGGTCGGTGGAGGTATGGACTTCGCCGGGGCCGCTCAGGCGTTCCTGCGGACCGCTGGCCGTCAGTTCTCCGAGGCCGAGCAGATGGCCCTGATGAACGAGGCGGCGATCGATGGCACCCCCATCGATCAGTCCGAGCTGGAACTCGGCGGCACGCACTATCTCGGATAGATCGTGCTCAACGTGGCACGATTGACCTCGGGCCGTAAGAAGGGAGAGCTGTGAGCGTCACCAAGGGCGGCAACGTCAGGACGTCAAGCAACTCCGTGGTCGCCAATCGCGACATCCTCGCTCTCGCCGAGGAGAAGGGCTTCGATCTGATCGAGGGCTTCTCCACCCGCAAGGGCTACATCTACACCGTGACCCGAGCGATCTCTGCCCGCGTGAACCAGAACTACGACGGCTTCCCGTCGGAGGAGCTGAAGAAGGCGTACAAGACGTTCCTGGGCAAGCCGGTGTTCGTCAACCACCTCAACGATGACCCGACGAAGGCTCGTGGCCGCGTCGTCGGCGCTCGGTACGTCGAGAATGGCGACGACAAGTACATCGAGGTCATCCAGGAGGTCAACGCGCAGAAGTTCCCGCTGCTGGCCAAGGAGCTGACCGAGGCGGGGCTGGACTCGGTGTCGATGGGATGCTCGGCGGAGCGGACCATCTGTTCGTTCTGCGGCAACGTGGCGACCGGCATGTTCGACATGTGCGCGCACGTGCTCAACTCCAAGGGCCAGAAGCTCCGGCGTGCCGGGGCCAACGGCGTCGAGGATGTGCTGGTCTACGAGGAGTGCCGCGATCTCGGGTTCTTCGAGCTGAGCTACGTGTTCGATCCTGCTGACGAGACGGCGGTCGTGAGCAACCTGGTCGTGGCCGGTAAGCAGGCCGCGCTGCCGGTCGACGACATTCCCCCGGCAAAAAGTGCCAGCGTTGGCGCGTACAACCGCATCTACTGCGACTACCCCGGCTGCGGCAACTGGGCCATCAACAAGTCCGAGCGCCACCAGTCGAGTTGGGTCTCCGGCGGCGGAGAGCTGCGGCCCCACGACTACTGCTCCGAGGACCACCGCACGGCCTACGAGGCCGAGTTCCCGTCCTGGAACGTCGAGGCCGCTGTGCGCAACCCGATCAAGTTCCACGCGCTGCAGCTGCAGGCGTATGGCGAGGTCGAGGCCCCCGAGGCAGTGGACACTCTTCGCGATGACTCCGAGGAGCAGGAGGAGGAGTTCCACCAGTACGTGAAGTCCCCTCCCGAGCTGTCGATGCCCGACCTGGACCGCGCTCGCGAGCTGGAACGTCGCGAGGAGATGGGCGAGGGGTACGAGGACTTCTCGGACTACCTGCAGGATGGCATCGCCGACGACGACGTCTCGCTGGACGAGGACGTCATGTCGGACCCGAACGCCGTCGGCGAGATGCGCGATGATCTGACCGACGAAGGCCGCGAGGACGACTCGCCGGTCGACATCAACGAGGTCGAGAACTTCGGCCAGGACCCGCTCGACGCGCTCGACTCCGACACCGAGGATGTCGACCTGGACGGCGTCGATGAGATGACCGACCCCGACGACATCCAGCCCGCCCCCGACGACAACCCGTTCGCTCCGGCTGCCGAGGACGACGACGTCATGGTCGATCCGGACGATATGGTCATCGAAGACGAGGACGCTGCTCCGCCTGTTGCTCAGCCCGAGACCAACGAGGTGGCCCCGAAGCCGCCGCAGGACGAACCGAAATCCGACCAGGTTTCGCCGCCTGCTCCGCCGAAGGTCGAGAAGCCGAATAACGAACCGGCACCGAAGGATTCGCCCGAGAAGAAGCGCACCACGCCTGCTCCGGACGACGAAGCTGCCCCCGCCAAGGACGACGCCGAGCCCGAAGATTCGGCAGACTCGAATGTGAGGGTGGATGATGATGGGGAAACCGAGGTCAGCGATCTCGCTGACCAGCTGGGAATCTCAGAGGATCAGCTGCTGCAGCTTGACCCCGAAGACTTGATGGCCCTGCTCGACGTCGAGGACGACGAGACCGACGAGGAGAAGAAAATGGCACCACAGGCATCGACTCGGCGGCACGCTGCTGAAACCGAAACCGCTGCTGAATCCGAAACCTGCGAGCACCCAGGGTGCGATCGCGGCCCGTCCAACGGATGGCGGCTGTACCTGACCAAGGGGAAGCAGCTATGCATGGAGCACGCCGAGGATGTCTTTGGGGCACGTCGCAAGAACACAACCGCACGGAAGGACAGCACGATGAGTGAAGGCTCTCTGGCGCAGCGCGGGAGGGTCGCCTCTCGTCGTCGCACCGCAGACGACAGCCGCAACGATCAGGGCGAGTTCGAGGAGACGTTCCTCAGCGAGACCCCGCCCGCCGAACCGGTCGAGACCGGTGAGGGCGAAGGCGACGCCCCGAACTCCGAGGATCAGCTCGTGGCTTCGATCCGCCGCCAGCAGGCGCAGCTCGCCCGCATCCGCCGGGCCAAGCGCAAGCAGGCCGACGGTGGATTCCTCGGCGACGGCTCCAGCGAGGGCGAGACCGCCGAGGTCATCAACCCGCCGCTGTCGGGCACCGACGAGCAGGAGCTGAAGGGCGACTTCGAGTCGGCTGATCCCAACGAGGGCGTCGAGGAGACCCAGCCCAAGGACGCCAGTCGCAAGGCGCGCATCGCCCGCCGTCGTCGCCACCATTTCGAGAGCTTCGTCCAGCGCACCGCTGGCAAGAGCGTCGAGGAGGCCAAGTCGATCGGCGAGCTGCGCTCGTGGGTGACCGCGTACTGCAAGGAGGCCAACGTCCGCGCCGAGGTCATGTACCCGGTCGTCAAGGGCACCGTCCTCGCGCTGCGCAAGCGGGCCTCGGACAACGAGAACTCCGGCACCTCGGGCGATCAGTCCGAGCCGCCGGAGTTCATCAAGGAGAAGATCGAGGACTCCAAGGAGTCCCGCCGCAAGCAGACCTCTGCCGGTCGTCGTAAGATGGCCGATGAGAAGTTGGATGTGGCCGCACCGGACGGGCGCGTGGATGTCGAACGCCCCGTCGCTGACGACACAGACGACGAAGCTCAGGCCAGCCAGTTCGACAAGGGCGACTTCGGCGACAACGCCGGAGACGACAAGGCGGACCCGGACCTGAGCACCGACCAGAACTGGGCTCCGGGTAACGGGAAGTCATCCGCCCGAGTCAAGAAGGCAAGCGGCGTCAACGCTGTTCGACTGGCAGACGCCATGATCACTGCTGGCATCGAGCCGGAAGACAACCGGTGGACGCTGGCCAGCCAGTTCGAGCAGTTCGCAGCCTCGGTCGTTGACGACCGCCTGGCTCTCCTGGAGCGCGTGAATCAGGTCAACGCCTCGCGCCGCCCCATCGCACAGAAGACCGCCGGAACTCGCGGGGCTCGCAGTGCAAACATCCCCCAGAACATGTCCTCGCGCGCGGTGGCCCCGCAGGGCCGCGTGACCGTAGCCGCGAACGACAGTTCCACCGATTCCGACATCTTTCTGTAAGAAAGGAGCGCCGCCATGTTCATGGTTCCCGTCAGCAACCCGGCTATCAAGCGGACCATCCGTCCGCTGTACGCCCAGCATCAGGCGACCACCTGGGCAGGATTCCTCGACCCCAACTGGGATCGTTCGTTCGACATCCTTCCCGGCTGCGTCATGACCCGCCTGTCCAAGGAAGTGTTCGCCCCCTACACCGGCCAGGCCAACGCCAAGCCGTTCGGTCTCTCTGCGTTCTTCATGGCTCCGCGCCTGGGCGTCGAAGAGGTCACCGGCACCGGCCAGAACCTGTTCACCGTGTGGGTCGGCAATGACGATGCCGAGTTCGAAATCCTCGCTCCGGCTTTCGACACCACCGCCGACTGGACCCTGCCGACCAACGGCAGCATCAAGCTGCTCACCGGCAACTCCCAGGCCAAGCTCACCCCGGCTGGCGCGACGGTGTACAACGCCATCGCCGAGCTGATCGACGTCGTGGGCACGGACAAGATCGTCATCCGCCCGTTCCGCCCCACGCCCGGTACCGGCGCGTAACACCGAGACCTGAAAGGAAAAAATCACCATGTCAACAGCATTGGTTGCACAGGGCTCCGGTTTCGGTCGCGTCGCAAAGGCGTCGGACGAATACGTCAAGGAGATCGTCGCCCGCAAGCAGAAGATGGCCGGGCGCACTCTCACCGCTGCCGAGAAGAAGCAGAAGCTCGCCTCGATCCTCGCGGATCGTCAGAACGGCATCCTGCGTCTCGGCCAGTCGATGATCGGCCCGATCCAGCTCCAGCTCCGTTACCAGGGCATCCTGCGTAACGTGCTGATCGAGGACGCGCTCACCCCCGGCGTCCCGATCCAGTACGACGTGCTGGACGACCTCGGCCAGGCATACATCCTGCATGGCAACGAGGGCGAAGTCCGGATCACCCCGTTCGAGGGCAAGCGTGTCGAGGTGCGGCTGTTCCGCATCGCGACCTTCCCGAAGATCAAGAAGGAAGACCTCTACTACCTGCGGTCGAACCTGGTCGAGTACGCCCAGGACCAGAGCAAGCAGGCCATCATGAAGCAGGAGGACGCGCGCCTCATCACGCTCATCGAGGCCGCTGCTGCTCAGTACCGCACGGTGGACGCATCGGCTGCCCCCGGCGGCGCGCTGCCCAACGAGATCACCATCACCACCCCCACGCTGACGCCGGACGATCTCTACACCGCCGTCACCTACACCAGCACCCGCCAGCTCGACTCGGCGCGTCTGCTGGTGAACCCGGCTGAGTACTACGACTTCTACCGGTGGGACATCAACACCACCGGTTGGGCGTTCAAGGACTCGGTCGTGGCGGGCGAGAAGATCGTCCAGTTCGGCCAGTTCCAGATCGGCCAGAGCATCATGATCCCGAAGGGGACCATCTACCTGACCCCGGAGCCGCAGTTCCTCGGCGTGTTCCCGGTCATGTACTCGCTCGACGTCGAGGAGAACCCCCAGGTCGAGCAGTTCCACAAGGGCTGGGTCATGGACGAACTCGTCGGCATGGCGATCCTCAACGCACGCGGTCTCATCATCCTGCGCAAGTCCTAGTCGACTCGCTGCCGGACGACGGCAAGGCACCCCGTCTCTCTTTGGGAGGCGGGGTGTTTCGCTGTTCGGAGAAGCTAGACTGGTGGTTCTGATCCCGACCTGCCTGAGGAGGCATTCTGTGACCATCGAAGCGACCGACACCAGCCAGGAGCTGCTGGTGGAGGCGATCAACTGGAACCGCATCGAGGACGAGAAGGACGGCGAGGTCTGGAATCGCCTCGTGAACAACTTCTGGGTCCCCGAGAAGATTCCGATCTCCAACGACATCCAGAGCTGGGGCTCGCTGTCGACTGCCGAGCAACTGGTCACCATGCGCGTGTTCACCGGCCTCACCCTGCTCGACACCATCCAGGGCACCGTCGGCGCGGTCTCACTCATCCCCGATGCGATCACCCCGCACGAGGAGGCCGTGCTCACCAATATCGCCTTCATGGAGTCGGTCCACGCCAAGTCCTACAGCTCGATCTTCTCGACCCTGTGCTCGACCAAGGAGATCGACGAGGCGTTCCGGTGGTCTCGCGAGAATGAGTACCTGCAGACCAAGGCGCGCATCGTGCTCGACTACTACCGGGGCGAGGACCCGCTGAAGCGCAAGATCGCGAGCACGCTGCTGGAGTCGTTCCTGTTCTACTCCGGCTTCTACATGCCGATGTACTGGTCGAGCCGCGCCAAGCTCACCAACACCGCCGACGTCATCCGACTGATCATCCGGGACGAGGCCGTGCATGGGTACTACATCGGGTACAAGTACCAGGAGGGCCTGAAGCGCCAGTCCCCCGAGCGCCAGGCCGATCTGCAGGAGTACACCTACGACCTGCTGATGGAGCTGTACGACAACGAGAACGATTACACCGAGACGCTCTACGATGAGGTCGGGCTCACCGAGGACGTGAAATCGTTCCTGCGGTACAACGCGAACAAGGCCCTGATGAACCTGGGCTACGAACCGCTGTTCCCGTCGGACGAGTGCGACGTGAATCCGGCGATCATGAGCGCGCTATCTCCGGGCGGCGACGAGAACCACGATTTTTTCTCGGGCTCGGGATCGACGTACTCGATGATCAAGGCCGAGGCCACCGAGGAAGAGGACTGGGACTTCTGATGGAACGCACTGCCGACGCCGAACAGGCGAAGCGCACTGGAGGCATGGTCGCCCTGTATCCGACTCCCCAGTCGGCTGCTCGGGTGCTCGTGGCGGGAGGTGAGCCAATCGAGGACCTGCACCTGACGATCGGCTACCTCGGCGAGGACGTCTCGGGCTACTTCAGCCCGGTCGAGGCGGCGAACGCGGCGTTCGGCGTGGCGCAGAACTTCCCGCTGATCCAGGCCAAGGTCATGGGGCACGCCACCTTCAACCCCGACGGCGACGAACCGTGTGCGGTCCACCTGGTCGGCGACAATGACTACCTGCCGGAGCTGTACCAGTTCGTCCAGTCCCATCTGCATGCGAACTACAACCTGCCGCGCCAGCACACCCCCTGGATTCCGCATGTGACCGCTGGCTACGGCCTGACCGCTGCCGACCTCAGCTACACCGGCCCCATCGAGTTCGACCGCGTACAGGTCAACTGGGCCGAGGAAGTTTTCGGCTACGATCTGCTGCCTCCCGCAGTATTCTGAGGCTGGCACGGCGGAGGCGTCGCACACGGCTTCACCACGAGACCCCACCCTGGACGGCGATCCCGGACCGGTGGGGTCTCTGTCTGTCTCATCGTCATTTAGGCTGGAGACACCACCCCGTGAGGAGACCTAACGATGGCCAGAGTCACCATCACCGATTACGTGTTCGAGCCATCGACTCGGCGAGTCACGCTCAACGGCGTTGGCACCGTCTCGATCCCGCAGATTCTCTCGATCCGCAACCAGACCACCGGCCAGCTCTACTACCTGAAGAGCGACTACCGGACGCTGCGGCTGGAGGGCAACACGCTGATCCTGCCGTCGGGCACCGTCGGCCTGGCTGCGAGCGCCAGCGACCGGCTGGAGATCGCCTACGAGACCTCCGTGCCGTCGGACCCCGGCAGTGGTGGAGGTCTGTCGCAGACCGAGGTCGAGACCATCGCACAGAACGCCGCTGCGGCGGCGGTGGCGACTGCTGCTCCCCTGGTCGACTCCCGCGTGCCTGCGGCCAACCTGCCGCCGCTGTTCCGCACCACCGATGCGCAGCCGTTCGCTGCGGACTCGATCTGGAACACCCCGATCGGCGACGGGTGTGCCTTCGAGGCGTCCTCGGCCCCGGCCACCGCGAGTTTCCTGGCCGCGACTCCGGCAATCAACGACGGCACGACCTACGGCTTCACCAACAACGTGGCCCGGCCCACCGATCCGATCTGCACCGCGACGATGATCAGCAACGGCAAGGTGTTCACCTTCCGGTGCCCCTACGACCCGGTCATCTCGCCGGGCACCGACTTGTCGATGCGCGTCATCGACGGGTGGCAGGCGATCGATCTCTGGAAGACCACCAAGACCGGCCTCTACACGTTCACCGCCGAGTTCATCACCGTGACCGACCTGCGGGGCACCGGACGCAACACCGGTACCCGTGCGGCGCGGTTCCCGTCGGCAGGCGGGCTCATCCGCGCTCACGAGTTGGGCAAGTGCTACATCCCGCACGCGTTGTGCATCTCGATCCCGGCCAGCTCCCTGAAGCTGGGCTTCGTGTGGCCTGCGGCGGCAGAGGACTCACAGACCAACCTCACCTACTCCGGCCAGGTGCCGATGGGGTCGTTCTTCGCGATCCCGGCCAGCGTCGACCTCTCCACGCTCGGCCTGTCTCCGGAAGGGCTCGCGCTCGCCGAGTGCCTGCAGAAGTACGGCATGTACGTCGGCGACCAGTCCGGTTCGGCGGCGATTTCGGTCGACGGCGAGGCCACGGTTGCCATGCCCAGCGCACTGGAGCGCCTGCGCACCGACTGGACAACCAAGCTGTTCGGCCAGCTGCGTCGCGTCACCAACGTTGGCACTGTCGCGGGTGGCCCCGGAGCCCGGCGCGCTCCGGCGGCTGGTCCGGTCGCGGTGCGCTCCGATCCGCAGGACGTCACCTTCGACATTCTGGTGAGTCGGCTGCGCGCGACCAACGGCATCATGCTGACGTCGCACGACGGCGGAACCGACGTCTCTCCGGTCGTGTCGACCAACGCAAGCCTGGGCGGCAAGTCTCTGTCGTGGATGAACTGGCCTGCGCAGTACCAGACTCTCGACGGAGCGATTCGCCGCATCGCCTCTCCGGACGGCGCGACCCGCATCCTGACGGTCAATCCCGGAGTGCGAGACGTTCGCGTCGGCGTGACCGTGGTCTCGATGCACAGCAGCGGCTTCGCCTACCTGGTGGCCGCTGGGACCGGCTCCACCGACGGATTCCGGCTGGCGGTGACATCAGGAGGTTCCTGCCACCTCCAGAAGATCGTCTCCGGCGGCAGCGGCGCGATCCAGATTTCGCCGTCCCTGCCCAATGGCTCGGTGGCGGCGGGCAAGCGCGTCGAGCTGATGATCTACGGTCCCTACGTCGCGGCGATCATCGACGGCGAGGTGGCCCTGGAGGCCAGCGACACTCAGAACATCACCGGGACCCAGACCGGCATCTACTTCCCCTCCGACACCAACATCGCCTGGCGCAGGTTCACCGTGCATTCGGTGCCTCGGGTGTTCCGCAAGCCGACGGCTGCGTAGGGCCTTAGGCTGATCTGGTGCCTATCTCTACGCCCCACATCGTTGCTAACGGTGTGGTTCGCGACCCCGATTACTGGGGCCTCCCCGTCGGCACCCCCATCGAGCCCGGCATGAATCCGAACCCCGAGGCCCCCTCAGACTCAGCTGCAGCAACGACCATCGAAGGCGCTCCCCCACTCCCCGACGCACTGGCCGACCTCTCCGAGGACGACGCCGAGGCACTTCGGGACGCCATTCATACCGCCCTGGACAACCTGCGTGCGATACTGCCGTTTACCAACGCTCTCTACGAGAAGTCCGACGTCATCGAGGAAGCGGTGCTGCAGTTCCTCATGGAGGCCGAAGCCAAGTCGCCCGAGGTGATGCTCGCGGCCAAGGAGTATCTCGGCGACCTCGACGCCATGCTGCCGGATGTCCCCACGTGGCCCGGCCCCGAGATCGGCAGAACCGAGGCAGAGGGGTTCGACTGGGCGGCGTCGGAATGGCGCTCGGGTTCGTTCTATTCCCACGTCGAGGACTGGCGCGACATCGCGCGCGAGGTTCAGCGCGAAGGATTCAGTGAGGACGACTGGTCCGACGACCCCGAGTCGCTGCACTACCTGATTCCGGCGCGCATGGTGTCGGCCATCGCCAACTCCCCGGCCACCGACGCTCCGATTCTGCGGGGGATGCGGCTGTCGCCGGATGAGGCTGCGCAGTACGAGCGCGGCACGGCGTTCACGATGGGTATCTCGTCTTTCACCTCAGACGAGGAAATGGCGAGCGGCTTCGCTGCTGATCCGTCCCAGTACGGCTTGAACCGCGACGTCTCCGAGGACAAGACCCAGCCGGTCGTGCTGCGCGTGCTCCCCGGCGCGCGGGCTGCTGTGGTCGACGGCGCAACCGAGTTCGTATCGATGGGCCAGTTCGAGGTCGCCGACGTATCCGAATCCGACGGCGTGAAGTACGTCGACATCACCCAGACCACGCCGCTGGAGGCACAGTGACCGAGCGCAACATCCTGGACGAGCCCAACGACATCAGGTTCCTGGGCAGCGGTCGCGCGGCGCACAGGACGGCCAGCTACGCCAGCAACCCCGCCTACATCGGTCGTGGTCTCACCGTTGACGGGGAGCTGCTGTCTCGTGATGACGCGGAGCGCGCGGTGGCGGGCAACCTTTCGGCGTCCGACATCACTCGCATCGCGACATCCTGGCGCGGTAGCACTGGTGAATGGTGGGGCATCTGCGGCGTGTTCGGTGACCTCGCTGACTTCCAGGACTACGCCTGGACTGAAGACACGCTCGCGACGTACCGGGAGGACTGGGACGACTACGGAGTGCTGGGCGCGCTGTGCGTGGTCCTGATCGCCAAGCGCCCCGACCTCAACGGCGAGCAGTGGGACCCGGAGGTCCACAATCCCGCCGACGCGCTCATGGGTAACAGTTATCTGCCGCAGGGGCAGTCGGTCGAGGTGGTCGAGTGCTGGTACGACGCGGGCAACGGCTGGCGACAGGCTCCCGGATCGGGCGGCATGGTCCGCACCTCGGCGATCCCTGGTGGCGGACTTCCCTACCCGTCGAGCGACTTCGGGTACCAGTGGTACGACCTCGGCAACGGCGAGTACTACGCAGACTCTCGCGACGGCTCGATCACGCTCGGCATCGACGTCAACGCCCCCGGCGGTCAGGTGTTCTGGCAAGCCGAGGACGACCTCGGCGTCGTGGAGGAGGGCAACTTCTCCGGCATGGACCGCCGCGACATCAAGCTCGTGCTGCAGCGCGCTGACCGGCAGCTGAGCCAGCTCGATTCGATGCCCTCGGTCCGGCAGAAGTCCCGTGATGGCTACCAGGAGGACTACGCCGAGCGGTTCGATGATTCGAATTGGCGCGAACCAGCGTTCCGATATTGACCCCCAGATATGGCGGTTATCGTGACTGACAGCTACGATATGTAGTGACTCCTTGGTCGGGGTCATCGAGCAAAGCACCCCCAGCCTTCGCTGAACCCGAGCTGGGGGTGTTTTCGTCTCTCGACTGGACTTCTCTCTCTACACTGGTGTATATTTAGTGGTGTCAGGGCCGCAGGCCACCACTCCCCACGCAGGAGCCACCATGATCCACTTCACCACCGCCCCCGAACTGGCCGACAACCAGCACCTCATCCTCGACGAGCACATGGGCGTGCTGAACCACCGCATCGAGCTGGCGAACCGCAAGCTCGACCGCAACGGCATCGCGGACCGGTTCTCGGTCGAGGTCATCGGCGACATCGTCTCCACCAGCACCGAGGGCATCGTGACCGTGGTCAACGTGGTCGAGATCAGCCACCCGGCCATCGGCCTGGACGGCGTCCGCTTCATCGGCACCGTCGAGATCGAGCAGGGCGGCACCATTCTCCGCATGGTCCCCGGCGAGGAGACCCCGGCGGGCTTTGAGCGTCCCGACACCCACAACTGCGACCACTGCGGCAAGCGCCGCAACCGCGCGAAGTCCTACCTGGTCATCGATGAGGCGACCGGCGAGGTCAAGCAGATCGGTTCGACCTGCCTGGAGCTGTACTTCGGCGTCACGATCAAGGGTCTCTGGGCTCTGGGCCGCTTCACCGCCGAGGAGCTGGCTGAGATGGCCGAGGTCGAGGACGAGCGTTTCGGCGGTCCCCGTGAGCCGCACCTGTTCTCGGTTCGCTACCTGATCGCGATGGCGCTGTACATCACCAACGGCGGCAAGGGCTTCGTCTCCAAGGCGGCTGCGGGCTACGACCGCACCCCCACCTCCGCCGAGGTCATGAACACCATCACCTACCGTCCTGGCCGCGACCTCGCGCTCAACGCTCTCATGGAAGAGCGCCACGCTGGTGCGGCTGCTGTTCCTGCCGCTGACATCGACGCTGTGCTCGCTTTCGCCGACACTCTGGGGGACAGCGACTACGGCCTCAACGCTCAGGCTGCGGCCCGCAGCGAGCACATCTCCTACCGCTCGGTGGGCGTGCTCATCAGCTTGGTCGGCGTCCGCTACCGCGCCATTGAGAAGGACGCACAGCGGGAGGTCGAGAAGGCCACCACCCTGAACGAGTGGGTCGGCGAGCCCAAGCAGCGTCTGCGCGGCCTGGAGCTGACCGTCCGTTCGATCCGCGAGATGGACGGCCAGTGGGGCACCACCACCTTGCTGGTGATGCGTGACGCCGAGGGGCACACCTTCAAGTGGTTCGCCACCGGCACCTTCAACGTCGAGGCCGGGGACGTCCTGAAGCTCGACGCGACGGTCAAGGCCCACGACACCTACGAGGGGGCCAAGCAGACGGTCCTCACGCGCGGTCGGGTTCTCAGCTGAAAAATCGGGTGGCGCTGCTCCCTTCGGGGAGTAGCGTCCCCGATGCTGGCAACAGGGAGGAGGTCCCCGCGCTGTAGTCACCCGTCAGTGACGAGGAGCCCCGGTCTGGTGAGAGGACCGGGGTTCCTCTGCGTACCGGCCCTTGATACACTGATCTCGGCTGCGCGTACTTGCCCAAAGCAGGAATGCGACTGAAGAACCCCCGTATGACCGAGAGACAACGGTCGCGGGGGTTCTTTGGTGTGTGGCCGGTGACCTACGCTACAGTGGGCACTTCACCGCATCGAATCTGAGGAGATCACTGACGGGGAACCCACTCGCACTGCCCAGTCGCGTAAGTACGCTGCAGCCGTTTTCGATCGCTTACCCGACTCGCCACCAGCTCTATCCCGAAACGGGGTAGGGCCAGAAGTGCATGGCTGCCCGATCTCTGTGCCCAGGCTGAAATTCCCGGCCTCGCGCGCGCACTGCGGCCCAACAACTGAAGTCACCTCTGTCCACTTGTCGCCTTCGGCGACAGGACAAACACCTCGCTTCGCTCGGTGTTTGGTCCTACGGACAGAACAGTCCTCGCTTCGCTCGGACCGAAAGCGATTCTCGGACTGGATGAATCCTGGAATCCCAGGACGAAAATAAAAACTCAACAGTTCTACCACTTCATGGGAGTGGGGAGTGCTCTGCCCAAATCCTGATCTGCGCACGTCCAGGGCGTACCCTGGGCTCTGGCAGCACATCATCGGCGGGAGGTCGGCATGGTCGGCGAGTCCGTCACGATTGCCCTCAGCGTTGGTCTGTCCGCAGCCATCGCGGTCATCATTAGCAAGATCACGGAGAGGAAAATCATGGGAGCAGTAGCAGACGCCCTGCGCGACGTGGGCGCACAGCTCGCCAAGATCAAGCGCGAGCAGCAGCAGCGAGTCGAGGACCTGCAGGCGCAGCTCGACGCCAAGGGAGCCCTGGATGCAGACGACCAGGCGGCGCTGGATGAGCTGCGCGCCGGGCTCAACGAACTGGACGACCTTGTCCCCGACGAGCCCGTGGTCACCCCGGCCCCGAACGTCGTGGAGCAGGTCGACACCACTGGCGAGACCGTCAGTCCCCCGACCGGTGACACCGCCGGTTACATCGCCGAGGGCGAGCCGATCCCGGACCCCACGGGTGACGCAGCCGACACCGATCTCGCCGCAGGCGACGACGATGCCGCTGTCGATGTCGCCGACGACGAGCCCGCTGCCCCGGCAGGCGCCGCTCCCGCCGACGATCCCGCCGTGGCTGACGACGCCGTGGCTCCGGCAGCCGACACCGTCGACCCCAACGCCGACGGCACCGGCACCTCGCAGTAGCAGGTAGCTCTACCCAAAGGACAGCCGCTCTCGCAATCGGGGGCGGCTGTTCTCTGGTGTAATGGGGTCTATGACTGCTCCCATCGCGCCGAGGTCCATCCCGGTCACCGAGGAAGATGGCTCGCTGTCTGAGGACTACATGCCCGAACGTCTGTCGCCCCAGGCGATGGAGCCTCCGGTCGATCTGGTGCTGCTGTTCGAGAACGGGATGGCATGACGACGAACTCGATTCCAATCACCGACGCCGCAGGCAAGCTGCAGGAGATTCACCTGCCGGATTACCTGAAGGAAGAAAATCTCGACGGAGGTCCCGACCCGGTGGCCCTGTTCGAACAAGCGATAGAGGGGTAGTCAGATGACGCTCGTTTCCCAGGTCAGCGGTCTGGCCACCCGAATCGGTACTGAGTTCAAGACCGTCTACACCCGGCAGGGCAATCTCGCCTCGCTGAACACGTCGAATAAGGCGTCGCTCGTGGCTGCGATCAACGAGCTGTACGCAGGCGGTGGTGCTGGATCGATCGCGATCAACGACTCCGCTCCGTCGACCACCTCGGTGTACTCGTCTAGCAAGGTGGAGTCGGTCGTCTCGACTGCCGTCGCGGCCAAGCCGTCGATCAACGACGCAGCGCCGTCGGCGTCGAGCGTCTATTCGTCAAACAAGACCGAGGCCGCGATCTCCACTGCGGTTGGCGCGAAGCCGTCGATCAACGACACCACTGCGTCGGCGAGCACGGTCTACTCCAGCTCCAAGACCGTGGCTGAGATCAATGCGGCGGTCGCGACGCTGGTCAATGGATCGCCCGCTGCGCTCGATACGCTGAAGGAGCTGTCGGACGCGCTCGGTGGCGACGCGAACTTCGCGAGCACCATCTCGACCGCGCTGGGCAACCGGCTCCGGTTCGACGCGGCACAGGTGCTGTCTGGTCCGCAGAAGACCCAGGGGTTGTCGAACCTCGGCGCTCAGGCGTCGGCGGACATCGGTGACACGGCGACGGACTTCGTGGCCGTGTTCAACGCCGCGCTCGTCTAGTCGCTGGAGAAAAATTATCGAGAGGGCTGACCCGTGACGCTTGTCGATCAGGTCAACGCGCTGGCGACGAGGGTGGCCGGGGAGTTCAAGACGCTGCGCTCGCAGGTCGCCACCGACCTGTCTGGCAAGGCGAACAACGGCCACACCCATGTCGTCTCCGATGTCGCTTCGCTGCAGGGCCTGCTCGACGCCAAGCTCGGTCTGACCGGCGGCACGCTGTCCGAGGGTGCCAACCTCACCTTCGGCACCACCACCGGCACCAAGATCGGTACCGCGACCACCCAGAAGCTGGGGTTCTTCAATGCCACCCCCGTGGTGCAGCAAACTGCTACGACCGATCTCGGCGTGGCGCTGTCGAACCTCGGCCTGCGCGCTGCGGGTACCGCCTATCCGCTGACCACCTCGGGCAACGCCTCGCTGACTGGCACCGTCACCACGAACAAGTCGCGCGTGAAGACCCCGGCCAATCTCACCACCACGGCCACCCTGAACCTGACCAGCGCCGAGATTCAGACCGCTGACGCCTCGGCGGCTCCGTTCAGCATCACCCTTCCGGCCACCACCACTCCGGGCTACCACTTCACCATCAAGAAGACCGACGGCACGGCCAACGCCGTAACGATCCTCGGCACCATCGACGGCGCTACCAATGTGGTGCTGTCTCGCGGCAACGACACCGTGACGCTGGTGAGCACCGCGACCTCGGGCACCTGGCGCGTGGTGGCTCGGATCAGTACGTCCACCATCGCCGACATCTCCGGGCTGCAGGCGGCGCTGGACTCCAAGGTCGGCACCTCCGATCCTCGGATGACCGACGCCCGCACTCCGACGACTCACTCGCACGCGATCGGCGACGTCACTGGGCTGCAGGCCGCGCTCGACGGCAAGTCGGCAACTGGGCACTCCCACGCATGGGGAGAGATCACCGACAAGCCCGCCACGTTCGCGCCGACCATCGGCTCGGGTGCGGCGGATGCTGTCGCGGGCAACGACCCCCGGCTGTCGGATGCTCGCACGCCGACCAGCCACGTCCACCCAGCTGCCCAGATCAGCGACTCCACCACAGTCGGTCGCGCGGTACTCACGGCGGCGGACGCTGCCGCAGCCCGATCGGCCATCGGCGCAGGGACGTCCTCTCTGGCTCTCGGCACGACGGCGGGCACAGCCAAGGCGGGCGACTACGCCCCGACTTGGGGAGAGATCACCAGCAAGCCCGCGTCGTTCGCTCCGTCGGCTCACACTCACGCGATCTCCGAGGTGACCAACCTCCAGACCGCGCTCGACGGCAAGGCCGCGTCGAGCCACACCCACCTGGCTGTAGACATCAGCAACTCGACCACCGTCGGTCGCTCGGTCCTGACGGCCACCGATGCGGCGGCGGCGCGCTCGGCTATCGGCGCGGGCACCGGGAACAGCAACCTGGCCCTGGGCACCACGGCTGGCACCGCGAAGGCGGGCGACTACGTGCCAGCATGGTCGGAAGTCACCGGCAAGCCGAGCAGCTTCACTCCGGCTGCGCACTCGCACGCGGTCGCCGATGTGACCGGGCTCCAGACCGCTCTGGACGGCAAGTCCGACTCGGGGCACACCCACGCAGCCACCGCCATCTCGGACTCCACCGTTGTCGGGCGCTCGGTTCTCACTGCTGCGGACGCGGCGGCGGCACGAACCGCCATCGGCGCGGGCACGTCGTCGCTGACCATCGGCACGACCGGTACGACCGCGAAGGCGGGCAACTACGTTCCTGCCTGGACCGAGATCACCAGCAAGCCGTCGACCTTCCCGCCCGACGCGCACTCCCACGCCTGGAACGAGATCACCAGCAAACCGACCACGTTCGCGCCGACCGCGCACACCCACGTTGCGAGCGAGGTCAGTGACTCGACGGCGGTGGGACGCTCGGTGCTGACTGCCACCGACGCTGCGGCAGCCCGTTCGGCCATCGGAGCCGGTACCGGTTCGTCCAACCTCGCGCTCGGCACGACGTCCACCACCGCCAAGGCCGGTGACTACGTGCCGACGTGGTCAGAGATCACCTCCAAGCCGTCCACCTTCACTCCGTCCTCGCACACCCACCTCGCTGCCGACATCAGCAACTCGACGGCGGTGGGGCGTTCGCTGATGACGGCTGCCGACGCTGCAGCAGCGCGGACGGCCATCGGCGCGGGCACATCGAACCTGGTCCTGGGCACCACGAGCGACACTGCGGCGGCGGGCAACGACTCTCGGCTGTCGGATGCGCGAGTGCCGCTGGACAACAGCGTGACCAACGTGAAGATTCCGGCAGGTGCCGACATCAGCCCCACCAAGCTCGGCGCAGGTCGGGTTGTTGCGGTGGACGGCTCTGATACACCGATCAGCATCGTGAAGAAGTACCTGACGCAGGCTCAGTACGACGCCATCGGGACGAAGGACCCGAACACGGAGTACAACATCATATGAGTATCCAGGTAGGCACCGCCGGTCCGTTGCAGCGCAGGTATATCGGTGGCCAGGAGGTCAAGAAGGTTTATCTCGGAGACAAGCTCATCTGGTCGTCGGGACCACCGCCGGACCCGTCGCTGCGCACCATGTGGCCGATCCCCGGCGACACCAAGCCGGTTGTGGTCATGTTCGTCGGTTCGTCCACGACGCAAGGTGAGATCGGCACCACCCGTGAGCACCAGAACTATGTGAATCAGCTCGCAGCTCGCATCGTCACCCACGCCAACAACGGCCTGAGCACGGCTAGGGTGCCCAAGGTCACCAGCGGCACCGTGGCCCGCCCCACCACGAACGGCATCTGGTTCTGGAACTGCGGACTCGGCGGCACGATCTCATCGAATTACATCGGCACCGACCGACAGTCGCTGATGAACTCGCTTCAGCCCGACATCATGATCCACATGATCGGGGCGAACGACTATCGCAATCAGAACGTCCCGTATGCCACGTTCAAGAGCAACTGCCAGGCGGTTGTCAACGACGCCCGCACTCGGGTGCCCGGCGTCAAGCACGTGTTCATTCACAGCTACGTCCCCCTCGACGTCACCGGGAATCCGACCTACCGCTGGGAGGGGTACGAGACTGCACTCTATGAGTTGGAGGCGGCGAACTCCGACGTCATCACCATCACCGTGCGCCCCGAGTTCGAGGCGCAGGGTGTGGTCCTCAACGGCACCGATCCCAACGACCTCATCGGCACCGACAATATCCACGCTTTGCCTGCGGGCTACAAAATGCTCGCCAACCTGTGTGCGGACAAGCTCCAGCTTCAGCGTCGGCACAACCAGCCCATTTTCCGAATGGATGCGAATCAGCTGACGGCCTACGCAAACGGTGCGGAGGTCACCAGCGCGCCTCCGCCTGCCGACGTCATGGAGCAGACCGCAGGTGGGGCCGGTCAGACGGCGGGTCAGCGCCCGACCATGATTACGGCGGCGATCAACGGCAATCGCGCTCTCAGCTTCGACGGTGTGGATGACACATTGGACACGAACTTCGTTCGCTCCTACGGACTCCCGGTGACCAAGTTCATGGTGCTGAAGGTGGCTGGCGGCTCGGCGTCCAAGCCGTTCTTCTCCCGCACGACCCTCAACCACAACGGCTATGTGTGGGCCTTCGCCGACAGCAGCACTCCGTACAAGGTCTACTACCCATCGAACTCTCCGACGGGCAACAGCTTCGTGTACCTCGACCCCAATCGCTGGGTGATCATGGCCGTGGTCTACACCGCTACCGACGACCAGATCATGTACATGAACTCGCTCGAAGGTGCTCCTTCATACAGCACCGGAACTGATCCCGATACGCAGAATGGTCCGTTCATCACGTCGATGCGCTACGGCGCGAACACGGGTCGCAACACCTTCGCTCAGATGCAGGTGGCCTATGGCGAATTGGTGCAGGGCGAGCTGTCTCCGACTGAGGTCGCCGAGCGGATGAATAACCTTGCTGCGCGCTTCGCGGTCACGCTCGATCCCACCGCGCCCGTACCTCCCCCTCCTCCGCCCCGCACGTATCTGCGCGACATCGGCACGCAGAGCTACGCGAACACCTTTCAAACCGGAGCCAACCGCGATCTCACGGCGGACGGTTGGGTGGATCGTTCGTACTCGACAGGCACATATCAGCTTTCGGACTACGCGGGCGGTAACGTCAACAACTCTCCGCGTCGTCTGATCCCGTCCGGTGTTGGCTCTTACCGTGCGTACAACTGCTACTACTGGAACACCCAGCTTTCGTCAGGAGCGATGTGGGCACGGGTGAAGATTTACAAGCCGCCAGCCGCTGCTGACCCGAACGGCGGCATCGGTCTCGTTCTCAGGCACAGCACGACCGCAGGACACTTTCTGAAGGTGATGACGAACGGCGATTGGCGTATCTCCTACGGCACCTCGAATGCCTCTACGACCGCTGAGAGCCCCATCCGTGCATCGGGAACTATCGGCAGGGAGTTGGTGCCGGGTGACGAGTTGGTCGCACTGGTTACGGCGTCCAATGACTATCACTTCTATGTGAACGATGCGAAGTTGGGAACCGTCAACAACTCCACTGGTAGCACGAACCGGTATGCAGGAGTTTTGATCTCACAAAACGACGCAGGCGAGTTGTACGACTTCAAGTGCGGGGTCATGGGGTCGGACGTCCCTCCGTAGGTCGTCACGGGATTCACGACGCTGCAACCCGAAGAACGCCGCCGTCGTGTCGGCAGCAGCCCATGACCTCGGTCGACACTGTAGCGTGAGGGTTGCAAGCCCCATTACCCCTCCAGAGTGGAGAAATAAAATGCCGATGGCACCCCTGACTGAACTTCCCGAGAATCCGTCCATCGAGGACTACAAGCGGTTCGAGGGCACCCTCTACGTCAAGAACAACTCGGTCCATGCGGTCACCTGCAATGTCGAGGGCCAGCCCCGGTTCCTGCTGCAGCCCTACGGCCACGACGGCGACTGCCAGATTCTTCCCCGGCATGCGCTCGACGTCGCCGGGTTCCAGAAGATCATCTACAAGGGCCAGGTCACGGTCTCGCCGGACCTCGCGGAGTACGCGATCCGGGGCGCGATGCGACAGGACGAAGAGCGCGACCGGCAGATCGCCGAGATCGAGTCTCTGACCGAGGAGAACAGCTCCAAGAAGGACCTGGTGCAGAGTAATTGCCTGGTCTGCAAGGAGCTGGTGTTCCAACGGCAGGGCGATGTCGCCGGTCTGGTGCCCCCGCTCTGCACCGCCCACGAGGATCGAGCGTCGCACTACCTGGGTACTCCGGTGCAGAATGACGATGGAACCATCGGGGCGACCTTCGCCCTGCTACCGAACAGGAGCTGACTATGGCCGACACCGATCCCCTGGTGCCCGAGACCGAAAACACCACCGCGCTTGACGACGCGGCGAAGTCCCCCGAGGACTCTGCCGACCCCACCGTGACTGCCACTGGCGATCCGGCGGTCGAGGAGAAGCCCAAGCGTGGCTCGCGCTCGCGGGCGGCGAAGAAGGAAGAGGTCAAGGACGCGGCGGAGGCCAAGGCTCCCACCGCTGCCGAGGCCCGCGCCGCCGAGACCAACGATCCGGCACCGGACCCGCTCGACATCCACTCGGAGCGCACTCTTGACGTCGCCGACTCGCTGGGCTCGGATGCCATCCGCGCCGAGTACGCGGCTGCCGAGCGTGGCGACAATTCGGACCTGCTGAGGGCCGGGTACCAGGTGTCTCAGTTCGACACCACGGGCAGCGGCAGCGTCCTGGACGCGCTTGCCTTCCCGACCGAGCGCGCACTCAACGCCGAGAAGCGAGTCGAGGAGGTCCAGGGCATCACGGTCGACCGTCCGGATCGCCCGGTCATCGCTGCGGACTCCCTGGAGGACTCCGACGCCGAAGCTCTCACCAAGAGCGCACCGGTCGACGGCGAGAAGTAGCCTGATAAGCGAGCGGGGGCCGTGAGCTGCGACCTGCGGCCACGGCTCCCGTTATCGCGTACTAGGAGGTCCTGATGCCGACGAACTTCCCCGAGGGCAATGACAGCTTCATCGAGCCGTCATCCCCGGAGACCACCCCGCTGTCCTCGGCGGGCTCCGGCAACCGAGACCACTACAACCACCACAAGGATGTCGGCGACGCCATCGAGGCGATGCAGGCCAATGTCCCGCTGAAGAGTCACGATCACTCCGGCACCGGCCCTCGCGCGACCCCGAAGCTGCGGCAGGAGAACACCCACGAGGGTGCCGATACCGATTCGTCGGCGACCGCGATCCACCACACCCTCGGCACCGGACCGAATCAGGCTGCGCGCGGCAACCACACCCACAACGCCAGGGACATCATCGGCATGGGGTGGACCACCTGCACGTCGACCACGCGGCCCTCCGATCCGCCCCTCGGCATGACGATCTACGAGACCGACACCAATCGCGTCTATGTCTGGGCCACGTTCCCTCCGGCCACCGGTCCGTCGTGGCGACTGCTCCCGATCGCGAGCTACCCGATCTGCCGCCTGCTCCAGGGTGCCGCTCAGAAGGTCTACCCCGCCGGGTCGGTCATCGAGTGGCGCACCGAGGAGGAGGACACTTTCGGTATGTTCAGCTCCGCCACGTCGATGACTGAGATCACGATCCCGGTGGCTGGTCTCTATGAGGTGACAACCTCGGTCGCCTGGAACAACACCGACATCTTCGGCGACTGGGCGGAGACGATCATCCTGCTCAACGGCCAGGAGACCTACCGCAGGACCTTCGAGTTCATCCGTGGCCGGACCATCTTCTCCCCCGGCAAGCCCCAGACCGTGGACGCCACCGGCCTGATCCGTTACAACGCGGGCGACAGGATCGGCGTCAAGGCCAAGCACAACGGCACCACCTGGCAGTGGACCTACTCCAGCACCGCCGACAAGCAGGACACCCGCATCGAGATCAGGTACGTGAGCCCATGACGAGCCCATACCCCTACACCGGCATCGGCGTGTTCTCGCCGAAGGCGCTGTCGTACTCGCTGGCCCGCAAGCAGGTTGCCCAGAGTGCCTACGGCGACCTCGGCGTGACGGTGGTCGGCCCGGACTCCAAGCCGGTCGACGCCACCGACGTCTCGGTCAGGGTCACGCTCGACACCGACTTCGACGGCACGACCTCCGAGGTCGACGGCGAGGCTCCCGAGGGTCGCGAGATCGCTTCGTTCTCGGGGTCGCAGGTTCGCCATGATCCCGAGGATCCCGGCGTCTACACCGTCACCCTCACCCCGGAGCACACCGCCGAGCGCGGCAACCTCACGGCGGTCTGGACGTTCTCTGTCGACGGCTCCCAGGCGACCTACGTCGACTACCTGCAGATCATCGAGCAGATGCCGACCTACGACGCGCTGCGCCCGGAGGAGCAGGACATCGTCCAGCGCGTGTCGTGGATGTTCGCCGACCTGTTCGACTCCACCAACGGTGGCCCGAACCTGATGGAGCAGTTCCAGTCGCACTTCGGCTTCGAGCGCATCGCTCAGCTGATGCACCTGGCCATGAACCGGATCAACACCTACGGCGTGCCGATGACCAACTTCGGCCTCGGCGAGGGATCGACCAAGCTTCCCGAGGGCTTCGACGGGTTCCTGATGATGGGCACCTATCTGGAGGTGCTGCGACACCTGATCCGCAGCTACACCGAGCAGCCGAACTTGGTCGCCATGACGGTGACCTACACCGACCGCCGTGACTACGCGCAGCGGTGGCGCTCGATCCTGGACGAGGAGAAGCAGGACTATCTCGACGCGCTGAAGCTCGCCAAGCGCAAGCTGCTCGGACTCGGCGGCGGCTCGCTGCTGGTGGCCGGGGGCATCTATGGCGGCGCTGGCCGGTCGTTCTACAAGTCGAGCTATGCGATGCAGGCGCGCGCGGCCCGGTTCTATCCATACGCATCCATCATCGTGAGGCGGTGACCCGTGGCTAGGGTCGACCTGACTGAGCCGTTCGCCATTCGCAATGCGCGCAAGGCGGTCACCGAGTCGCTGCAGGCGCACGGCGAGGAGGTCATCGGGCTGGCGATGTACCACGTGCTCACCGACCCGAAGCACCCCCGCTGCCCCAACTGCTACGACCCGGACTACAAGCAGGCCGACAAGGCTGGCTGCGATATCTGCTACGGCACCTCGCTGCAGGGCGGAGTCAAGCAGATGGCTCGGATGTGGGCGATGTTCGATGACTCCCCCGACATCGAGGACATCACCAAGCGCGGTGTCTGGAATCCGGGCAACCGCAACGTGCAGCTGGAGGCCAACCCGCACCTCATCGAGCACGACTACGTCTTCCGAGTGCGGCGCTGGAGCCGGGACCACCGGCCTCTGGAGCTGGGGGATGCGTTCTCGCTCGATCGCGTGACGATCATGAGCCTGCGCACCGGCAACCAGTACACCCAGGACGACAACGACCGCGTCGGCCAGAAGTGTCAGGCGCACCTGCTCGACACTTCGCACGTGATCTACAAGGCCAACGGTCGCATCATCTCGCCGGACTTCCCGATCTCGCGCTCGGACGGTCTGCCGCGATGAAGACGCCTCTGCCGATCCGGCTGACCCAGCGAATCTCGGAGCGCGCGGTCATCAACGCTCGCGCCGGTATCGCTCGGCGCGGATGGTCGCGGGGCGCTCAGCTGTCCATCGAGCCCGCACCGAAGCCGGGCAGCGCGGGGTTGCGCACCACACGCAAGTACCTGCTGTACCAGGAGTACGGCACGCGCCCGTTCCTCATGACCTCGCTGGAGGGCAAGACCGTCCCGATCCGGGGCCAGTTCTTTCGGGTCAAGGGTGTCGGCATGCCGGGCATGGGCTACCAGGATCGCAAGTACGAAGCGCACAAGGGTCCGATCTGGCGCGACCAGCGGTGGCGGCATCCCGGCATCCGTCCCGAGGGATTCATGCAGAACGCACTCAGGCAGGCGATGCTGGAGAGCGGCCCCCTGATTCAGCGCGAGATGATGGACACCCTGAAGGGAGACAAGCATGGCCGCAGCTAGCTTCGATCCCGAGAAGGACGTGAACAAGCCCATCGAGGGGTCTCCGGGCGGACCGGTCGAGGCCGTGAAGCGCGGCGTGATCCAGGCGTTCCGGGTGGCGCTGAACGGCTCGACCTTCAACGACGATTCGTCTCCGGTTTATGTGGAGATGGAGTACCCGCTGGAGAAGGTCCACTACCCCGGCGTCTGGGTGCAGTTCTCGCTGACCTCGCTGTCTCCGGCGGGTCACGGGCACCTGTTCCGGGACCCCGACAGTGGGGACCTGCTGCAGGAGATGGTCTACCAGGGGCGTGTCACGCTGACGCTGGTGGCGCTGTCCTCGCGCGAGCGAGACCGGCTGGCCGACCTCATCATCAACACGCTGAGCTTCAGCCGGGTGTCGTCGCCGAACGTCATCACCGAGAACGGGTACCAGGAGACGTTCTCGCCGCTGTACGACGAGTTCAACAAAAATCCCCACGTCTCGATCTCGATCAATTCGGATCGTCCGAACCCGATGGGGCAGGCCGTCAACGTCGGCACTCCGTGGGACCCCGACACGCTGGTCTATGAAGACGCATACTCATTTGAGGTGCTCGGACAGTTTATGCTCGTGACTAGCAACGAGGGCCTGTACCGGCTGAAGCGCGTCGACATCAACTACGACTTCGCACCGCGTCCTCCGGCTGGAGACGATGGCGAAGGCGCTTGGATATAGGACACTGACAAGAGAGGCAGCTCTCAACCGAGCAGGGAGAACACGAAATGGCCGACTTCACCACCTACCAGGCACCGGGACTCTACACCGAGTCCGTGCCCGGCCCTCAGCTGTCCGTGCAGTCCGCGACACCGACGGCGGTGGGAATCTTCGGTCAGGCGCTGGGCTACCGGACCTTCACTGAGTCGCTGACCATCGACCCCGACACCCAGGACCCGGAGACCACCGAGTTCTCTCCGGCGATCAACCGCACGTTGCAGAAGGCGGGCATCCGCACCGACACGATCGTGGTGCGTAACCCGAACTCCGGCGAGGCGTATGCGCTCAACACCGACTACACCGTCGAGCGAGTCTCCAGTGGCGGCTCCACCCAGTCCGATCGCGACGATCTCTACACGATCCGGCGCGTGCTGGATGACGACGGCGGTCACATCGACCAGGGCGACGTCGTGGAGGTGACCTACAACTACACCGACGACGAGTACTTCGAGGCCGCTACGTTCTACGACTACGACGACGTGCGCGAGCAGTACGGCGTGCCGTTCGATGCCCTCGGCAATGTCCAGTCCGAGCTGACCCTCGCGGTCAGCTTCGCTTTCCAGAACGGCGCGCAGCGCGTCATCTGCTCGGCGGTGGACCCGGTCGACAAGGCCAACCCGACGATGGCCGACTACCAGACCGCGCTGGACCGACTGAAGGACGACCCTGATGTCGCCATCGTGGTGCCCGCGACCGGCGCGCAGGCCGTGCAGAGTCTCGTGGTCAGCCACATCAACAACCAGGCCCGCAATCGCTACGAGCGGCGCGCGGTCATCGGTCGCGATGGCTCCGGCAGTGCGGTCACCCACACCCAGCTCATCTCTGACGCGCAGGCGATCAGCGAGTCGCGCATCGCGCTGGTCTCCCCGGCGGCGATGAAGTACTTCGCTCCGGAGCTGAACAAGGAGATCGTCGTCGGCGGTCAGTACCTGGCCGCTGCGGTCGCCGGTCGCTCGGTCTCACAGAGCCCGTCGATCCCGTTGACCCGCAAGCAGGTGCGCGGTTTCGCCGACGTCGCGGTCAAGGACCCCGAGGCTCGGCGCGATCTGCAGTCCAGCAACGGGCTGATGGTCGTGGAGAGGACCCGCTCGGGACAGATTCAGGTGCGCCACGGCGTGACCACCAACGCTGGCGACACGCTGGTGCGCGAGTGGAACATCATCGGCCAGGAGGACGCGATGGTGTACCGCCTGCGCGGCTACCTGGACAGCGAGGCCCTCATCGGCGGCGTGATCGATGACCTCACGCTGGTCAACATCAAGGCGTCCGCCGACGCTGCGCTCGGCTCGCTGGTGACCGACCGGATCATCAACGGCTACGTCGACCTGAAGGTCCGGCAGCTCAACACCCAGCCGGACGTGGTCGAGATTCGGTACGCATGGCGTCCGGCTCTGCCGCTGAACTACATCATGGTCCGGTACAGCGTGAACGTCTCGACCGGCACCGAGACCGCGCTCCAGTCCATCTGATCCGACCGACAACCACCAGGAGTAACCCATGAGTCAGAGCAAGATCAGGGTCGGCGGGTCAGGCTTCACCGTCATGACCTGGCAGGGCAAGCAGCTCGCCTGGCTGCAGATCATGAACGACACCGCTCCGACGGCTGTCGCTGCGGCCCAGGCCATCCAGCCCATCGACGAAGAGCATCCCGTCGAGATCGTCACGGCACAGGCCGTCGGGGCGGGCACGCTCCAGCTGACGTTCTTCGAGTTGTGGAACGCTCCGGTCTGGGCGCAGCTGCCCGGCTTCGAGGGCACCAACAACCTGCTCGACGTGCTGAAGCGCCAGCTGTCGCTGGGCACGATCACCTGTCGCAAGGTCGTGAAGAATCCGTCGGGGGCCTACCGCACCCGCGTCTATCACAACTGCGTGATCACCGACTTCGACGAATCCGAGCGCATCGACATCGGCGTGCTCTCGCTGCCAAAGAGCATCAGGATCCAGTACACCCACACGACTGCGGTCTAAGCTGAGGGGACCCGACTCGGAAGGGAGTCTCGATGGATAGCAACACGCTCGACATCATCATCCTCATCCTGGTCAGCATCTCGCTGCTGCTCCAGCTGTTCGGCTACGCGCGGAGGACTCGACCATGATCATTCTCGGCGTCATCCTGTTGGTCCTCGGCCTGCTGCTCGGCATTCCGGTGCTCTGGTACATCGGTCTCGCGCTGATCATCATCGGCGCGCTGCTGTGGATTCTCAGTGCCTCCGGTCGTCCGATCGGTGGTCGCCCCTACAGGTACTACTGATGCGGGGCCTGGAGCGTCAGTCCGACGCCTACACCATCGTCTCGGGCACCCAGCCACACCAGGCGGCAGCTCTGCCCACTGACGCTGAAGTGGCCGCGCTCGGTCTGCATCGCTCCGGGCCTGCCATCACTGCCGGAATGCTCCGCAAGGCGGAGGCGTACTCGGCGGCGGAGGTCGATGAGCAGATTCGTATCTCGACCGCGATGGAGCCCGACATCGATGCCTCCGACATCGCGACGATCCGGAGCGTGGCCGAGGGCAATCTGGCGAACGGTTACGACCTGTACGACGCCGTCCGCGACGCCATCGACTCTGTGATGGATCGCTGATGCGCGGCCTGGAGCGACAGTCGGAGGCTTACGGCCTCGCCGGTCATGCCGCGTCGCTGCCGACCGATGCAGAGCTGGCCGTGCTCGGAATGTCCCCGGCTGGACCGTCGATCACTGCCGGGATGCTCGACCACCGCAGCCACGTTCGGGTGGCCCTCACCGTTGACCTGTCGGACTTCGACGCGCTCGGTCTCCCGCTGGACGAGGGGATCAAGGAGCTGGCGATGCGGTACGACGACCCGGAGCTGGCGAAGGCGTTCAAGAAGGGCGCTCAGATGAGCAAGAAGCCCAACGGCAAGGACCTGTTCGATCTGCAGTCCAAGTACGCGGGGCAGTACGGCCAGGCGTGGGCGAATGCGTTCGCTGACGGCTGGGAAATCGTGGCAGCTCGGTATTGAGCTGTCGCGCGCTGACAGTCGAGACCCAGGGCCACTGGCTCTGGGTTCTCGCATTTCACGGGTAGTCTGCTGGTGTACGACCCTGACCATTCACTGAGGAGTGAACGTGACTGACGAGACCCCTTACGACGAGGCCCTGGATGCGGGGCTGGAAACTCCGGACCTCGCGGCACTGGACCCCGACCGCCCCAAGCAGAAGCCGGAGGGTGAGCCCGAGGAGGTTTCGGGTCCGGAGATCACCGAGCTGACCGAGGAGGAGCGTCAGCAGTTCTCGTCGCTGGTCAACGTCGGAAAGCGGCTGAAGAAAATCACCGTACTGGATCGCCCCGTGACCATCGCCTCCCTCATGGCCGACGACATCATCCGTGTCGGCGAGAAGGTGCGGCCCTACCGCGAGAGCCAGGCGTTCTCGCAGGCGTACCAGGCGGCGATGTGCGCGGCGGCGATCAAGTCGGTGGACGGCCAGTCCTGGGAGAACACCCTGGAGGCCAACCCGGACGCCGATGTGCTGTTCGAGCAGAAGTGGCAGCGGGTCATCCAGTTCTATCCGCTGGTGATCCAGTACATCTACAACGAGATTCTGACGCTGGACGCAGAGTTCTCCGAGCTGGCGGAGAAGCTGGGAAAACTGAAAGGCTAGACCCGCGCTCTGAGTTCATCGCGCGTCTAGCCTACGAACAGGGCATCCTCACTCAGCCATCGATCAACTGGTGGCAGCGGTGGGCGCTGATCTACATGATGAGCTGGCAGCGGTGGGATCACGCGGCCAAGGAGCAGTCGTTCATCAAGCACTCGCTGGCCGTCAACAACTGGGACCGCTACTGCGAGTTGTTCGGCGCTCCGGAGCTGTCGGGACACCCCGACGAGGAGCCTGAGCTGCCGGTCAGCCCTGACGAGTTCCAAGACATCAACGCTTGGATCGAGAAGGCTGACAGAATGAGGGGCGTGTCCGGCGACATGGTGCCGGAGCAGGGTCCCGAGGACGGATGGATTTGAGCCGATGACGATGCCACCGATGGGGAGCGGTAACCCGTTCGAGGAAACCAGCAACGACACCGTGGCCGCTCGGCTGTCGGTGGACGTCCCTCAGGATGCGGCCAACAACCTGAACCAGCTCGTGACCAACGCGCACGAACTGGCGGTCAACATGGAGGCCGCTGCTCGCGCGCAGGGCAACTTCATCGAGTACCTGCGGCAGCTCCCCGAGGTCATGGCCCAGAGCGAAGCGGCTGCTGCGCAGTTCATCGGCAGCGCCGCGCCGGTCATCAACGGCGGCGGACGCAGCGGCGGTAGCTGGGGACGTAACGACGCGGCCCGTCCGGATTTCGCGGGCACCCCTGGCGACGGTTCGAACTCTGCCGCTCGTGAGGCAGCACAGCGTGAGGCGCTGGAGGACCTGCGGCGCAACGACCCGCGCCAGCTCGCCAACGTCATCGCTCAGAACGATCCGCGCACCATCCGGCGAGGCGACGACGATCAGATTCCCGGCGGCGGGGGCGGTCGTGGCGGCGGTGGCGGCGGGGGTAACCGTCCCGGCGGCGCTCCGCGTCCGGGTAACCAACCCGCTCCCTCAGGCCCCGGTCGGCCACCGTCGGAGGACGGCCCCTCAGGCACCGAGATTGACTGGTCGCAGCGGCTGCAGACGATGGCCGGTGGCGGCACCCAGTGGCTCAACACTGTGCTGTCGCAGACGGCGGCGGGCGGTCGCGGCTCCGGCATCGATCTGCTCGCGGCGGGCGTGTCCGGTGCTCAGCGGATGTCGGGCACCCTGTCCAACCAGCTCAGCTCTCAGATCGAGTCCCGCGAGGCTCGCGCTCGGCAGGAGGCCGAAGCGCAGGGCATGGACGAGGACGAGACGTTGCGGCATATCGCTGCGGCGGGCGCTCCGCTGCGCGGCCTGTCTGGCACGGTCGGCAGGGCCGCTCGCGGTCTGGGCGTAGCTGCTGCCGGTGTCACCGCGATCAAGGGGATCAACTCCGCAGGCGAGTGGTACCAGGGCATGCGTGCCCAGGGTGCTGTGCGCGGCGGTGGCGGAGCCGAGGGCATGCAGTACGAGATGGGCGTCCGGATGATGGCGATGAATCCGTTCATCTCCACCGAGCAGTCGCGGAAAATCATGAACTCGGCGCTGCAGAACGGCTACACCGGCAAGGAGTTCGACACCGTCACCGAGTTCATGGCGGACAACCTGAAGAAGATGAACATGGACGTGGCCGAGTCGGTCAAGGTCCTGCAGTCCAACGTCACCCGTGGCGGGCAGTCCATCGCCCAGGCCCAGCAGGACATTGAGTCGGTCTCCAGCTTCGCGCAGGACCCGAACCTGCGCATGACCTCCGGACAGCTCCGCGAGTCCTACTCTCGGCAGATGGAGTCGATGACCAACCGCATAGGCGCTCCGACGGGCCAGCAGGCGAGCGACCTGGCGATGCTCACCAGCCAGATCGGCGCGTCGGACCCGAACACTGTCGGTCTCGGCGAGATCATCATGAACTCGACCAGCAACCCGCTGATGGCCTACGCCATCGCTCCCGACGGCTACAACGGACATCCCGGTGGCGCGCTGTCGGCGGCGCTGAATCAGCCCGACGGCGAGGACAAGGTCATCCAGGCTGCCATCGGTGAGATCAAGCGCATCGTGCAGAACCCGTACTACACCGAGATGCTGGCGGACCCGAACCAGGCGTACCTGGCGGAGGTGTCGATCAACGACGAGCTGGCGGCGGTGGGCATCAACCTGCCTCCGGGCATGGTCGGACCGCTGATCCAGCAGGTCATGAGCGGCACTCTCGACAAGGACGTGCAGGAGTCCAAGGACCGGGTGAAGAAGGAGCAGACCGGCGGGCAGCCCAAGAAGAAGGGGTTCTGGGGCTCCATCGGCGCGGCACTCAGCTCGGCGGGGCATGCCTTCAACTACGTTGACCACTCGGTCACGGCATGGGGCGAGGGCGCGTTCGGTTCGGACGAGAAGGCTGCCGAGCACCGCAAGAAGCGCGACGAGTCCTACAACAAAATGCGTCGCTCCAATGCGGAGGAGACCGGATTCAGCAACGACCGGATCAACGCGCTGCTCGACGAGTACGGCATGGACACGATCTCGGTCCGCGACGACGAGGGCCACGAGAAGAAGCTCAGCAAGGGGCTCATGGCGAACGAGGACGTCATGAAGAAGATCGTGGCGGGCGACTACAAGCTGAAGCTGCCGGGTGCGGACGAGTACGTGCCGTTGGAGAACATCGCTGGCCAGAAGGGCGAGCTGGACAAGAAGAAGGACGGCAAGACGACCACCGCGCTGGTGGACCTCACCGACCGTGCGTCCGCGCTGCTGCAGCTGCTGCCCCAGGGCGACACCCTCAACCAGAACCAGCGCAGCTCCAACTCCGGCGAGGACGGCGCGGCGCGCAATGATCCCCCGGCGGGCTCCCGGTACGACACTGGCGGGTACTGATGGCGCTGGCGACGATCTCTCATGGCGGCAAGGTGCTGCAGCTGCGGACGAACCCGAACTCGATCCGCTGGACCTACACGCTCAACACCAAGGTCGAGGAGACCTACGGCGGGCGCGTAGTGCAGATTCTGTCGGCGAACATGGACGATCTCGTCGTCACTGCCGAGGCTGGTCGCGGTGGCTGGGACTACCTCTACCGCGTCGCGACCTTCATGCGCGACATGATGTTCGATCAGCGCCAGGGCGGGGCTCCCGGTATTTTTTCCTACCCCAACCGTGGCTGGGAGATGACGGTCTACGCGGTCAACTTCCCGTTCAAGGACAACTGGAACGAGGTCGCCCGCGAGTTCACACTCCGGTTCAAAATCCAGGAGGACGTCTCCGGCGTGATCCAGTCCGACTCCATCGCTGCTGAGATCGAGCGCCTGAAGAGCGGCGTCGCCTACGAGCACAACGACTTCAACACCCCGCCCGGCGATCCGGGTTCGGCGGCGTGGCCGGTCTACGGCGATGGCGCTGTCTCGGCGGACGGGTCCAAGACCGTCGATCCCACGAAGAAGCAGAACCAGAACAAGCTCGGCGCGGCCACCCCTGGTGCCGCTCCCGGAACACCTGGCGGACCGCTCGGTCCGTCCATGCCGTAGAGGAGGAGCCCATGTCGTATTCGTCCAACTGCCCTGTCAGTCGTCCCGCTGTCATGAACTACGACGTGGACGCCGACTTCGGCGGGCTCGCCTGGAACAACGACCGTGGCCTGTTCTTCCCGGTGGAGTCCGACATTCTGCCGATGAAGCACCCGAGCTTCATGAGCTTCGAAACCGAGGGCTGATATGTCGACGCTGCGCATGTCGTGTCCCTACGTGGGCACGCTGAACCTGAAGGTGCTCAACTTCAATTCGCCATTGACCGGCTCTATCGCCACCAGCCAGACCAAGCGCGCTCGGCACCACTGGCCGATCAAGGCCAGCCAGCAGTCGCTGTCGCTGCTGGTGCAGTTCAGGAACTGGCCCGAGTACGACGCCCTGCAGAAGTTCGTGCGCGCCCATCACGTTCGCTCGCTGCTCACGGTGCAGTACCCCGAGGTCACGCTGTACTGGCCGCAGCGCGGGATGAACAACTGGTCAGGACTGATCCGAGACCTGCAGGCCGGAGACGAGCGGTTCAACCTGGCTCCCCGCGCGACTCTGGAGCTGATCCTGATCGACTCGATGCTGTCGTCCAAGACCTTCACCGCCTCGATGGGGGAGTCGGTCGCGAAGTGGCATCAGGTCGACATCGGCAATCCCGGCGAGCCCGAGTTCAAGCCACCCAAGCCATCCGACTGGCTGCCACCCCGCGACGGCCCCGGCCAAGGAGGTAATCGATGACCGGCCCAGGTGCAGGTCCCGTCGTCGGCGCTCCCGCGTCTTTCAAGACCCTGGTGTACTCGCCGGAGGTCTACATCATCATCGAAGGCATCGATGTCTCTGCCGACATCGTGCGCGGCGGCGTCAATCGAGTCACGGGCGGCGCGAGCAGCCTGGAGTTCACCTTGTCGAACAAGGGTGGCCGCTACAACAACAAGTTCCGCCGAATGGACCGCGTCGTCTGTTACATGAAGCGGATCAACAAGGTCCAGGTGTTCTCCGGCTACCTCGATCTGGTGCCGGGCCTGCAGCTCTACCCCTCGACGGTGACTTTCCGTGCCAGCTGCACCATCAAGCGCATCCTGTACATGTACTGGGACCCAGGTCTGCCCGAGTCGATGCGTATCCTCAACCAGCGGTCGATCCCGTTCGGAAAGAACGCGCCGACGGCTGCCATCGGCGACACTCCTGACGACCGCGCCGACGCCTCCGATCCGCCCTCCCCGGCCAAGACTCCGTCCTCGGGCAGCAAGGCCCCGCCCAACTTCACCCAGGAGGAGTGGGATCGGCTGATGTATCCCTACTCCCCGGCCAACGGGAAGGGGGACCAGCCGAGCGCCAATGACCGTAACGGCTCCAATGACCCGAGGAAGCAGCAGGACACCGGCCTGGGCAACATGCTGAAGGCCGTGCTGAATCAGGTCGGTGGCTGGGACATGGATCAGATCTGGGTCCAGACGTTCCCGGCGTCGTTCCTCGGCTACATCAAGGAGCAGATGCCCGGCATCGAGAACATGAACGAGGAGGCCGTCCAGGCTTTCAAGGACATGTTCGAGTTCGAGGCCGGTGGTGGCGGCGGAGGCGGAGGTGGCGGCGGTGACATGGGCGACGCCGTGTTCACCACCATCGGCCCTCCGGCCAACGGCTCGGCGTACTCCAACGAGGAGATCGTCTGGATCGTCACCAACGCCGGGTGGCGCGGCGAGGACGTCGTCATCGGGTCCTCGATCATCAAGGCCGAGTCGGGCGGCAATCCCGGCGCTATCAACACCGCGAACTCCGACGGCTCAGTCGACCGAGGGCTCTGGCAGATCAACTCGATTCACGACGACATGATGCCCGGCCAGAATCGCTTCGACCCGGCGGTGAGCACGGCCATCGCTCGGCAGCTGTACAAGGGGCGCGGCAACACCTGGAACGACTGGTCGACGCTGGTCTACCACGGAACCGCGCAGCAGCACTTCGCGACGTTCCGACCGCTGGTGGCTGGCGGCGGCAAGATGCCCCCTGGCACCAAGCTGAAGTCGGGGCAGTCGGCGGGGTCCACCAGCGGTGGCGGCGCTCCGAAGCCTGGCGGTCTCGGTGCGGGGGCGGCTGTCGGCGGGAGCAGCAAGCCCGACGACAAGAAGCCCGCCAAAGCTGCCGAGCCCTACGGCATGCCTCCGGGCACCAACATCACCTACGGCGCACCCGGTTTTCCGGCGTGGTGCTATGAGATCGGCAAGCAGTTCGGCGTTCAGCCTTCCACCTACCCTGGTCATCAGGAGTCCGATCGCAACGAGCCCGGTTACGCACCGAACCCGAAGGGCCTCAACCGAGGCATCGACTGGTCTGGTCCGGTCGACAAGATGCAGAAGTTCGCCGAGTACCTGCATGCGAACGCGCCGAGCATGCCGCAGCTGGAGCAGATCATCTGGATGAACCCGAACACCGGCCAGAAGATCGGGTGGGCGGGAAACCACAGTGACTCGCCGAGCTTCAGCTACTTCTCTTCCGCCTACGGCGGTCACCAGGACCACGTTCACACCCGGCAGTCGGAGTCGCTGAATGGCTCGGGCAGCATGGACGGCGCAGCCGGTGGCGGCGGTTCCGGAGGCAGCTCGGGCTCGGACCGTCTGGCGCAGAACATCTTCACGTACATGTTCGACGGCCAGGGCTATAACCAGCAGATTTCGCTGCTGCTGAAGGGCCGTATGGCCTCGCTGAACGACGAGCCGCTGATCAAGACCGTGCGGGCGTTGTCGGAGGCGGGCATGCGCGAGTTCCAGTCGGCCCCCAACGGCGACTTCATCGCGTTCTACCCGGACTACTTCGGCCTGGACAACACCGCTCCGGTGCTGAAGCTGGAGGACGTCGAGATCAAGAACGTGTCGATCTCGATCAACGACGACGCTCTGACGACGCACGTGTTCACAATGGGCGCGAGCACTCCGGTCGGCGGCATGATCCCCAACACCACGCTGGGCTACATGCGCTCGCCGGGAACCGTCACCGTCGAGGACGAGTGGCTGTTCAAGCGCGCCACCGAGGGATCGTTCTTCCAGTCGGATGCGAAGGACGCCAAGGAGCTGCTGAACCGGTTCGGTGTGCGCCCGCTGCAGCGGACCTACCCGAACATCTACCAGGAGGGCAACCAGGAGGTGATGCTGCTCATCGCGATCAAGCTGTTCATGCAGAAGTGGGCCGAGCAGTATCAGACCTCGGTGAGCTTCACCTTCATGCCGGAGCTGTATCCCGGCATGCGTATCGAGCTGGTCGGCCACGATCTCGCGGTCTACGTGAAGTCGGTGACCCACACCTTCGACTACGAGTCCGGCTTCACCACCTCGGCGCAGGTCATGGCTCCGATGTCGATCTCGCGCTCGCCGATGGGCGCGGCCAAGGAGGCGAGGAAGTAGTGGCCTTCCCACCGCTGGACCCGCGCGCGAGGCCGACTCGGGCAATGGTCGCCATTACCGACATCAACCTGGACACCAACTCCTACTCCGGCTACAACCCGCAGATGGGCACGCTGAGTGTCCGGGCCAGCATGCAGCCGGGCGGGCATATCTCGATCCCCGCTGTCGGCGAGCAGTGGCTGGTGGAGAACCTGGCGGGGCAGTGGGTGCTGGTCTCCAAGACCGACTGGCTGGATGAGCGCGTCACGGCCATCCCCAACCAGGAGGGCATGGACGTCATCGGTTCGATGAACGGACCGACCTACATCACCGGCTCGCGCGTGGAGCTGCCGCAGACGGTCTGGCTGTCCGGGGTCGAGCTGCGGGTCCACCCCGACACCCACATGCTGCAGTACCGCTCCGGCGAGACCTGGGTGAACATGGTCGCCGACAGCGGGCCGAGCGGGTCGGTCCCCACCCGCGTCGCCTTCATCCAGACGCTCGGCGTCCGGGCGCTGGGCACCGGCCAGGTTCCCGAGGGCGTCCGGCCCGGCCCCTGCACACTCACCGAGGTGACCTACGAGTTCGGCACCGCTGACTCGGGTAGCTCGACAGTTGTGGAGCTGCGCAAGAACGGCACGATGCTGGCGGGCAGCCAGCTCACGGTCTCAGCCGCCAACCAGGCGATCGGCGCGGGAACCGAGGCGGCGCGGACGGCGACAGGCACCTGGAGCTTCGCCAAGGGCGACGTGCTGACGGTCAATATCACCTCCATCGGCACCGGCCCCGGCCAGCGGCTGACGGCGCACCTCTACGGCACCACGGGGCTGTCATGATCGTCGTGCGGCCACCGTCATCTCCGCGATCGACGGCCTACCCCAATGCGCTCTCGTTCTCGACGGCGGCGGGCGCGTCCGGAACGACGACGGCGGTCAACATGCCCTCGGGAATCCAGGCGGGCGACCGGCTGATGATGTTCGTCAACAGCTGGGGTACGGGCTTCTCGGGTGGGGGTTCGGGGTTCACTGAGCTAGCTCGCGCCGACGATCCGGACTATGCGGGCGTGACCTGCTGGACCAAGGTGGCCACGGCGAGCGAGCCGACGTCGATGGTGCTCTCCGGGTTCGCCTCCGGCGACCCCCGCACGATCCTGGTGGTTCGCATGCAGCCGAGCACACCTCATGCGGTCTCGGAGTACAAGCAGCCGGGCACCGTCACCCCGCACTACTCTCCGAATCTCCTGGTGCTCAAGCCCAACTGCTACCACTTCCGGGCGGTGGGGTCGCAGATGTACGACACGTCCCCGACGGTCTACACCTGGGACACCACCCGGCTCAGCTACCTCTCGCGACAAAGCGAGAACTCGGGCACGCAGTACTACTCGAATCTGGCGGTCGGCGTCCAGATCAACATCGAGGCGCAGGAGATGCCCAGCTACGTCCACAACCCGTCCAATCCGTCCGCGTGCTACGGCTACGGAGCGATCTCAGTGGCTCTGGTCTGACAGACTGAGACGGAAGGAGGAGAGGTCCCATGAGTTTTTCCCTGAAGGTGGTGGACGGTGACATCGCAACCATCGGTTCGACCACCAACATCGTCTACGGCGTGGAGAAGCTGAAGCAGGACATCTCCATCTGGCTGCGCGAGCGGTACCAGTCCGACCGGTTCCATCTCGCCTACGGCTCGATCCTGGACGGCTTCATCGGTGACGTGATTGATGACTCGACGGCCTACATGGTGCAGGCCGAGGTCCAGCGCGTGCTCCAGAACTACCAGTCGCTGCAGTACCGTCTGCTGAAGGAGCACCCTGAGCGGCTGTCGGCGGACGAGATTCTGGTCGCGATTCTCGACATTCGTACCCGCGTCAACTACGACACCGTGGAAGTGACCATCCGATTCAGCACCGGGTCTAGGGACGTGGAGCAGATGTCCGTGGCTATCCAGTAGGAGAGAAAAAATGGCAAGGACACCGGCTCGCGTGTCGCAGGACATCATCGCGAACCTCAACACGACCCTCCCCGGCTTGTCGCTGGAGATCGGCACGCCCGAGCGCAAGATCATCGACGCGGTGGGCGAGGCCGTCGCCGAGGGCTACCTGGATCAGTACGTCACCGGCACCACCCTCGACATCGACACCAAGGCCGGGCTGGAGCTGGAGCAGTTCGTCGGTATCTTCGGCTTCGGTCGGCTCCAGGGGCGCAAGGCCACGGGCATGGTCCACGTCGAGATGAGCGTCCCGGCGGCGCAGGACATCCAGTTCCCTGCGTCGTCGCAGTTCTTTTTCCGCAGCGAGGGTGACGGCGGCACCCCGCTGTTCTTCTACTCAACCCAGCCCGCTGTGCTCGTGGCCGGAACCAACAGCGTCGACATCCCGGTGGAATGCACCGTGGCCGGAACCATCGGCAACGTCCCGCCCGGCACGATCAGCTCGACCTCGGCTGCTATCGGATCGACCTCGGTCACCAACCTGACCCCGATGACCGGCGGCGTGGACGTCGAGACCGACGACGACCTCCGCCAGCGGTTCAAGAACACGTTCCTGCGCAACATCGCGGGCACCGAGGACTTCTATCGCTCGCTGTGTATCGCGAACTACCACGTCTCCAAGGTCGCGATCTACGGCCCGACCACGATGTATCGGACCCAGGTCGCGGTGCCGTCGGGCTCGGTCGTGCTCCCGGTCCACCAGGACGTGAAGTACGTGTGGCCGGAGACGCAGAGCGTGTTCAAGAACCTCGCGCAGCCCGGCGAGGTGTTCTACACCCCCGGCGGCGTCGACTACACCTGGGGCTCGGGCTCGCAGGCCACCCTGACCCGCAATGCCAGCGGCGCGATGGTCGCAGGCGAGATCGTGGACGTGGAGTTCGAGTACACGACGCGGTCCAGTCGCAACGTCCCGGCCAGCGGCATCCTGAACAAGATCGACATCTTCGTGGACGGCCTGGACCCGCTCAGCGTCAGCGAGAAGTCGGTCGTGTCGAACACGCTGTTCTCGAATACGACCACCGACCCGCTGTACGTGAACAACTTCGTCCGTGTCGGCATCGGCACCGCTCCCTCGGCGTCGAACCGATTCATGCGGCTGGGCTCGGTGCCCGTCGTCGCCTTCCCGAACACGTTGGTCATCAAGGACCCGTCCAGTTCGGTCACCACGACCTACACCCGAGGCACCCACTACCACCTGGTCCAGGGCACCACGCTGGTGGCGGGCTCCGAGCGTGAGATCGCGGGCATTGAGTGGCTGCCTGCTCCGACCGGACCGGCCAACGGCACTCCGGTGACGGTGACCTACAGCTACAACCGCGTGCCCGAGCTACTGAACGCGATGATAAAAAATGCCAAGCAGATCACTACCGATGTGCTCGTGCATCAGGCCGAGTGGCGCTACCTCCGGGTGTACCTGGACGTCGAGTACGACCGGGGCATCAGCATTGAGCAGGCCAACGCCAACATCCAGACCGCGCTGCGGGCGTTCTTCGGCTCCATGCAGTTCGGTTCCTGGGTCGAGATGAGCGACATCGCGGCGGTGGTCCACGCGGTGGTCGGCGTCGACAACGTGGTCGTGACGCCGTCGGCCAACAACGCGACCGACTACGGCGTGAAGGTCTACAACACCGCCGATGCGGTCAACCCGCTGTCGACCAACGCCATCGATTTCAAGCTGAACGACAACCAGCTGCCCGCGTTCCTGGACGCGGTCATCACCCGCAAGGCCAATCGGTAGGTGACCAATGTCTGACTTCCCGCTGCTGCCACCCAAGTCCATCGAGGCCCGGCTCGCTCACTTCGACGAGACGGTGTATCGGGCGGACAGCTCGACGGTGCTCTACAAGCTGCTCGACGCTCTCTGTGGCGACGCGGGCGCGGGCGACCTGAAGAAGGGCGCGTTCCTGCGGCGGCTGAGTCAGTCCCTGGAGAACGTGTACTTCTCGGACCTGGACTACATCTTCGGTGGCATGGGGTTCCTGTCGCGGTCGTCGGAGGAGACCTACCCCTACGACCCGACCAATGACATGCTGACCTCGGATCAGTGGGATGAGGTCCGGGTCAAGGACGCCTGGTATCGAGCCCGCATCCGCGATTTCTTCATCGCGGCTGGCAAGGGCGGCACTCCGCAGGGCATCCGGCTGGCGTGCATGGCGGCGACCTCGGTCGACTGTGACATCCACGAGGTCTGGCGCTACCTGGACAACTTCGGCATCAGCGCCGCGCTCGGTCGCTCGCCGGTCTCGACTCGCAACGAGTTCGTGGTCCGTCCGCACAAGGCGTCGCTGACCGAGAAGGAGAAGCGCCTGCTGCTGCAGATGCTCAACCGCATCGCTCCGGCGGACACCGTGGTCACCGTGAACACCGGCGGTCTCGCGGTCCACACTCCGATCATCCCCAAGACCGCTGCGGCGGATTCGTCGTACTTCGAGGTGCAGAAGGTCGTCACCGGCACGCCGATCCTCGCCGAGCTGCCCCCGCCTGAGCTGCTGGCCATCGACCTGCGACCGAGTGAGAAGTGGCTGCTGTCGGGCGATCCTTCGACGGCTCCGTATGCCGCGTTCAACATCACCCAGGAGTACGGCTACTACTACCTCGCCTCCGGCGGTGCCCGATCGCCGGTCGACTCGGTGCTCTACGGCACGCTGGCCGACAACGGTGCGTTCAAGCCTGAGACCAACTTCGAGAGCTTCCAGGTCATCGAGCAGTTCACCGCCTGGATGGAGTACGACCGCGCCGACAGCCCGGACAACTTCCCCGGTGGTAAGTTCGGTCTGACGCCGGATGCGGCCCCGGCAAAGAACCCCGACGGCACTCCGTATGTGTTCCGGTACGAGAGCCAGCAGGAGTTCGTGAACAAGGTCAAGGCCGAGGTGATCTCTGGAGGCGGAGAGGCGGACGACTTGCGCTACCGGCTGCCGATCATCGCGTCGTCGTCGTCCAAGAAGACGTTCACCCCCGATCTCGCTGTCGCCTGGAATCCGCCGACGAAGGACTCCACGGTGACCAAGGCGTGGACCTCGGGCACTCCGTATCAGGCGTCGGCCACAACCAACCACGACAACCCGTGGTCGGTCGGACTCAACCTTGGGCTGGTGCCATGACCGGACTGTATTTCGAGTTCCACTTCCCGCTGAGCCTGCGTGACCTCATCGTCAACCTGCTCAACTTCAAGAACTTCGACCCGAAGAACCCGGTTCCGCCGACCGACACCAGCACGCGGCAGTGGTTCTCGCAGCCGCGCGTGTCCACCGACGAGACCGTGGAGACCATCCGCGTCAACTACAAGCTGCCGTTGTCGGTCTCGGAGGTCTCGGTCGAGGTCGCGCGCGTGCCCTGCCGGGTGGAGTTCTGGTACAAGGACCGGTCGAACAACTGGCTGCAGATGCGCGACCGTCAGCGCGTGCCGGTCGGCTTGAACGTCGCCGGTTCCTCTGCGGCGTCGGCAAGCTGGTACCGCTACACCTCGACGGTCTACCCCATCGTCGCCAAGGCGGTCGAGGTTCGGATCGTCCGTACGCCGGACCCCACTGCTGCCAACCGCCCGTACTCGGTCGGCCTGATGAACCTGCTCGTGAAGCGCAACGTCTACGAGCGCAACCAGGGGGTGCAGTACCTGGAGGAGGAGCAGGACGTCCTCGGCAACGTCATCTCGAAGTACATCAAGGACTGGGACGCCTCCAAGGCCATCGACCACGATGCCTCGACGTACTGGAAGTCCGGTCCCATGCCGGACCCGAGCGCGGTGGTTTCGTGCTACCTGGACGTGCGGACCCCCAGCGGCATGCCGCAGGCGATGGACCAGCTCTACATCGACCCGGTTCACTCCGGCCAGCACCTGAACCTGTACTACTCCAACGACGACACCGTGGTGTCGCGGCGCATCTCGCCGATCTCACTCGTGCCCGACCTGGACAACAACACCGACTGGCGCGTGAACATCGGTCGCTGGGACCTGTCGAACCAGACGATGCAGGACGCCCACTACGAGTTCCCGTCGCAGTGGGGACCCAAGCTGCGCCAGCCCGCGTGGTTCGGTGTCGAGTGGACCCCCGATTTCGACCCGCTCAACGGGCCGTCGCTGTTCCCGATCCTGTTCAAGGTGATCTCGCCGCCCAACTCTGAGGGGTGGGCTCCGGAGGTCACCTACGACCCCGGCGCGGGCACGTTCAACCTCACGTTCCGCCACGGCGGCGACGCTCCGGTGACCTACAGCGCGCCGATGACCAACGCCTTTCGCAAGGACGAGCCCGTCCGGCTGGTCGCTGGCTGGGCCTACGACCCGGACCGCTTCATCCTGAAGGTGGTCGACCGTCGCGGTGCGGTCATCGCACAGACCTCGGGCAACACCGAGACGGTGCCGGACCTGATCACCTTCGACAGCTCGATTCAGTTCCGCCGGTTCCGGGGGACCCTGACGGCCACTGTGCTGAAGCTGCAGGAGTGGACCGGGGAGATCGACCAGTTCTTCGCGAACCCGATCACCTACGTCAACCCCGACCCCGTGCTGCCCGATGTCCAGGGCGTGGTGCCTCCGTCGTCTCTGGACGACGCCATCTACGCGGCGGACTGGACGCAGCAGGAGCATGGCATCGGCGGCATCGACCACACCGAGTTCGCCTCGAAGGAGTGGACGCCGATCTGGCAGAACTACGTGGCCGAGAAGGGCACGCTGAACCTGCCGCAGATGATTTCGGCGAAGTATCTGAAGCTGGAGTTCACCAACCTCACCGAGGAGCCGTACCCGATCTACGAGTCGGGCATCGACGTCAGCTACAAAGTGTTCCCGATCTCGGTCCAGCAGGTCTCGGAGATGGGGCCGAAGCTCTACACCGGCTCCGAGGTCGGCGGGCTGCTCGGCGTGGCGAACCTCAACGGCATCAAGAGCCTGAACTGGTTCAACCCGTTCGCCGTCATCGGCGCGGGGCTGTCGATCATAACTCCGCAGACCGAGCCGGTCCGCGTCGATACCGGTCCGGGTTACGTCACCAACGCGCTGCCGCACCAGCTCGATAGCTCGATCACCAAGAGCTACCGAGCTGAGTTGTCGAGCACGCAGGTCTATCGGCGTGACGTGATCGACCCCTACGTGCTCGCCGAGGATCAGTACTACACCACGATCAAGGGCGAGGGGTTGGCGAAGCTGCAGCCGTTCACCAACATCCCGTGGGCGGAGATCGAGGCCGCGAATCCCGGCGTCATCAGCCACAAGAACCAGCTCGGCTCCATCCCGGTGCGGGGCACGGACTGGTGGATTTTCCCCGGCCAGTCGCTGCGCATCCCGGCCTCGGTCATGGAGCGAATCACCTCGACGTCGACCGTCACCGAGCGCAAGGCCACGCTGTCGACCCGCGTTCGTTTCACCACGACGGCGGTCCATCGCTATGAGACCCGGACGCTGCGCCGGGACGCGGCCATTGCCTACTTCGCCGGTCTCCGCGAGGTCATGCCTATGATCTCCAGCTTCATCTTCGGCGTGGACAAGGAGGAGTTCGACTTCCCGTTCTACTCGCCGTCGCAATGGAACTACACGAACATCCGGACCACCCCGAACTCAGTGGTGACCTACGACAACACCGCTGGGCCGTCCGGCCACGGCGAGATGTACTTCACGCTGCAGACCCACTCGAATTTCGCCAAGATGAAGGCCAATTTCCGAGACTCGGGGATGCTGCGCGGCGAGGCGATGTGGTCGTCTGCCGACTCCGACAAGCTCTCGCCGTATGCCAAGCTGCTGCCGACGAACATCGAGGGCTCGATGTGGTCGGACGCCTTCGTGCAGTGGAACGATCCCGCTGCGCCGTGGGGCGCTGTGCGCGGCGTCGTCGCGGCCAACCTGGACCCGGACCGCCGGTACCAGGGACGCCGCGTGCTGCGGGTGTCGCGCGTGGCCGGTGCCGGTGAGGCGGGCATCTCGCTGCTGCAGAAGACCCACTACATCGCGGGCGCGCTGTTCCGGCTCGGCTGCGTGATCTACAAGCCGTTCGACAACGACAACGTCATCCTGCTGCGACTGGTGCGGACCTCCGACAACGCTGTGATCTACGAGACCCCGGTGCAGGCGACGGCGGGCCGTTGGACCGACTTCACCACGGAGCTGGTGGAGGTCCCGGCGGGCGACCAGGAGTACCGGATCAACCTGGTCTCGACCGGCGACGAGGCCGATGAGCTGTATATCAGCGACGTCTACTCGGAGCTGTGCCACGTGCGCTACTTCATGCAGCTGGGGTCGGGCGGGTTCACGCACGAGGTCACCGACCTGCGCTACAAGGACACCGCTGCGGTGGCCGTAACTACGCCGGTCAATCAGGCGACGGTGCGGACGGTGATCATGAGCGATGAGGGGTTCGCCTACGGCTGCACGCTGACGCCGCAATATCTGCAGTGACTTGACTCTGCACTACACACGTGTATAGTGGGTGTTGTTAGGGACGCAGTCCACTACCCACCACGGAGGACGAGATGAAGCTACAGCGCCGCATCAAGGGATTCAGCTACGGGGCGACAGTTGGCGGCTACGACTTCAACATCGCCCGCCACGAGGATGGCAAGGGCTGGGTCGTTGCGATGCGCAAGGTCGTCCACGACGAGGTCTTGGACATGGACCACGTGATCGGGCAGCCCGTCGAGTTCACCGAGTACGAGAGCAGCCTGAACGACATCCGAGGCATCCTGAAGCACTTCGAGGCGACGGACGCACCGTACGTCAGCGCGGGCGAACGCTACCGCAGCGCGTGGGCCGCGTTCGTTGAGGCCGATCCTTCTTTCACATTGCACTAGCGCGGTCCGAATACTGACGCCTCCAACCCCCGACCAAGGAGAAAAAATGCGAGTCCTCACCCCCGAGACCATCGACCTGGCGCTCGACGCCTACGACCAGGCGCGGATCGTGGCCACGGCCACCGGATCGGTCGGCGCTACCTTCATCCACAGCAAGGGCGACGTCGAGGTCCGCGCGATCTGGCACCGCCGCGACGAGGTCGCCGACCACAAGCACGTCGCCAAGGAGGTCCGGCGATGACGGGCCTCAACAAGGTTCAGCGGTACGTGCTGAGCCAGCTGCCGGGCGACGCCGAGCTGGTCAAGTGTGGCCTGAAGCGGTCCGGACTGTTCGGTGGCCGCAGCGGCTTCTATGTCATCTACGAACTGGACGGCAAGCGGTTCCGGCAGTACTTCACCGAAGAGGCCATCCTCACCTACCTGTTCGCCGACGCGATGGAGCCGACGGAATGAGCGGCGGGGAGGAGCCCACGGTGGCTGACCGGCTAGCTCAGTTCCAGCGCGAGGTCCAGCGGGCGCGTGGGGCGTGCTGCGCCAAGCACCGCAAGGAGCAGATGGCGTGGGCGGCTGAGGGCCTGGACCACTGGCTGAAAGGAGAGATCGATCGTGTCGACCGAACCCCAAGCATCGCAGGATGAGCTGTCGCGAGCTGGGGATGCCGTGAAGGACATCCTGGAAGAGGAAGGATTCATCTGATGGGGCGCATCGGACCCCGCAACGCCACCATCCTCTGGTGCGACGTCTGCCAGAGCCAGACCACTCACGACAACACCGACCCCGACCACCCGACCTGCCACGTGTGCTCGATCAAGCTGCTGGCGCAGACCAAGGAGGTTGGCGACGGCTAGTGGTACTTCCCGAGGGGGAGAGTTAAATCCGCCCAAAGTGCGGACAAGGACGGCCAAGCAAGAGCGTATGGGCTCGGTGCCGTACCTGCTCATCCACCAAAAAAAATGTGGGCTTACCGCCCTCTCGGGTCATCGGGGAGCCAGGCCACCGCGAACCAAGAGTCGCATGGCCTGGCTCTCTGTCATTGCCAGCTGCTCCGCGCTGTAGCGCGACAGGTTCTCCACTGTGCCCTGAGTGGCCGCGCTGACTGCCCGTCGGGCTTCGTTGATCGCCCAGACCTGTTCTTCGACCGATCCTTCCACGATGTAGACGTAGGCGGTGAGGCCGTCGAGGTGGCTGTCAGCACGGTCGATTCGGTCATTGCGCTGCATCAGCGTGTCGGGGTCGTAGGGGCTCTCGACGTTGATCACGTAGCGGGCGTTCTGGAAATTGAGGCCGTAGGCTCCGGCGTCGCTGGAGAGGAACACCGTCAGGTCCGGGTCGGCCTTGAATCGGTCCTGGGCATCCTGAGCCTCGGCGTCGGTCATGCCGGTGCCGTAGTGCGTGACGTAGGGGATACGGTGCGCCTTCAGTTCTTTCGCGAGCAGGAACAGGGTCAGGTAGGTCCATTGAGTGAAGACGACGACCTGGTCTCCCTGGTCCCTGATCTGAGAGATTTTGTCGATGATCATCTCGAATTTCGAGGACGGCGTCCGCATGACCCAGTCCGGGTGTTCGAGGGTCATCCGCTGCGCTACCTCGCTCTCGCTGTATCGCAGCGCGGCGGGTGTGTTCGCGATGTAGCGCAGGCAGGCGTAGTACTGGGCGACGCGGTCGTCGTCCTCGGCAGCCCACTCGCGCAGGGTGTCGGCGATGCGCTGCTCATCGCGTGACGGCTGGACGTAGATCGCTTCGGTCCTCATGCCCTTGAAGAACTCGCGCACGCCGGGGTCGGTTTTGCGGACGGCCATCGTCTGCCGGGACACGCGGTGGCGCACCTCGACCAGCTCGTGGAGGTCCCAGTGGTATCGCTTCAGCTTCACCCCGTTGCCCATGACGTAGGTCTCGACCTTGGGGCAGTAGCGATCGATGAAGTCCTTCCGGGTGCCCAGGGGGTTTTTGTTCGAGGAGAGGTCGTAGACGTCGTGGTAGCGCAGCGGGCTCGACTTCACGATGGAGGCCGACATCGGCCAGACGCTCGCGGTGTTCGCCAGCTTGAACAGCTTGTCCAGGGCCTGCCGGGACTTGTTGCGATCGTTGTCTCCGCGCAGCACCAGCTGGACCTCATCGCAGACGAACAGCACGTTGCGACCCACGATCAGGTCGGCGATCTCTTCGTAGTCGAACTTGCACTTCTCGTAGTTGAGCACCAGGACGTTGGCCGTCGTCTCGGCATAGCGTTTGCGGCGGCGATCCTTGCTGCCGTCGATCACCTCGGCCTTGAGCTGCGTGATGGTCTCGATCTGGCGGGCCAGGTTGACCTTGTTCTTCCGCAGGGTGAAGGCCAGCGTGAGGTCGGCGAGACCTCGGTTGTGCATCTCCTGGGCTCCGGCGGCGGCTATGACCGACTTCCCGGTCCCGGTGCCGAAGTTGAAGAAGAAGCCGTCTTTGGACAGCCGGTGGTTCTGGCTGTCGATGGCTCGGCGGATGGCGAACTGCTGGAAGGGGAACAGTTCTTTGCCCTCTCCGAGGTCGAGCCCGGCGACATCCAGCGGCTGTGACCACTCGCGGTACTTCTCGATGATCGGCTTGGCCGAGGGGAGCACGAACGCCTGTCGCCCACTCTTTCCCAGCGCATCGATCAGGTTCCCGTACATGAACAGCTCGCTCAGCAGGGAGAAGCTGCTGATGTAGTCCGAGTGCTGCCGGACGAATGCCTCCTGGTCGGGGGCGAAGAACGACAGCTCGCCGGGGTATTGCGTGCTCTCTTCGATGACGCAGAGGCTGCGGCCCTCGCGCAGGGCTGGCCGGACATCGTCGGTTCCGGCAACGTAGGTCGGGATCATGGTTTCATCCTATGCGGGTAGTGTTAACACAACCCGTCAATACGTCTGAGGAGACCTCGGTGAAGATTCGTGAGGACAAGGCGGCGCTCTGGTCGCTGCAGTGCAAGGAGTTCGAGGGCGACGAGACGGGGCGGCAATTCCTGACCTACCTCACCCTCTGGTGTGACGCTGCCGAGGCGATCATCGAGCGCGACCACCACCTGGAGAGCGTTCGTCCGGTCCGCGACTGTTTCCTGGAGGCGATGGACGTACCTGAGCATCAGCTCGGCAAGGTCGACGGCACCTTCATGGGGCCGATGCTCATGTACATCATCAGCGCGTGGGAGTACGGCGAGGCGCTCGCCGACGAGCTGTCGGTGATCGAGCTGCGTGTCGTCGCCTCGGCGGTGGATCAGCAGCGCGAGCATCTACAACAGCTCGCCGAGCAACGCAGTAACGAATCGGAGCCCGCTGTCGATAGCTAGGGTGTACGACACGCTGCATGGGCGAGGGCCTGGCGGCAGATAATTTTTCCTGAGGAGGAAGCATGTCGGAGTTGGTGACCCGCGAACAGCTGCGGACCGCCCTGGAGGGCGGCGCGAGCTACGCGGAGATCGTCAAGACGGTCACGGCAGACGCCGCTGCTGTCGAGCCCAAGAAGCGGTCGAACCTGGCGAAGCGCAAGGCGGCGTTCGTGGAGGCCGTGGCCAAGAGCGACCGGAAGGTGCTCGCTCGGTTGCGCCGGGGCATGAAGGCGTATGTGTCCTCGATGGCCGATGTCGAGATGACTGAGCCGCGCGAGCTGACCCACGACGAGGCTGTGGCCCTGATGACCGAGGCCGTCACCCGGACCGAGATCGACGAGTTCCTGGAGTCTCGCAAGGACACGATCAAGTCCCTGGTGTTCGCCAGCATCGAGGAGTCTCTGCGGGCGAAGGGTGTCGAGGACCCCGAGGCGCACGGCGGATCGCTGTATGTGCCCGAGCTGGGCAAGGTGTTCAAGAAGGAGGGTGCGGGCTTCAAGCCTGCGCAGCTGGACCAGAAGGCACTGCGCTCGCTGCTCGGCGACGACGCGGACAAGGTGTTCGTCCAGGAGACCATCCCGGCCAAGACCGTGACCGTGCTCGACGAGGAGGCCCTGGGCAAGCTGATCATGGACAAGCCGGAGGTCCTGGAGACCGTGCGGCAGGCGCTGCTCCCCGGCGAGCTGAAGTCGGCTCGCTTTGTTATTCGGGACTACACCCCCGGCGAGGAGGAGCAGTGAGCGTTCCCGTTCTGTTCTATGGACTGGCCGTCGTGTCGTTCATCCTGTTCCTCTGGTCGGGCGCTGCATCCTCGGTGGCTCGTGACGACAATGAGCCCGACGCGATGAAGTTCCTGCTGGCGCTCTCGCTGGTGTGCCTGATCGCGACGCCGGTCCTGGTCGCGGTGGGGGCTGGTGTCTGATGGGCGTCAACGCAGTCATCTACGCCACGGGGGTCACTCCCGCCCAGCGCGACCTGGCCGAGGCGCAAATAGCCGAGATCATGCGCTACAAGCTGAAGGACCTCGTGGTTCCGGACAGGCCGCAGTGGAAGGGCGACCCCGGAACCCCGCGCTACAAGAGCCACTACCTGACGTTTGCCTCCGAGGAGTCCTGGAGCCATTCGTGGAAGGAGGGCGATCTCGACACGCTGGAAGTGCGGACATTCCTGCGCTGGCCGCAGCGCGGGTGGTGGCCCGACCTGTACGCGCTGATCCGGGCCTTCCAGGCGTCGCTCCCCGAGGGCACCCCGGTGTACTTCGCGCCGGACTCCAGTTGCTCATTCGACGCTGATCCAGAGACTCTGGTGACTCCCGAGCGCATGGAAGCGATCTGGCGGGAGTTCCTGCTCGCCGATCAGGACAGCTACTACACCAAGCTATGAGCGGGGTCATCGTCACCGCCGACACGCGGGTGGCCGACATGGTGTACTTCGACCGGACCGACCGGGAGGGTTGGTACGAGGCCGACTGTCTGTTCATCGGCTGCGACTGGCACGCCTCCGGGACGGAGTCGAACGTCGAGGAAGCGGCCTACGACCACGTTCAGCGGGTTCACCCAGTCGAGAACTACATCGGGAGGCATCGGCGATGAAGCCCGAGGAGCGCCTGCTGTCAGAGGCAGGGGTCGAGGTCACTTACACCACCGCCGAGGTCGCGCGCATCTTCAGGAAGACCCGGCAGTGGGTGCTCTGGGGGTTGAAGGACGGCAAGTTCGTGGACGCCGAGGGCAATCCGTTGCAGCCGCGCATGGTCGAGGATCGGTACATCTGGACCAAGGACGAGGTCACCGACATCGCCGTCTCTTGTCACAACCGGCGCACAATAGACATCGAGGAGCTGAAGCGGATCGTCCGCAAGCTCATCAAGGACACCGGAGCCATCAATGGAAAATACTGAGCGCCTGGCGCTGTTCGACGGCAACAACCTGCTGCACCGGGCTTATCACGCGATGGCTCAGGCGCAGCTTTCCGATGCTCGCGGGCGTCCGACCGGCGCGCTGTACGGAGCGACGAAGGCACTGCTCGGGTATCTGCGCGAGCTGTCTCCCACCCACATGGTGTGGTTCTTCGACCACGGCAAGTCCGACATGCGGCTGGCGCTGCGGGAGGACTACAAGGGGCACCGCAAGTATTCGTCGGTTGTTCCCAAGGCCGATCCGCAGACCGAGCTGCCTCCGCAGATAGATGCGTTCCGCGAGCTGCTGACGCTGCTGGGCATCCCGAACGTGTCGCAGCGCGGTGTCGAGGCTGACGACCTCATCGCTCGCGCGGTCAAGGTGCTGCCGTGGCCGGACCAGGTCGCCGAGACCGTCATCGTCTCCAGCGACCACGACCTGCTCCAGCTCGTCTCGGGCAACCCGGTCGTGAAGGTGTACCGGCCCGGCGAGAAGCCGGAGCGGACCGGTGGCTCGGTCGGCCTCGGAGGGCTGCGGACGCCGCCGATGGGAGTCATGTACGGGGTGCCGGATGTGATCTCCAAGTACAACCTGCCGCCGACCAAGCTCGCGGAGATGTGGGCGTTGACCGGGGATGCGGGAGACAACATCTCCGGCATTCACGGCGTCGGCCCCAAGACCGCTGCGAAGTGGATGAACAAGCACGGCTCCCTGCCGTCGGTTCTCGCGTACGAGTCGAAGTGCGACGGCATGGAGTACCACTGCTGGGTGAACTACCAGATGATCCAGCTCGACGGCTCTATCGGCGAGATTGACCTTGATCTGGAGGACTGCCGCGTGTTGCCTACGCTGGCTGCTGGTCAGCTCTCCGAGCTGGCGACGAAGTTCTGTGCCACCTACGGCATGGAATCGCTGATCAAGGAGGGCGCGTGACGACCCCTGACCTGCAGCAGCAGTTCACCAGGTGGCGAGAGACCTATGACAGGCGGGTGGACCGTCCGGCAGCGGAACCTCCGCTTGTCGTCGGGGCCAAGCATCATTTTCTGATGACCTCGGAGCGACAGGCGCTTCGGGACTTCACGGGCGGCGGCGGGCTGATGCCTGTCGGTCATGCTCAGGACCAGGTGGTCGAGGCGGTGACCGATCTGGCGCAGCACTTCTACCAGCTCGGTCCGTTCGGCGATCTGATCCAGGGCATCCAGATGGAGTATCTGTCGTGGTTGTCGAAGCACTTCCACCCCGAGTGGCGGTTCCGGTTCTACTCCAGCGAGAACGAGGCACTGATGCTCGTCGGCGACGCTGTCGGCGTGGCCCCCTGGGAGCTGGAGTGGATCAATCGCGAACCTCCGCTGCGACCTCAGGACACCCACCCCAAGGGCGGCACTCCGAAGGCAGTGCTGGTCTCGCCGGTCGACCCGCTGACCTACCAGGAGGTGGACGAGAACGAGCTGAATCGGGTGGCGCTGCTGCATGAGCAGGGCGTCAAAGTCGTCTGGGACGAGACTGTGCTCGGCATGGGGTGGCGGGGCACCTCGGTGTTCGGTACCCCGCACTACGCCGATGCCGTCGTGCTGGGCGGCGCTCTCGGCGGCGGCATGCCGCTGGCTGCCATCGGAGGTCGCGATCTGTCGGATACGTGGTCGGAGGATCGCACTGGGGGTTCGGGGCTCGCCTTCACTGCGGGGCTTCACACCCTGCGGCAGCTCATGGTCCAATCGTCCAAGCCGGACATGGCTCACATCGTGGAGCGCCTGGACGACGAGCTGAACCGACTGCCCGTTCAGCTGGACGGGTTCGGATTGCTCCGGAGTCTGCGGTTCCCGACCGATAGGATCGCAGATGAGTTCGTGGGGGCCTGCCGTCGGCAGGACGTGCTGCTGTCGCGGCACGGGAATTTCGTCAGGATCGCTTTCCCGACGATCTGCGAGCTTCAGGACGTGGACGACCTGATCGTTCGCTTGACCGAGGCGCTGAAGGAGATAGAGCCGAGATGACGGACGAACGGGATGAGCGAATCAACCTCGGGCTGGAGGGGAACCAGGTGCTGCAGAAGTACCTGGCGAAGAAGTCCGTGGAGATGGCCGAGCTACGATTCGAGTGCAACGTCGCCAGCTACACCGGCTTCGTGACCGGTCTCGACCAGGAGTGGGTGAAGCTGACCTCCACCGATTCCGAGGACAACCTGAATCCCATTCTGCTGCGGCTCGATAGCGTGAACTCGGTCTCTGAGACCGGGCGCAGAATGTACGACATGGGGCGTCAGGATGCCGAGCAGATCAAGGCTTTCACCGGCCTGTTCCGCAAGGCGTCCAACGGTGAGCTGTCCCGTGTGAAGCTCGCCTAGCCCCACCGACCCCCGACCAATCTTAGGAGCACAATCGTGGAACGACCCGACCCACTGGAGCGGTACATGGACTGCCGCGTCGAGGAGATGACTCCCTCGGAGATGGCGAGCTACATGAAGCTGTACCTGCGCAATCGGTACAACCTGGAGCTGCCAATGGACGGCATCAAGGAGCGCAAGACCTTCGAGGCGTTCCGGAAGCGGTATCCCGACGGCGTCGCTGGCCGCATCCTGCAGTGGGTGATGATGCACCACCAGGGGCGCAAGGACGGCGAGTACGTCACCAGCGCGTTCTTCTCGGCGGCGTTCTCGTGGTGGACGGACAAGATGTTCATGGAGCTGCAGCAGGCCGAGCTGCGGGCGAAGAACGCTCAGGTCGGCGCACACAAGCTTCAGTCCGCGTTCCTCGACGCCGACTCGATGGCGTGATGGACATCCGCAACCGCTACCTCTCCGAGGCTGAGGCGCGGCGGCTGTATCGCGACCACCCTCAGGTGAAGCGGAGTCCGGTGAAGTACTGCCCGACTTGCTCGCTGGAGAGGACCTACGTCTGGCGCGGCGAGACTCGTGACTGCGATTGTGAGCTGCAGCTCCAGCTGCACAAGCACTACCTCGCGGCGGGCATCGGCGTGAACTACCAGCGGCTGTCCTGGGACGACTACGAGGGCGATCCCAAGATCAAGGTGATGTGCGACAAGTACATGGCTCGGCACGAGGCGTATGTCGGGAAGGGCATCGGCCTGCTGCTGCACGGCGAGGTCGGCACCGGCAAGACCTTCGGCGCGACCATGCTGCTGAAGGACCTCATCAAAGCCGGATATGCTTGTTACTCAACAACTTTCGCGTCTATGATCGAGATGTTCACGGCGGGCTGGAAGTCGAAGGACGACCAGCGATACTTCCAAGAAAAAATTGTGTTCTCGGACGTGCTGCTACTCGATGACCTCGGTCGCGAGCTGCGGACCAAGAACAAGCTCTCGGAGTCGACGTTCGATGATGTGCTCCGGCGGCGGGTTCAGGATGGACGGCCCACGTTCATCACCACGAACATGAACCTGATCGAGATGCAGGAGGGCTACGGCGCGGCGGTGCTCTCGCTGCTCAGCGAGAAGTCGGTCGCCTATCAGGTGTCCGGCGACGACTACCGCCCTCGCGCCAACCGGCGGATGGTCCAGGAGGTCCAGGACGGCGAGTGCCGCCCCATCTTCTAGTCCTTCCCACACCCCGACCACTGATGGAGAACCACCCATGATGGAGCTGGAGAAGGCGACCCTGTCGCGCCTCACCTCCCCCGACGCGGTCCGGCAGTGCTGGGACCTCGGCCTGCGGGCCGACGTTTTCGAGGATCCGCACAACGCCCGCATCTACCAATTCGTCATCGACTACTGGCTCGACTCATCGATGCGCTCTGCGCCTACCGAGCGCGTCATCACCACCGAGTTCCCCGGCTTCGTCTCCGTCGACAACGACGAGTCGCTGACCTGGCTGGTGGGCAAGCTGCAGGACCGCTACCGGGCTAATCAGGTGCAGGAGGTCCTGCGCGCTGCTGCCCAGATGTCGGTCGAAGACCCCGAGGGCGCGCTCGCGGAGATGTACAACAGCTCGCACCGCATCCGCGAGACCGTGCTCCCCCGGCAGGACCGGGTCGTCGTCCACGAGACCATCGAGTCCCGGCGCGATCGTTACCTGCAGCGCAGCCACGAGGTCATCGGCGGGGCAACGCTCGGGCTCCGCGAGGTCGACGAGCACACCGGAGGCGTCTTGCCAGGCGAGGTCGCCATCGTCGCGGCCTACACCAAGACCGGCAAGAGCTTCATGCTGGTGAACGCAGCAGTCGAGGCTGCCAAGCAGGGGTGGGTGCCCTACATCGCCACCCTGGAGCAGAACATCCCTGAGTTCGAGGACCGCATCGATGCGTTCTACTCCGGCGTCGGCTACGGCGATCTCACGCACGGCAGGCTGTCCCCGGAGGCGCTGCGGCAGCTGTACGAGGCTCAGGATCGGATGCGCGACGAGAACCACCTGATCCACCTGGAGCGTCCGGGGCGCGGAGATCGCACCGTGGTCAACCTGGTGAACCGGGCTCGGCAGGTCGGGGCCAACTACCTGGTCATCGACCAGTTGTCCTGGATGGACGCCAAGAGCCGACACCGCGACCGGCGGGACCGCTACGAGGAGCTGATCTACGACCTGAAGGAGGAGGTATCGCGCGCGTCGGCGGGTGAGATTCCCTGTTTCATGGCCGTGCAGTACAACCGCCAGGCCGTCTCGACCAAGGGTGAGACTGGTGGGCTGCACAACATCGCGAACTCCGCCGACATCGAGCAGACCGTCGACATCGCCTACGGCCTGCACCGGACCGAGGAGATGCGCGCCAACAACGCGATGGTCCTGAAGACGCTGGGCTCCCGGCGTGGCGACATCCGCAACTGGCTGCTCGGCTGGTACCTGGACGAGGAGACCCGCATATTCGTCCGCGACGAGTTCGACGGCGACGAGGGCGGGGGCGAGGAGTGAAGGGCCTCGGAGGTCTGTCTCGCCGCGAGGAGGCCCAGTCCATGCGCAAGGAGTACCTGCGGCGCATCGACGCGCAGGCGGTGCTCGACCACTACGGCGCGCAGAACGCTCACCAGGTCGGGGACGAGGTCATCCACTCGTGCCTGCTCGACCGCGTGGACCCGCACCACCAGAACGGCGATGCGAACCCGTCGGCGAGCCTGAACGTCGAGAAGAAGGTCTACAACTGCTATTCCTACGGCGGCGGCGACATCCTGTGGTTCATCGCGAAGATGGAGGGCAAGGAGGACATCGGCCAGATCGTTCCGTTCCTCAGCGATTTTCTCGGGGACTCGACGGTCGACGTATCGACGTTCCTGGAGGAGCTGGAGGGGTACCTGAAGGCTCCACAGGCGACCGAGGAGCTTCAGACGTACCACCCTCGCGTGCTTCAGCGGTGGGCCAAGTACCACCCGTACCTTCGCAGCCGAGGCATCTCCAAGGAGACGGCGGTCGAGTTCAAGCTGGGGTACGACGAGCGCAACGCTCGCATCACCATTCCGCACTGGGTGGACGGCAAGCTCGTCGGCTGGCAGCGGCGTTCGCTGTCGGACCCGCGCTGGCCTCAGACCGAGGTCGAGCGGGCTCCGGATGGAACCGAGCTGGATGGCGGGCGCATCCCGAAGTACAAGAACAGCACGAACTTCCCGAAGGACACGACGCTGTATCGCTACGACGCGGTACGCGATGAGCGGGCGGTCATCGTGGTCGAGTCTCCGATGTCGGTCGCCAAGGCTCACAGCTGTGGCATCACCAATGTCGTCGCTACCTTCGGATCGAAGGTCAACGACGCCCAGGTCGCGAAGCTGCGGTCCTTCGGGCAGGTGATCGTGTGGTTCGACGCCGACCCGGCGGGCGAGTACGGCGCGTATCGACTGATCGAGGGTCTGTATCGGCACACGATGGTCACCCACGTGATTCCGGAGCCGGGCAAGGACATGGCCGACTACGACCGGGACGGGATGATGGAGCGGTTGAAACTGCCGAATATCGAGCCAGGGATTCTGGCTCTCGCACGATTGGAGAAGACCTATGGCCGACGACAACGATGAGCTGAACTACGACGTCGAGATTCCCTCGGTGATCGGAGGCTTCGATGACGCTGCTGACCGAGAGGCGTTCGAGGTCATGCAGGCCGACAACGCCGCCTACGCAGAGAAGCTCAGCCAGGAGATGACCGACAAGGGCGTCCCGCCCACGAAGAAGCCGCTGTAGCGTGTGGCACTCCGACCTCGGGGTGGGGTTCCCGTCGACCAGTCGAGAACTGGTCCTGCGGCCCCGTAACACCGCTGACCCCAACGGCTACTACGCCGATCTCGACCTTCCCCCGTGGGCTTCAGAGCGTGAGATCGCGCGGCGCTGTCGCTGGCTGCTGTCCCGGTTTCACCCGGACGGCCCCGCCCCGAACGAGGAGCTGTACGCCCACATCGCCATGATCTCGAAGGTTCTTCGGGACCCGGCCCAGCGATCGGTCTACGAAGCAACCCCCGAGGGGTCGGTCTACGTGGATGCCGAGGTGGTACGGAAGTTCCAAGAAGAGGGCAGGGGCGACGAGCTGGCGGCTGCCAATAAAAAATCTGCACCGTCGTACTGGACCTATCTCTCTGACCGGAAGGACTCGCGCGATCGCGAGCTGGCGGGGCAGTGGTACGAGGTGCTGCTCCGGGCGGCGTACGACGTCGGTTGGAACGGTCGTATCAGACTGCACCTGGTCTCGGATCAGGTGAATGCTGTTGTGGGAGAGGAGGTTTACGTTTGGAGGCATCGCCCGTCGTATGAGCGGGCGAGGCAATTGCTCGATCCACAGATTTCTGTCAGTGGGGTCGGGTAGCTTGGTCGATAGGTGAGAGGTCACCGACTTCGCACCCATCACCTCGGCTGACAAGGGCCGAAAAAATATCGAGTTGCAGGGCTGACAAGGGCCACGCATGTACCAGAAGAAATGAGTGTGTCATGGGTATCGGAATGGGAGCAGCGCAGGCTGCCGGTGAGCGCAAGGCCGCACAGGGCGGTGGCGATTTTCTCCCGATGGTGTACTGGAAGGACGACAAGTCCGGCGAGGGCAAGCAGTACAAGAAGATCGTCCGGTTCCTCACCGACGACGTCATCACGGCCAAAATCTACGGATTCGTCAAGGGCGGTCCGGAGGGTAAGGGGCGCGACTTCATCGATCCGGCCTCGCTGGTCGATGACGACGGCAAGCCGCTGTTCGAGGAGCTGGCCGGTGAGCGCGACTACTTCCGTGAGAACAACATCAAGCTCCCCACGTACAAGGGCGACCTGAAGGACGCCAAGGACATCGCCCAGGAGCAGACGCTCGGCCTGGTCGTTCTCCGCGAGGAGTACACCGTCCGGGAGGATCGCAACGGTCGCGAGGTCGCTGTCGTCAAGATGCGCGATCTGATCGAGAAGCGCGAGTACGAGACCAAGGACGGCGAGAAGAAGACCGACGAGGGTCAGGTCATCGGCGTCGTCAAGCAGGGGTACAAGAATTTCTGGTCGACGCTGGCTGGCTATTACAACCGGTACGGCACCATCTGCGACCGGGACTACGAGATCACCCGCAAGGGCAACGGCACCGACACCACCTACAGCATCATCCGTCTCGACAAGGACGAGGACATGCCGGACGTGGTCGACGGCGAGTCGGCGATGGCCCACTACCAGCCGCGTCTGACCCTGAAGGACTGGGTGGTTCCGAAGGCGAAGTACGACGCTGCGAAGGAGTGGCTGGAGGGCACCTCCACTTCGGCTCAGGACGGCGGCAACGACTCCCCGCGTAGCGAGGCCAAGGAGGACTCCGGGCCGGTCCGGGAGGCGTCGGGTTCGGCTGCTGCCGACCTCCGCAAGGAGCTGGAAGACTACAAGGCATAGTTGCCTGGAAGCGCATGACGTATGTTGTGCTTGGACAGGGGGTCTCGCACTCCCCCCAGGGCGTGGCTCCCTGTCCAATCTCCCCGACCAATTTCTCTCTGTGTGAGCAGCCTCTAATAGGCGGAAGCTCTCCAAGATGGAGCATTCAGTGTCCAAGTACGTTGGACTTCACGTCCACAGTCAGCACTCATTTCTCGACGGCGAGGCGTCTCTGGACGCGATGGTCAGCCGCATCAAGTCTCTCGGTCAGTCCGGCGGTGCGATCACCGACCACCAGGAGTGCTCGGGACACGTGTCGTTCTACAAGAAGATGACCGAGGCGGGCCTGAGGCCCGTACTTGGGATGGAGGGGTATTTCCACCCCGAGGCGCACCGGGCCAAGGAGCTGAAGCTCAAGGCGTCGGACTACAGCCACATCACGGTGCTCGCTCGCAATCAGGAGGGCCTGCGCAATCTCTGGGCGTGGTCGTCCATCGCCTACACCCAGCACTTCTACTACCGGGCCATCGTGGACTGGCAGGACATGAAGGACCTGTCTGCGGGGCTGTGGGCCTCCGACGGCTGCGGTCTCGCGTTCATGGCGAAGGCCATCGTCGCGGGCGACGATCAGCTCCAGCACGAGCTGATGGGGCGCTATCTCGACACCTTCGGCGACCACTTCTACATGGAGCTGCACACCTTCCAATTCCTGGACCCGCAGACCGAGGACCAGGTCCGGCTCAACCGCGAGCTGACGATGATGAACCAGCGCAAGGTGGAGCTGGCTGAGGCATACGGCGTCCCGCTCGTGGTCGTCAACGACGCCCACTACGCTCCGCCGGACGACTGGAAGAAGCACAACCTGGTGTGGTCGATGTCCACCCAGCAGAATGCCGACCAGACCGGCAAGGGCCAGACGGCTGCCTGGATGATGGACGAGCCCGAGCTGTTCACGTACATGCGTCGGCACGGCATCTCCGACACCATCACCCGGCAGGCCATCGACAACACGGCGATGATCGCCGAGTCCTGCGACGTCGAGATCAAGCCGCAGCAGCGCATGCCTGCGGTCAACGCCTCTGAGACCGAGGACGTGCAGCAGTTCCTCGGTCTGCTGGAGCAGGGCATGAAGCGCCGTGTCATCGACCGTGGCCTGGACGAGGAGACCTACCGCAAGCGGTTGGAGACCGAGGTCAAGGTCATCGTGGACAACCACTTCACTGGCTACTTCAACGTGGTCCACGACCTGGTGCGCGCGGCCAAGGACGACAAGGACATGTTCGTCGGTCCGGGCCGTGGTTCTGCCGGTGGCGCGCTGTGTTCCTACCTCATGGGCATCACCGAGCTGGACCCGATTAAGTACGACCTGCTCTTCGAGCGGTTCCTCGCCGAGGGTCGCGGCGGCTTCCCCGACATCGACATCGACTTGCAGCAGTCGCGGCTGGCCGAGGCCAAGGAGTACACCGCGCAGCGGTACGGCCACGACCACGTCTGCGGCATCGGCACCTTCACCCGCTCGGCTCCGAAGTCGATCCTCAACGACATCTGCCGCGCGATGAGCGTGCCCATCCAGGACTCCAAGGCGATCTCGAAGGCCATCGGCAAGCTCCCGGCGAACGCCGCCCACACTCCGCAGCAGCGGTGGGACACGATGCTGGAGCTGAAGCACGATCGCATCCTGCCGTGGGTGCGCAAGTACCCGGAGGTGTTCAGCTACGCCCAGAAGATGATCGGCATGGTCCGGCAGTCCTCGGTCCACGCTTCGGGGTGGATCATCTCGTCGGACCCGCTGACCGGCGATCTGCCGCTGCGCTCGAAGGACGGCAAGGTCGTCTCCCAGTTCGAGCAGGGAGACGTCGAGTGGCTGGGCTACGTCAAGTTCGACCTGCTGGGCATCCGGCACCTGGACACGATCAAGTGGACGCTCGATGCGATCAAGGAGCGCCACGGCGTCGACATCAACCCGTATGAGTTCACCGACGCCGAGTTCTGCGACCCGGCGATCTGGGACCGCATCGGCAAGGGCGACACTCTCGGGCTGTTCCAGCTGGAGGCCGACCTCATGGCGAGCACGGCCAAGAAGCACAAGCCGCAGTCTGAGCGAGAGGTCGCCGAGCTGCTGGCGATCAACCGTCCGGGCGTCATCGACGCGGGCTTGCTCCAGCCCTACATCGACCGCAAGCACGGGCGCGAGGAGGTCACCTACGACCACCCGATGCTGGAGGAGATCGTCGGCGAGACCTACGGCATTCTGATCTACCAGGAGCAGATCATGAAGATGTCGCGGGTGATCGCCGACTTCACTCCGGCAGACGCCGACTGGCTCCGCAAGGTGGTGGGCAAGAAGAAGGTCAACGAGCTGCCCGCGCTGAAGGAGAAGTTCGTGGAGGGCGCTCGCGCCAACCGGGCGTTCATCTCGGGTTGCCACAGCAACCCTGAGGCGGTCATCCAGAAGCTCTGGACCTCGATCGAGGCGTCGGGCGAGTACCTGTTCAACAAGTCGCACTCGGTGGCCTACGCTCTCGTCGGCACCTGGGAAGCGTGGCTGCGGCACTACTACTACCCCGAGTTCATCGCTGCGTGCATGCGCTCGGACCCGGAGAAGGTGCCGCGCTACGTCCGGCATGCCGAGTTGAACGGAGTGCGCGTGTTGCCTCCGGACATCAACCAGTCTCGCCGCGACTTCGTGCTCACTGACGACGGCGTCCGGTACGGGATGACGACGGTCAAGCACGTCGGCGACACCGCCTACGACGAGATCGTCCGGACCCGCCCGTTCGACTCGCTGGCCGACATGATGGACAAGGTCGCGAAGCGCGCCGTCGGCAAGCGCGTGATGACCAACCTGATCCGCATCGGGGCCTTCGACAAGATGAACCCGGACCGCGCTGCTGTCGAACGCGAGTTCTACGAGCTGCGCAAGATCAAGGAGAAGGACCAGCCCGAGCTTCCCGACTACGAGGACCTGACGGCGATGTATCAGCTGGAGAAGCAGCTTGTGGGGTCCTCGATCCTGTACGACCCGCTGCGCGATCACCACCAGATGATCTCGGCGCTGTGCGTGTCGTCTCCGGACGCTCTCGACGAGCTGCGGACCGGCGATGTGGCGAAGGTCGGCGGGCTGGTCACTGCGGTCAAGCCGCACAAGACGAAGAAGGGCGAATGGATGGGGTTTCTGACCATCACATTCGACGCCGAGGACTACGAGGTCCTGGTGTTCCCGGAGGCATGGGCGTCCTCCAAGATGCTGCTGGAGCTGGACACTCCGGTCATCGCCCGCGTTATCAAGCTGCGCGACGACGCAGTCCATCTATCCCAGGTCCAGCGGTTGGACTGGCTCACCAGTGGCAGAGAGGCATCATGACCAAGGCTGTGTTCGATGACAAGGTTGTCGAGAAAATCAACAAGGAGTTCGGCTCCGGCTCGATCATGAAGGCGTCGGAGCTGCCGCCGATCCCGATGGTGTCGTCGGGCTCGCTCGCGCTGGACTTCGCCATCGGTGCGGGCGGCATCCCCACCAACCGCGTCGTGGAGGTCTGCGGCTCTGAGGGCGCGGGCAAGACGACGCTCGCGCTGCTCATCGCTCGGCAGATCATCGACCGCAACCCCAAGCGCGGGCTGGTCTACATCGACCTGGAGCACAAGATCACGCCGTCGTGGATGGAGATGCTGGTCGGCTCCGAACGGATGGACAACATCATGGTGGTCTCACCGGACAGCATCGAGCAGACCACCGAGATTTACCGGCGGCTGGTCAAGAGCGGCAAGGCGTCGATGGTCATCGTGGACTCCATCGGCGGTGCCCCGACGAACCAGGCGATGGACGACACCCGCAACGTCGCCGAGAAGGCCGCGAGCATGGGCGGCAACTCCAAGGGCGTCTCTGAGTTCGCCCGGCTGGCGAACAACCTGTCGTCCAAGTACGACTGCCTGACCGTCGGCATCAACCAGACCCGCGACGACACCAAGAGCCGCCACGGCAACATGCTCCAGACTCCCGGCGGGCACGCCTGGAAGCACGCCTGCGTGCTCCGGATCGAGCTGCGGCGCGGCAGTGAGAAGTATCAGGTGAAGCGCGGCGGCGACGAGGTCACCGTGGGCTTCGACGTCCGGGCGAAAATCCACAAGAACCAGCTGGGCGGACAGGAGGGCCGCACCTGCGAGTGGCGGTTCTTCACCGAGGCCACCGAGCAGTTCGGTCCGTTCGGTATCGACACCACCGAGGAGTGCGTGCGCCTGGCGAAGGCCGTCGGCGTCGTGACCCAGGCGGGCGCGTACTACCGGCACCCGGCGTTCCCCGATGGCCAGGTGATGGGCGGGGCCAAGATGCTCTCACTGATCCAGGAGGACGTGAAGGTGCGCGAGGCCGTCATCGGTGACGTGATGGACGCGCTGTCCAAGGACCCGGAGAAGCTGTCGGAGATCGCACCCATCGACACCGACGAGGACGACCCGGTGAAGGGCGACGACGAGCCAGCTCCCGTCGTGGCCAGCGGCTCCGGTCCCCTCGCCGACCTCGCGGCACGGAAGGGTGAGCAGTGAAGGAGCACTTCAAGGCGCACGAGGCCCACGTCTGCGACGTGCTGGAGGTCTCCCCCACCATCGCCTCGGGCAGCAAGTGGTACGACACCGGGGACGGTGTCGACCGCGATGCCTACGCCGCATGGCCGATCCAGTTCGATGCGAAATGCACCATTCAGCGGTCGTACTCGATCCAGCGCGGCTTCATGGCCGGGGCGGTCCGCAAGGCAGTGGAGTCCGGCAAGCGATTCCTGCTCCCGCTGCGCTTCGTGGACGACGACGGCCAGCACGGCGACTACGTCGTGATGCCCCTGGACGACTACGCAGAACTGCTGGCGACGGCTCGGGCCTACTGGTCCGAGCATGAGGGGTGATGGACGTGGGGATGGGACCAGCGGACATCCTCGGCGATATCGAACGGGCCACCACCGAGGGGTGGACGTTCACCGTCGAGCGCGAGCAGTCCTCCGACAACACCCGGCTGCGCTTCGAGGTGGCGATGGTCCATCCCGACTGTGACCCGTCGCTACTGACGAGCCGCGCGACGTCGCTGAAGGGGGCGTTCGCCAAGGTGCTGATGAAGTGGTCGGACCAGCCATGACGTTGAAGAACATTCTCAATTCGCTGCAGTCCAGGCAGATCGTCATGCCCTACCTGGAGAACGCCTTCCACCAGGACGAGTGGCCGGATGAGTACAGCATCCTGGTCGACTCCGAGGACTACTACGGCCTGACCGACGAGGAAGGCGTCACGCATCCGACGGGGCCGGGCGACGGGTACTTCCACCCGTCCTCGCACCCGCTGATGACGGCTCGGGAGCTGTACTACCGGTACCACCCCGATCTCGCCGGTCTCGTGGTGCCGGAGCGCCGGAGCTTGACGAGCCACATGACGCTGGCTGCGGGCACGGCTATGCACGCGGTGATCCAGACCCAGCTGTACATGGCGGGCATCCTCATGCGTGGCGAGACCGACGAGGACTTCGAGTGGACGCCGCAGCCGGAAAATCCCGACGTCGTCGGTCGCTGGGTGAAGAAAAATCCCTACGAGTGGGAGTACATCAACCGTCGGCACATGGTCCGAGGGCGGATGGATGGTCGGCTGCGGCATCCGCAGGGCGAGATCGGCTTCGAGTTCAAGAGCCAGAACTCGCGCGCCTTTCGGTTCCAGGACGTCGAGAAGGACGAGTGGAAGTACCAGACCAACCTCGGGCTCGACGCCTGCGGGCTCGACCGAGGTGTGGTCCTGGTGATGGAGCTTGGGTATCCCTTCAACTTCAAGGAGTTCCCGATCACGCGCAACACCACGCTGCTTGACGAGGTGTACGGCAAGTTCGACTACGTGCGCGAGTGCGTCGCCAACAACACCCCGCCACGCTGTGAGCACTCCTACCTGAGCCCCAAGGCCAAGAACTGCCCGGTCGGGCACCTCTGCTACCAACAGACGGAGATCGAGTCATGAGGCACATCGGCGACATCGCAGACAAGGCCGGTCGCGAGCTGCAGGAGGAGCACGAGCGCATCGTCTCCGAGCGCCCGGTCCCGTTCGACGAGGACCCCAAGATCATGGAGAAGAAGGGGGTCGGGGTCTTCGGCAAGCTGAAGTTCGAGTGGCGCGACTCCGACCGGATGATCCTGGATCAGATTCGTGCTGCTGCCCAGCGCGCATTCATCGAGGGGTTCGGCGATTCGCTGCGCGTGCTCGACCGGCTCTACGAGGCCGTCCGGGTGCCGGAGGCCAACGAGCACGGCGTGGTGAAGGTCGACCAGGACGGGCGTCCGGTCTGGCAGACCGACTCCGACGGGCGGTACCTGGAGGACTGGGACAACCTCACCGGCCAGGACATCGAGCGGTGTCTGTTCGATCTCTCGCGCATCCGGCTCTACGTCGGTCCACAGGTCAACGAGTTGCTGATGGAGGCGATGTTCGCCAAGCGCATCCACCGCGACATCCACGACGACGCCTACCTCGGCCCGGTCCAGGGCACCGTGGCCGACCGCACCGCCCAGGCGAATCGCAAGTCTCGACAGGACGACTACCAGGCGTTCTACCGGTACATGTTATGGTCGCAAGGAGATACGTTCCTGAAGGAACTCGGCAATATGCAGAGGACCTTGGAGCGTTTCCGCGAGTGGGGGATTCGAGGACAACAGGGGTATGGCAACAGAAGGTGATTGGACTCCTGTTCCGGGATTCCCTGGCTACGAGGCGTCGGCTGAACTAGGCCGGGTGCGGTCCCTGGATCGGTTAGATGCCAGAGGGCATCGCCGTAAAGGCGTGGTTTTGAAGGGCACTCAGCAGGTCCGAAAAGGGGCCGGTGGCCGTCTTCGCATGGGGCCGTTGATGGTCAGCTTGTCGAAGGACGGGAGGTCTCGGCCTTACTTGGTCCATCGAATTATTTTGCTGACTTTCGTTGGTCCGTGTCCTGAAGGTATGGAGGGGCTGCATCACAATGGTGACGCCACGGACAATCGCCTGGTGAATCTGCGCTGGGGTACCTCGGTCGAGAACAAGGCCGATATGGTACGGCTCGGAGAGAATTTCAACGCCAACAAGGAGAGGTGTCCGCGAGGCCATCTTTTGCGCACTCCCAATCTGGTCCGTGGACCGGGAAGGGCTTGTCTGTCGTGTGCTCGCGCTCGGGCGTATCTTCACTACTACCCTGAGAGGTCAGGGGATCTGCAGGCGGAGTCTGATCGTCGGTATGCGGAACTAGAACTGGAAGTGGGCGCTGATGAGCGATAGTCCGGACATCTCCGGTCACAAGCTGCGGCAGCTGAGGAGCGCCGCTGCGAAGGAGGGCAACCTCGACAAGGCAGTGGTCGAGGAGATCGCCAACCTCACCGAGGAGCACCGGCTGTATGTGTTCCGACCCGAGACCCGCTGCCGGGTGTGCAACTCGGACTCGGCGGCGGCGGTGAACAAGATGCTCGCGCATGCCTTCACCTACACCGACATCCTGCGCACGCTGGAGCCGGTCAACAACGTGCTCCCCGACGACCTGAAGATCACCTACAGCTCCATCTGGAATCACGCCAAGCGCCACTTCCCCATCGAGGAGACGGCCAACGCGGTCTATCGGCGCATCGTGGAGAAGCGCGCCGAGGAGATGGAAGTCGACTTCGTCAAGGGCGTCAATGGCGCGCTGACCCCGCTCGCCTACCTCGAAGTGATGATGTACAAGGGCTACGAGAGCATGGTCGACACCGACACCGTGATCAACCCGGTCGACGGTGCTCGCGCGGCGGAGAAGCTGGCGCAGCTCACTCGCGAGATCAACGACCAGTCCGGCGACATGGCCGACACGATGGTCAAGTTCGAGCGCCTGGTCGAGGCGGTCAAGTCCAGCGTCCCCGAGCGGTACTGGCAGATCATCCTGGATGCCCTCGACGACACCCAGGGCGGCTACGGTTCGAACGTGCTCGACGCCGAGGTCGAGGAGATCGAGGCTGCGGGTTACGACCCCGGCGACCCGGACCTCATCCCCGACGACCCAGGACTAGATGATGGCCGTTACTGATCTACCGCTGCCCGCTACCTCCGTGGACCTGGAGCGGGTCAGCGTGATCTCGTCCACCCCGCTGGATGCGGCCACCGACGAGCCGGGGCGCGGGGGCATCTTCTCCGCGTCCGGTCTCGCCGCCGGGCGTCTGTTCCACGTCCATGCCTGCCAGGACACGTTCCTGCTGTCGTATGCGACGAGCTGGACGGCAGGCACGCCTGCGGCCAACGCTCCGGGGCAGTGGTCGGCCAAGACCGTGCTGAAGCGCCCCACGTTCTGGTGGGCCAATCCGTCGGCGGCGGGCTCGGCCATCGGCGGCATCTCGGGATATGGCACCACTCCTGGCTTGCTCTACCCCCAGGGGGCGGCGGACTTGGTGATCGCCTCGGCCACCTCGGTGGACGACCTGGTGGTCTATCTCGGTTCGCACAAGGGCGGCGACTTCACGGCGGTGTATCGAGTGGAGCGGGGAGTGACGCAGTTCCTCGGCTCCACCTGGCTGACCCCCATCGATCTGACGACGAAGGTCGTGCGGTGGCGGCGAGGCGTACATGCGTTCGGTGGCTCCATCTTCGTGGCGGGGTGTGGCTCAGACAACGCGCTGTACCTGATGAAGATGCCTCTGGGACTGCGCGCCGACGCCCCTAGCGCCATCGGCGGTCGCGGTCAGACCTACCTCAGCGAGAAGGGGTGGGAGATTCCGCCGGAGTCGGCGGCTCCGCTGCGGGACTCCGTGGGCGCTCCGGTGACGAGCGTGGGGCCGGTGAGCTTCGCCTACTTCCGTGAACAGTGGATCATGAGCACCGTGGCCGACGGCGGGTCCAACTGGGAGGGCCGGTTCTATCAGGCGATGCATCCGCTGCGGGGCTGGCACCGGCTGCCGACGACGGTCAACCTCGGGGCCAAGACTCAGGACCCGCTGGTGTGTGGGGTGTGGCTGCAAGACCAGGTGAACCCGAATCCGGCGCTCGTCTCAGCGGTCACGACGGGCGACCATCGGGGTGCTCTGGCGTACACCTACACCGCCGAGACGTCGACCGCTCTCCGGACGAACTGGGGCCTGCTGCCCGTCCCGAATCCGCGTCTCTGATCGCTACCTGAAAGAAAAAATATCGGGTACGGTGGTACAAGCGAGGACAGGCCGAGGGGCCGCTATCTCGCTAAAAAATACTCACCGACCAAGGAGATTTGCCTTGTCAGGACACATGAAGGTGGCCGACATCCAGCCGCTGCTGGAGCGCAACGAGCGCCACATCACGGCTCGGTTGCACGACATCACGGTGGACGAGGGTGGCCGCGAGCTGCGGCTGGTGAGCGAGGACGGGACCGACGAGTCCTTCCCGCTCGACGAGGTGGCCGAGCGTCATCTCGGGCAGTACCTGGACGTCAGCCCGGTCTACCTGAAGAAGTGCCCGTCCACGCTGAAGGCCACCAACCTCAACTACTGGCTGCACCAACAGGATCGCGAGCAGGGTGAGGCCACTCTCGTCGTCGGCCCGGACGGCATTGAGAACATCTACTCGCCGGACAAGACGGTCGTGGCCATCCCGCGCATCGCGGAGTTCATCCACCGCACGTTCAATGGCGAGGACGAGATCGTCAACCTGATCTCCGAGCCCGGTACGTTCCATGCCGACATCATGGTGAACTCGTCGCGCATCGAGGTGCCCGGCAACGGTCTCGGCGACCGCCCGGACGAGACCGGGCGCATCACGCAGTTCGGCGCGGGCATCGATCCCCTGGACACCCCCGAGGAGCGCGAGCAGAAGCTGGCGCAGGCTCGGGCCACCCAGGTGTTCGACATCACCCACGGCGGCGTCCGGATCATCGCTGATCCCGGCAAGAGCAAGGCTCCGGTCGTCGAGCGGTACTTCAACCGGCTCATCTGCACCAACGGCATGACCATGCCGGTGCCGGATCACTCGATCACCGTGCGCGGCAAGACGGTCGATGAGGTCATCCAGTCGATGGAGGAGGCGGCGGAGTTCCTGCTGGGGTCGATGGACGATGCCCTGGAGGAGTACAAGGCGCTGTCGGAGGTCATCGTGCCGGGCAACCCGCTGCTGTTCATCCAGCAGCTCGGTCGCGAGCAGGGGCTCCCCGATCGCATCATCCAGCAGGCGATGGACTACGCGGGCGGCGCGGGCTTCGGTCGCACCGACAGGGACGTGACGTCGTTCGACGTGATGCAGATTTTCACCGGCCTGGCCAACCGCAGCGGCGTTCGGTACTCGACTCAGCGTCGGCTGCAGAACACCGCAGGTCTGTTCGTACATCGCGGAGACGACCTGCTGCATCGCTGCACTCAGTGCGAGCGCCCGCTGCTCTGATCGGATTCCCCGGTCAGGTGTAACGATCTGGCCGGGGTAAGCGATACTCCTACCGACCCAGTGACTACCGGCGACACCCTCCACCCAACACATGCCGTCGGACTCGCGGGTCCGAACAACTGAATAGCGGGGCGCGTTCCTTAGCCGGGGGCGCGTCCGCAATGCCCTGCTAGCTCACCGGACAGAGCAGCCGTTTCCTAGGCGGCGGGTACCAGGTTCGATTCCTGGGTGGGGCACGGGGCGGTATTGGAGGAGTCATGACCTTCGTTCCGCCAGGGGCGCTCGGACGCGGGCGTGGCAAAGGAAGGACGAAATCCCGACGAGGTGGTTCGAATCCACCAGCCCCACGATGGCGAGCGAGGGCTCGTCACACTCCCCGACCAAAGGAAAAATCTCATGGAGACCCGTACCCTGATCGAGCCGTCTGCTCAGGTCATCACCATCACCACCCTCAAGCCCGGCGACACCTACAAGCGCCTGGTGAAGAACTACTCCGACACCTACGACCTGCGCATCGGCGTGGTCACCGACGTGTTGAACAACGGCTCCGAGGCGGTCCTCACCGCGCTGGAGTTCTCTGGCAGCTACAGCACCGCCGAGGCCGAGCTGAAGGTGTTCGGCGGCGACAAGGACCTCGCGCTGTTCGCGACGACTCCCGAGGAGGTCGGGGTTTACCTCGATGACGTGAACGAGCGGGCTCACCAGATGGCGGAGTCCAAGCGGCGCGAGCTGGAGAAGGCCGAGGCCGTCGTGCGCGCGGTTGAGGACACCCTGGCGAGGGCACGCGGTGGTCAGCTGTCGGCTCCCGTGGTCGAGCGCCAGGTCGAGAGCTGATGCCCACGCCCTACGATGCCGCCCGTGCGGAACGTGTGGCCGATCTGACGAGGCAGGGCCTGAAGGCTCACGTCATCGCCGATCGTCTCGGCATCACCGTCCGCACGGTCCGGCGGGACCGGGCTCGCACCGGGACTTCGCGCGAGGTGCCGCGTCGGCTCTCCGAGGAGCAGGTGAGTCGCGCGCTGTCGATGCTGCAGGACGGCTGCGCCTACATCGAGGTCAGTCGCACGCTCGGCATTCCGACCAAGACGCTGCGGCAGCGGTTCCCCGGCTACGGCATGGAGTCCGGCTGGGACTGGGCGCATCAGCTGCGCGGCATCGGCAAGTACCGACAGGAGGCGTCGTGAACAAGGACCCGTTCGAGAACCACCACGAGATCGAGGTGCGCGTGGCGCTGAAGGGCGAGAAGTCGGCCATGCTCTCTTCGCGGCAGCTCATCTATGCCTCGGTGGAGGTCTCCGACATCGAGCTGATCCAGCGGTTCACCTACGTGCTCTCCCAGATGACCATCGAGGTGGAGAACGCGCTGCGAGCCAAGATCGGACTGCCCTCGCTGTCGCAGGCGGAGCGGATGGAGTACGAGCGGCAAGCCTACGAGCGCACGGCACAGCTCCAGCGCCTGCGGGGCAGGGGGATGGTCTGATGGCGCTCGGCGAGATGCCTCGCACTCCAGTGTGGATGGCGGTCCACACCCATCGGTCCGGTCGGACGACGGTCTCGGTGGGGTACTCCAAGGCGACCGAGGTCGATGTGCAGTACGCGCCGTGGTGGCCCAACGAGGTCAGCCGGACGCTGTACAACTACGAGGACGGCTTGCCTGTCCCGCAGATGGGATGGGGGCGCGAGTGAGGCTGCATCGGATCAAGGTAAGACGACCGAGCATCTATCCGCCGGTCTGGATCAACCACGGCCCCGGCATCGTCCGGCTGGACGAGGCGAACTGGCGCACCTTCAACGGCATCGGGTGGAAGTGGGGCACCTACACCTACTGGCTGTCCATTCGGTCTGAGGACGGGGTGCTCTGATGGACCCGGTCCTGTTCCTGCTGCTCTACGGTCTCGGCGTGCTTGTCGAGGCGCTGTACCTGTACTGGCCGCTGCTGTTCGGCTCGAAAGAAAATCGCGAATCTACTCGCTTGGACTACGAGTCGGTCGCCCACTCCGACGACTGGGTGCTCATCCACGCGGTCATCTGGCTGACCTCGGTCACGTTCCCGGTGATCTGGGCGGTGACTTTGGTCGTATTCGCCAAGCGAGTCCTGAAAGGGAAGCCATGAACCAGTCATCCGAGGGGATGGATCAATGACGACGACAGATCAACTGAGGGCCGCGAGGGCGGTCCTGGAGGCGGCGGGCTACGTCGTTCTCAAGAAAAAATCTTACGACGACATCCAGCGCAAGCGTCAGCGAGCCGAGACGCTGCTGGCGGCTGAGAGGGATCACCAGAAGAGCCTCTACGCCTGGATGAGCCAGCACTTCGAGGAGGAGCGTCGGCTGCGGGAGCGGCTGGTGTTCGTCTACGGCGTGGCGCGGGCTCACGGGGCACCGGTCGCGGAGCTGCACTCCCCCGAGGGAGCGATCCAGCAGGCTGAGGACGCCAACGGCGGCATCATCACCGAGATCACCATCTCCGATCTCATCATCAGGAGCCTCAGCGCGGCGGTCTACGAGGACTACGTCGATGAGGAGACGGGCGACGAGCTGTGCCGGGTGGTGCCGGGCACCGAGGACTTCGGTCTGGTGGAGCTGTTCGTCCCCGTGGAGAGTATGGGCCTGATCTCTTTCAACAAGCCGGTCGACCTGACGGTGAAGGTGGCCCAGCCCGAGTCTCGTGACATCCGGAAGGTGGAGGCCCCTGAGGCCACTTTCGACTACGGGGATGTGGAGGTCGGCACGGGAGCGCCGGACCCCAACGTCGACTTCAACGTGACCGTCACCGAGCCGGAGCAGGCAGCTGAGTATCCCGGCGTGGCCTCCAAGGACATCACGAAGATGGAGTCACCGGCCTATCACCCCGAGCCCCAGCCCTGCACCCCGGAGCACGAGGACGAGCAGAAGGCTGACCCCGTGGCCCAGGAGACGTCGATGTTCGAGTTCGATGACATCCGTTTCGATGATGACGACGACTTCGAGAAGGAGGCCAGTGATGACTGAGGTGACGCGGTTCGAGGTCGGGCAGACGGTCCTCACCCCCATCGGCAGGAGAGCGACGATCGTGCGTGGGCCGTATCGCAAGTACGGCGAGGACTGCTACGACATCGTCCAGCCCACCGATCTCGGGGAGCCTGCCCGCTACACCCATCGCTACTTCGCCCGTCAGCTCAGGGCGGCAGGAGACGACGGATGAATATGCTGCGCCTGAATCTGCCGAAGGGGAAGTGGAACAACCCAGATATTCCGGAACGCGCCCTGCTGGTATCCCCTGGCTCCATCGTGGCCCTGGAAACGCTCAACCCTGATGTGACGGTGGTCCATGTGCAGGGGTATCGGTGGACGGTAATGCACTCGGTGGCTGCGATAGAGGCGATGCTCCAGGAGGCAGAGAAGTACGAACTGTACTCCCAGATCACCCGAGAACACCCCCTGAAGTAAAAAACCGACATCGAGGAAGTGTTGACACTACGTCTGCCCAGTCGGCCACTGTCCTTCGCACGCTGGGTGACCAGCGTAGTGTTAACACGAACCCCGACAGATTCTCTCGACAAATTATTGACAAGGACGTGACAAGCAATGCAGCACCCTAATCTCGGTGAACAGGCGTTTCTCGGGCGAAATCAGAACTCTGTGCCCGATTTGAGTCGTCTCGGCTCTGCGGCCTCAGACGTCAATCCGATCACTGGTCATGACCCAGGGCAGCTGACTCCTACCGAGCGCAATCTGTGTGAGGCGGCGGCGATGCAGCTGAACCAGCGATGGATGCACAAGACCTACGATCCGGACTCCCCGGACTCGGTCTGGGACCAGTTCGCCAACGAGGCTCGCAACCAGTTCGCTGAGATCGGGTTCGTCATCGACATCATGTGGTCGGAGATTCAGGCGGACGGCCTGCCCGGCACTGCGGCCATCCCTCAGATCACGGTGATCGGACGGACTGACCGGCACGAGACCGACCATGAACGTATTCAGCACGAGGTGCGCAAGGGCCTGCTGGACGGCAAGGAGGGTGTCATCCGGGAGGACGGCACGTGGGCCGAGTCGGCGAAGCGGACGCAGCTATGAGCGTTCGTCGTCGTCAGATGAGGCACTGGCCCTACGTCCACCGCACGTGGTCCTGGGGCAGGGTCTACCGCGTCCTCAACGTCTCCGCGACGCCCCGACGGGTGACCTGGATGTTGCACTGTTCGTGGGATCGCAGGATCAACGCTCTGCGGTTCTCTGTGATGGAAGTGGCTCGATAGGAAGACCGACGAGCAGTAACGATTCCCGACCAAGGAGCGATGTACATCCCATGAGCGATCAAATGCACACCAAGGCGTGGTTCACCGGAGCTGCCACGGGTAGCGCGGATAACGCCGATGACGAGTGGCGGGACTTCAGGCTCGACGGCGAGCGCGCTATCGAGGTGTCGTTTCTGGTGCCCGATTCGGCCATCGATGGGGTCCGCAAGCTGCTGAACGAGCGCGGCACGCTCACCTTCGCCAAGGCGTAACGGAGCGAGGGCTCCGAGCGATGTACCCAGTAGGTCGAACTCGCGGTAACGATCTGGGAGAGCGTGCTAGGCGAGTATTGGGCACGCTTGCGGTCAACCTCTCCCGGATGACCTACACATAATTTTTCCTGAGGAGGATCATGACCGTCCCAGACAACGAGCTGATCGACCGGCTGCGCAAGCGGTACACCGTCGCTACGCCTCCGCCCTGCTCGGTCTGTGGCGCAGAGCTGCGGATCAGTTCGATGGGTGGCGGTCGGCAGACGTGGGCGTGCTCCACGACGCTCAGCAACGTCTCGGACGGTGGGCTGAAGCACTACGCCCAGAGCCAGTGGACGTGTGTGGTCGGCGACCCGGACGTCATCGAGCTGATCTCTCGCTACCAGGCGTCGGCGTCGTGAGTAGCGGACAGCTGCCTCGGTGGCCGCAGTTTTTTCCGAAGATGAAGGTGCGAGGCAAGGGGCGTCTCCCTCGGACCCGCGTTGTCATATCTGGCGAGCTAATGGCGATCTATGACGAGGCTCTCCGGCTTGTTCGGGACATCAACATCGAGTGTTTCGGAGTGGACCACGTCGAGATCGCTCCGAAGTACGAGGGCCTGTATCAGCACGCCGATTACCGATACGAAAGGCATCAGGTGGTGGTGTCCCCCTCGCTGCCCGTAGGCCACAGCATCGCTCTGCCATTCTGTCTCGACTGCGGCGGTGAGAGCTGCCAGGTCTATCACTCCAACCCCTCTGAAGGAGACTCCGATGGCACGGCCACTGGATAAGCCCCCGGTCCGGCCCAACGTCATCCTCGAAGAGGAGACGGCGCAGATGCTGTACGACATCTGCAAGGCGCGCGGCGACACGGTGACCACCACGGTGCGCCGGGCGATCCGTCTGCTGCACGCCATCGAGAAAGAAAATCGGGAGGGCAACCAGCTCGCCATCGAGGCTCCCGATGGACGCATCATCGGAAAGGTAGTGGTGCTGTGACCGAGGCACACCGGTTCACCGTTCGTCGGCAGGACGGGATCAACCCGCCCCCGAACACTCCCTGCGCTGTCTGCGGGCTCACCCGTGCTGCCCACGACGACCCGAACAACGGTCCGCTCAACGTGCGCGATGCTTACCGTGAGCTGCAGGTGGCCCGGACGCTCGCACGCATCCTCTATCAGCTCGACGCCGCCCCCGGCTCTGCCGAGTGGGACTACGCCCTGGAGCCGGTACGTGACACGTATCTGCGGCGCGCTCGCGCTGTCGTCCGGCACCCCGAGATCAAGGTGGACTTCCCGTGACGATGGCCGACGGCTTCGAGGCGATGGGTGACGAGGTCAGACGGCCCCGTCCGCTGAAGGTCTATGCGTTGTGGAGGCAGGCGCGCGAGACGCTCGACATCCCCGGCGTCTCCCCTACGCTGCTGGCCCTGTTCGCCAGCGAGGACTCAGCGCAGGATAAGTGCCGTGCGTACAACAAGCGCCTGCGCTTCACGGCGCACTGGGTGACTGTGATCGAGGTGGAGCAGTGATCGGCGCGGGTACGAGATTTTTTGTCGGCATCGCAGACAAGGTGCTGCGGCGGCGCACCCCCGAACGGGACGTCGATCGGTTCCTGGAGGAGCTGAGCGCCAGGCCGCGCACCATCGCGTGCAACTACTGCCCCTCCCCGTTCGAGTGGAATGGTGGAGCGCAATGATCCGAAGCTGCGGCAGCTGCTGGTCGAGCACCTGAAGGACTTCCATGAGGAGTGGTACCGGTGAAGGCGTTCATTGTGGTCGACCCCTGCCAGGACTACGACGAAATCCCCCACAACGTCGCTGTGCTCCCCACCCTCGACGAGGCGATGGGTGCGTTGCCCGAGCTGAGACACCTGCTGGACACGGTGCGCGGTCGCAACGGCTACCACAACCAGCCCGCCAACGAGCTGTGCCTGGACATCCAGGAGTGGGACGGCGTGCGGCATGTCTGCACCACCTCGGTCTACGACGACGGGCGCGTCAAGAACGTCGAGGTCCATCTCACCGACGGCGAGCAGCGTGCGCTCATGGAGGAGCACAGGCGCATTGCTGATGAGATGGCCGAGGCGCGTAAGAGGTCGGCGCGGTCGGAACTTCCTCACCTGAAGTCCGGTGAGAGTGCGGTGCGGGGGTTGGGGAGGATCGGCGGGGAGGCTGAGAAATGAGGGATGGTCTGAGGGTCCTAGCGGTCATCGTGCCGATCTGGATACTGATGTTCGTCACGGTCGTCCTCATCGTTATGTACGCGGAGCCAGCATGTGGGTGAAGAAGGCCCCCGAGGCTCCGGCGCACGCCTGCGACAAGCCGATGGCCCGGCTGATGGTCCGGCCTCCGCGCACCAACGGTCGCGGCGAGGTCGTCATGCCGGTGCGACCCAAGGTCCCCGTCGGCCCGCCTATCCCCGACGGGAAGGTCGGCGACGTCTGGCTCTGCGACGAGTGCCTGACGGTCTGGAAGGTTGGGCAGGAGATCGGCCCTCGGACCTACCCGTACACGCCCGGCGCGCTCCGGCCCGTGTGGCGACGTGCCGGTTGGTGGACGACCCGCAAGGCCCGACGGGCGGTGGGGACAGCATGACTTTCGACCGGTACGCACCGGCCTGGGTGACCGATGACATCGCGCACGTGGGTTCCTGGAAGGTCATCGACCTACGAACGGGTGAGGCCGTGCGGAACTACAAGGGTTCGGTGCGGCTGGGCGGCATCGACACCGCCAAGAACCTGGCGGACGCACTGAACCGGGGCGACATCGAGCCGAAGTTCGGCACCGAGACGATTGTGGAGGAAGAGCAGTGAAGGAAACGATGGAGCGCCTCCAGGCGGGGCTGCGAGCGAAGGGGATCGAGTTCCCGTTCGTCAAGATCGGCATGACCGACTTCGGCATCAGCGTCATCGCCTACACCGACGACGACGAGGGCGACGTGGTGGCCTGCCGCTCCCGACAGAACGTAGGGGTCGAGGCTCTGGCCGAGCTGATGTCCGAGCTGGCTGATGAGGTCGAGGCATGAGGCTGTCGGAGGCCAAGGGGTTCAACCTCAGCTCGACCCAGGACGAGTGGTACATGCACGTGGTCGAGGAGCAGGACCCGATCGAGCTGGAGGACGGCGCGATGATCCCCTGCCGCCGGACGATGGTGTTCGGCCCCTTCACCAAGGAGGAGATGAAGTCCTCGGCTCGGCTGGCCGTCTCCGACCACCTGACTCACGTCGAGGGTGTCCACTGGGAGCGCACCAAGGTCCACACGACGATCGGCCCGGCCCCGGAGACGATGGTCTCGGTCCGGGAGACGATGGCTCGCTATCGCGACCGCCACCGACACGACCACGACGGGATGTACTGAGATGCGGCGCTTTTGTGCTCTGGCAAGGTATTACTTCAATCAGTTCCGCGACAACCCGCTCACCACGTTCGCCGACAAGCCGGGCGAGCCGGACCGGGACCACAACTCCGTTACCGGGCGAGGGCTCAGTAACGAAACGCCGAGGGGCACCGATACACCACCGAATGACGATTCACCTGCCTGAGGAGGCACCCCATGTTCATCCCGCTCAAGCGAGCGCATGTCACTTACGACGACGGCATCCACGTCCAGAGCAACATGCCCTTCATCGACTTCGGCCCCGTCACCATCGGTAGCGAGGTCTACTGGTCCGGTCGTCGCGCCGCCCAGTCCCCGGAGCGCACGTTCATCAATTCCCGTCACGTCCACGTCGTCAGGGAGGTGTCGGAATGATGAGGCGCACGCTGTCTCGGGTCCGTGAGTACTTCGGCTTCACCTCTGCCCGTGAGCAGGCGGCGGCGACCTATGGCCGTCACGCTGCCGGTCCGTTCACGCCTCCGTTCCACGCGGTGTGGGGGTACGGCCCCGTCAATCCGTTCTCGGGTGGTCGTCACCGTCCTGAGAACATCCCGTGGTGGGCAGGCATCCTGAGTGACGACGAGGTGCGTCCGTCTGCTGTGTCTCAGCTGGCGGCGTCATGAAGGTCTACTACCGGTTCTCCGTACCGCCGGATGCGCTCTCCCCTCCGCTGGAGGTCGATGCCGAGCGCGTGCCTCGGGTCGGCGATCAGATCGAGTTCGACCTGGACACCTACGACGTCCACTCGGTCACGTGGGCCGACCTGGAGCTGACCTCGGCGACGGTGGTGCTGCGATGAGCGAGCGCAACATCACGACGCTGTCGATCCGCACCCGGCATCCCGAGGACTATGTGCTCATCAACGAGGCCGACGGCACTCGCTGGCGCGGGAGCGAAGACATGGGCTGGCTGCGCGACGACATCGAGGACGACCGCCTCTGCGGCTGCGGTGCGCGTGGCGATCACGACGAGACTCACGAGGATGCGCAGTGACTGAACCTCGATACATCTGGCTCGGCTATGAGGCGGAGTCTGTCGACGGCATGGCTCCGGCCAGCCTGAAGGTCGCTTTCGATGACGCGGACGTCGCGTCGGCGTGGAAGACCGATGTGCCTCGTGCTCCCTACCAGTCGAAGTCGCTTCAGCGAATCGAAATTTCTTCCCCCACGACCGATGCCGAGTTCGCGCGCGCCCGCCTGAAAATCGCGCGCGAGGTCGTGGCCGAGTGGATGACGCACCACGGCAAGACGGCGGTCCGGCTCTTCGATCTGGACGTCGAGATCGACAACCTGGATGTGGACGAGCGGGCTCGGCAGATCATGGCCGAGTGCGGGCTGGACCACTCGGCACTGCCCGCCATCAAGGGGACGCTGCGCACTCTGAAGGAATGGGGAGACATCTCATGAGCCTCTGCGGCGAAGAGTGGACCACGAGACGCGGCGGACATACCGAGCGCCTGGGGCACTCCTGCGGGGAGCCTCGGGGGCATCCCGGCATACATCGGTGCGCCCTCATCGACTGCTCGGACGTATTGTCTCTGGTGCCCAGCCCGTCGGAGTGCTTGGCGAAGGGTGGGCATCACTGGGAGACCCCGGTGCCGGGGAAACGCAACCGTTGCTCGCGCTGCGGGACCTCTGGCCAGGTGTTCGAGCCGCAGAAGGAGCCGGAGCTACCCGACGACGATGAAGACGCGGACTTTTTCTCCGAGGCGCATTGCTCCGAGTCGAAGGGGTGGTGGGAGGCGCAGGCCGCGCTGAACGCTCGGGTGCTTGCTCCAGGCGTCGGTCCGGTGTTCGTGCTGCGGGCCACCGACCCACGCAGCGTGCGCGCTCTGCGGGCTCTGGCCGACTCCTACAGCGAGCACAACCCTCTGCTCGCCTCTGAGATCGATGCGTTCGCGGACGGATGGGCTCGGCGTCATGAGTACTGAGCCAAGGACCTGGCACATGAACGACCTGAACAGCTGGGGTCGCAACGTCTACTTCAGCAAGCCGCTGGAGTCGATCACCGAGGCCGCTGAGAAGGGCGTCGGCACCGCTCCGAAGGGGCGGCTCTGCGGCTGGCTGACTCCCCGGCCCCGCGTGGGTGACCTGTTCACCTGCGACATGAAGTCGGGGCGCGTGGCTGTGCTGCGGGTGACGAAGATGGACACCTACGTCGACCCGCCGGACATGTTCTACGCCGACGTCGTGTTCGACGGCTATGCCGACCAGGAGGAGCAGAAGTCCCGCATCGCCTCGGCGGAGAAGCCAAGGCACCGACCGTGGTGGATGAACGCATGACGTCGTATCTGAAGCTCTCCGAGCGTCCGGGCCTTAGCTTCACCGCGCCCGAGTGCAACGCCTGCCTGAAGGAGGTCGATCACGACGGCGACGGGTGGCTGTGCCCGTCCTGCGGTACATCCTGGCCGGGAAACGTGATGGAGTCCGACGGCTCTGATGCCCAGCTGTTCGAGGAGTGGTCGGGCGAGGAGCTGCCCGGACCAACGTGCAAGACCGACGAGGCGTACCTCGCGGCGATCTCTCCGTCCGACTGGTGGAAGAGATGGCCGTCATGCGTGTACAACCAGAGTGACGATGACCACGACCAACAGAAGGACGGCAATGGCTGAGATGATGGGCGGACCCCTCGACGGCAAGTTCGAGGAGCCCATTCGCTGCACGGAATGTGATCGCGGCGAGGTAATGGACATCGTGGAGACGGTCGAGGGGCCGAACGGTCAGCTCCAGGAGCACCTGTACTCCTATGACGAGCAGACCGGTCGCTGGCAATGGCTGGGACACGAGAACGTCGAAGTCTCATGATCGCTCGCTCGGCGAGGGACTGGCTGCGCGACGCTGCTCGCTCGGTCGCCCTCGCTGCCGTGGCGCGCAAGACCCGGCGTGCTGCCGACGAGCAGTACATCCGGTCGCACGCCATCCAGTCGATCCCGGTCGACTGCCCAGAGCACGAGGACCCCATCACTGACATCGTGTGGGCCTCGGCGGGCGCTGGCCGCGATCCGAGCTGGCTGCGCGTGTACTACTACTGCGGATGCACGCTGTCGCCTGAAGGGAGAAGAGGCGAATGAGGATTTACATCGCCGGGCCGGTCTCCGGTCACGCCGACTACAACCGTCCGGCCTTCGAGGAGGCCGCTCGGGTGGTCCGCGAGCACGGCCACGCCCCGGTTGTCCCCATCGACCTGGAGCCGGTCGTGCCGGGCCAGGAGAAGTCGTGGAACTACTACATGCGTCTGGCCCTGCGGGCGCTACTCGACACCGAGGCCGTGCTGGTACTGCCGGGATGGATGAACTCCCGTGGTGCCACCATCGAGCGCAGTCTCGCGCTGGAGCTGGACATGCCGGTGTATCACTCGCTCACCGAGCTGGTGGACTGCATGACCGCGTGGCGACGCGAGTTCACTGGCTGATTGGCACTACACTGGTGTAGTGTAAGTCCTGCGCGTAGCGCACCAACCCCGACCAATTTTTCTTAGGAGTTCCCCGTGCCAGAGCACGATAATTTCGTGAGCGCGCAGCTCACCCCCGAGGGCCTGCTGGCCGTCCCCAAGACCGAGGGCGACAGGGTGCTGTTCCTGCTCGGTCGATTCCGCGCCACCGGGCGCTTCGTCCCCGAGCAGACGGTCTCCACCGAGGACCCCGCGTGGTACGAGCTGGATGATCTGCTCGCCGCGATCAAGCGTGGCAACGAGTCGGCGGAGAAGACCTGGCGCAAGGGCTACAAGGCCGGGCTGCGGTACTACCAGAACTCCGAGCGCCTGCGGCACGGTCCCGACCAGAAGCCGATGGTCTGGCTCGATGACCACGGGCTGCTCGTGGTGCGAAACCCCGAGGGGCGGGCGTACTCCCACCTGGAGTGGAAGAACGATCAGGTGGGTTGGCAGTGGGCTGCGAACATGGATGAGCTGCCCGAGTCGGCCAGGCCGCTGTTCCACCCCGACCTTGCACCTCAGGCACTCCGCGAGATGCTGGGCGACGTCGAGATCGAGGTGGTCAAGACGCCTCCCGAGTACGACATGGACGCCGAGTACGAGAGCGAGTTCTGCGCGGACACCTACTACGTCAAGAACATCGAGCCCTCCGGTCGGCAGCACAACCTGAACCACCTGGACAACCTGGGCACCCCGGTGGAGCCTGCCAAGGTGGCCGCTGCCGTCGACCGCGCCAAGCGTCGGCTCGCGGTCCTGCTGGACATCCAGGCCGAACTCGACGCCGCTGAGTCGGCAGAGGTCGAGCGCCTGGTCGAGGTGATCCTGGCGAACGAGGACCTCGACATCGACCGTGAGGGCGCACGCGACATCGCGCTGCGCATGCTGGCCACCTACAACCTGGAGGAGCGCGATGTGTGATCTTCCCGAGGTCGACGTTCGTCGCGGTGGAGATGTCCAGCCAGAGCTGAACGGGGACCACTGGGTCCAGCCAGAGCTGAACGGGGACCACTGGTACCTGGTCAGCTCTCGGCACAAACCGCGCGACCTCAGCTACGAGTTTGATCTATTCAGCAATGACGGGGTGGCGGCAGCGGTGCGCGATGCGCGTGTGGCCCTGGCTGCTCTGATCGAGGTGCAGCGCCAGATCGAGGAGGTCGAGGTAGCGCGCCGCGACGCTCTCACTCGGTACATGTCGGTGTGTCTGCCGACGACCGCCGATTCGCTGGTCGAGCGTCTCGTGGACAGCCTGTTCGAGGACGGGCTGATCGACGTGGAGCAGTGCGATGCGATGCGTGGGAAGGGGTCGAACTCATGAGCAAGGCAGCAGGCGTCGCTCTCGGCACGGTCGTGTCCCTGACGTGGGGGCCGGTGCTGGCGATGTTCGCCGTGCTGGCTCTCTGCATCGCTGTCTCGACCGTCGCGGTGTGGCGGGAGGGGCAGTGATGCCTGTATCCCCTGAGGAACTGTTCCGAGCCACCAACCCCGGTGCGTTCCCGTTCGAGCGCCAGACGCGCTCGGTCCAGCAGCAGTACGAGCGCGCTGCTCAGAACCTCAACGGGGGTACGAGCCACGTGCTCGGCGAGGGTGCGGAGGAAGAGGAGCGGTACCGGACTCCTCACGACCATGTGCGCGCCGCTCGGGCTCTGCTGGAGGTCGCTGATGCCATGAAGGCCCGCCTCGGTCGGCTGGAGGCGATGGACTTCGCCACCGAGGCCGAGCGTCAGCGCCGCGTCGGTGATCTGACCGCCGAGCTGCGGCTAGTCTGGACGGAGGCGCAGTTCCACGCGACGATGGCCTCCGTGTCCCCGGACGTCTACACCCGCGCGAGACTGGGCGACTGAGCTTCGGTTCCGGGTCTTCCCCCACCGGCATCCCATGATGCGCTCGGAACCGATCGGGGCCGGGGTGTTGGACATCCAGCATCCCGGTCCCACCCCCTAACCCGACCAGAGAGAGAGTCGATGACCACTACCACTGAACCCAAGAAGCCGCCCCGATTCGCCACTGGCGCTCTGGTGGCGCACAACCTGCGGCGGCTGCGCACCGAGACTGGGATGAGCCAGAAGGACTTCTCGGACCTCTGTCATGCCTCTGGCCTGGCCTGGTCGCCTGCTCGCATGAGCAACGCCGAGACCAACGCTGTCCCGGTCAACGCCATCCACGAGCTGGTGGCGCTGCGCGACCTGCTGTCCAAGCTGCTCGACCGTCACGTGAGCCTGGACGAGTTCTTCGAGCCGGTCCCGGACGGTGAGCCCGACCTGGCATGAGGAACCTCTGCGGCTGCCGGAGCGTGTGGCGCAAGCTCGACCACCTGCTTCGGTGCCGCGTGCGCTACGTCTGCAATCGGCACGACGATTACATCCTGAACTCGACAGAGTTCACTACGCTGGAGGAGTACGCCGCCCGGCTCGGCGACGAGATCGCTGAGACGCTTCTGCGCAACCAGCGGCCCAACGGAGGGAGCGACCGTGAGCAGTGACTCCGAGGTCTACCGGACCGTCGAGAACGACATCCAGCCCGTCGACCCGACCGAGATCGAGCGGCTGGTGGGCGCGGCCCGCCACCCCACTCGACATATCGCCCGCGCCGACACCACGGACTGGCAGGTGTACCTGCTCCACCCCCACAGCTGCATTCGGCTGCACGAGGACGGCGACTACCGCACCGCGTGCAAGTACGCCACGACGCTGCGCTGGGGGTTGTCCCAGGAGGAGTGGGCCGAGCACGAGGACGTGCCCGTGGTGGTCGACATCCAGGGCGGGCGTCTCGTGCCCGTCGAGGGTGGAGTGGAGGCGCTCGGATGAGGCCGCGTCGCAGTCACCGAGAGAGGGTCGTCAGGGGTGCCCTCTACGTCGCTCTGGCCCCCGGCATGTTCGTTGCTGGGCGTGTCCTGCCGCTGGTGGTACGTGATGCATTCCCGTACCCCTACGGCGACGATTAGGTTCGCAAGCCTTACAACAGGGATGGTTTGTCCAGTTTCGTCGGGATAAAATCCCGTACTCACATCGCTTCGTTATCGTTCCGAGCCCCATACCACGGTGTAGGGCGCTACGGTGGACGCCACGCCGATGGAGTGCGGGATTTTTTCTTTTACGACATCAGCGGACGTGCTGGTCACCTTTGTGGGGAGCGAATAGGGAGGTCGGGCTCTCCACATGGGACACCAGTAGGTGCCCCTTCCCTGAGGAAATGCGGAAGGAACGCGCAGCCATGAACGTGAAGGAAATCTACACTCCGGCGGTGAACGTCGGGGAAGCAGTCGGCCACCTGAAGGGTGGCACGACACGCCGACGTTGCGTCACGCAACACCAGCTCGACCGGCTTCCGGCGGCGAGGGCCGTACTGATCGATCGCGCACAGAAACGCGAGACGATCTCCTACCGGGAGCTGAGCCACGCCATCCAGGCGTTCAGCCCCACCGGCATGGGTGGGCTGCTGGAGACGATCTGGGAGGACTGCGAGCGCCGCGACGAGCCGTCGCTGACTGCTCTGGTGGTCCAACGCCCCACCGGTATCCCGGTGCGCTCTGTGCTGGACACGTTCGCGGGACGCCCGGCCAAGGAAGGCGACCCCGACGACTACGGGATCGAGGAGTGGCGAGCTGCCCTGGACGAGGTCTACGACTACTGGGCCACGCCCTCGGGGAGGATCACTCACCACGTCTCCGATCCGGATTGACTTGCCATGACCGCTACACATGTGTATATTCAGTGGTGTCAGGGCCGCAGGCCGAAGCTCCACACGGAGGACGAACACCATGAGCGACATGACCGTCGGAGAATTGATCGAACTGCTCCAGCAGTACGACGAGGACGCGACCGTGCGTCTGGCGACCCAGCCGAACTACCCGCTCGAATACCGCCTCGCAGGCGTTGCCGATGCGGGTCAGGTGGCTGAGGTGCAGGGCGACGAGCCCGACGACGACACTCCGAACGTCGTCTACCTCGCCGAAGGCAGCCAGGTTGGCTACGCCAGCAAGGCGATCTGGGACGCGGCGGGCTGGTGACCACGATGGCTACCGCGACCAAGCGCCTGCGCTGCGAGGAATGCAACTGTTTCGTCTCCGAGAAGGAGGCGGAGACCAGCTGGGAGCCCGAGTGGGACGACGACCACGGTCGCCCCATCGGGGCGTGGGTCCGCACGACCCGCTGCAACAACCCGAATTGCCCCGGCGACGGTGAGGTCTACCTGGGCCTCGCCGAGTACTCCGAGGTGTATGGCTGACGGCCATCTTTGTTCGGAGCCCACATGGGGGATGGGCTCCGTTCATGGATCACCGATCCAGCTCGATCCCGACCAGAAGGAAAAATCATGACCGCCACCATCACCGAGGTGTCGCCCCAGACCGTCGCCACCGCGCGTCGGGCTCTGGCGCTCATCGCCTCCGAACAGCGCCTCATCGGCTACGCCGAGTTCGGCGACCTACTCACCGCGCTCGGCGTCGAGGGAGTGCCCCCGCGCGAGCACTACAGCCTCCGCAGCCGATACCTCGGCCACGTGCTCGGGGCTGTCGGGCTGGAGAACGGACGGCGCGGTGAGCCACTGCTGACCGCCATCGTTCGCCATGTCGTCAACGGCAAGCTGGCCGAGGTCAACCCGAAGGGGTATGCCTGGCCGGTCGAGCAGGTCTACGGCCTGGAGCTGTCCAGCAACTCTGCCGTCGCCCACTCTCACCGCGAAGCTGAGCGGTGCCACGCACACCAGTGGGTGCTCTGATGGTGGAACTGACCCGAGCCCACGACCTCTCGGCTCGCGATGGTGTTGACGCTGCGGTCGCTGATGCGATCTCGATGCTGCGGGACGCGAAGAAGGCCATGCGCTCACGCACGCTCGCCGAGCTGATGCGCCTGGAGGAGTCCAGCGCCGAGTTCGGCACGTTCTCGGTGGTCCGCACTGCCGACCGCAAGGGGTACCGCGACCCGCGCAGCTTCAACGACGAGCGCAGCCCCTACCAGGACGACCAGAAGGTCCTCATCACCATCGAGATCGAGGTGGAGGACTGGGACCTGACCGACGGCTTCGTCACTCACGCCGCCGAGCTGGAGCGAACCGAGGAGGCGCTGCAGGCCCAGGTGGAGATCGCCGAGGCGCAGCGCGTCATCGCCGAACAACAGGAGCGCATCGCACGGCTCGCGAAGAAGGTCGCCCCTGGGCCGTAACGTTTTCTGACAGACCACCGATACACCCGACAGCAGTACATCGATCCCGACCAATTCAGGAGAAAAAAATCATGAGCACGAACTACCCGCAGGCCCCCATCCCCGCCACCGAGCCCAAGCGCAAGAAGCGCAAGTGGCCGTGGGTGCTGGGCATCCTCGCCGTCCTCGGCATCATCATCGCGGTTGCCAGCCCGAAGGAGGCCGAGACCTCCGAGCCCGCTGCGGCCCCGACCTCGCAGGCCGAGGCCCCGGCCAACGTGCCGACGCCCACTCCGGCTCCGGTCAAGACCGAGGAGGCCGAGTCGTCGGACTCGCTGTCCAAGGAGCAGAAGAACGCAGTGCGCTCGGCAGAGCAGTACGTCTCGATGACCGGGTTCAGCCGGTCGGGCCTGATCGAACAGCTCAGCTTCGAGGGCTACTCGACCGAGGACGCTACGGTGGCCGTCGACAGCATGGACATCGACTTCAACGAGATGGCTGCCAAGTCGGCCAAGCAGTACCTGGACATGACCGGGTTCTCGCGCGATGGTCTCATCGAGCAGCTGACCTTCGAGGGGTACACCCCCGAGCAGGCTGCCTACGGTGCCGACAACGCTGAGTGACCTGCTCTGACAGGTAGTTTCGCTCCCGCCCCCAGGGGATGCGGGCGGGGGCGTTACTAGTGCCAGAGAAGTCCCGACCAGAAGGAGACCCCGTGCCCGAGACCGACATCTACTCCGAGCGCCTGCTCGCCGTATTCAATCTCATCGCCGACCAGCCCCAGGCCCACGACCAGGGGCACTGGGGCACGATCCCGACCTCTGCTGTTCGGCAGGTGAGGGACGAGATCGAGGAGGTCGACACCACAGATTCGTACTTGGACCGCGCGCTGCCGAACAAGGTCGCCATCGATTGCGGCACGGCGGCGTGCTTTGCGGGCTGGACCGTGCTGCGCGAGGGCGGCAAGCCGGTGCTGTCGTCTCTGGAAATCTCCGCCAACGCCCGCGTTGATGGCGACGTGATGACTTTCGGCAACGTCCTCATGCCCGGCGAGGATGAGCCCAGGTCGGTGGCACAGGTCGCGACGGAGCTGCTGTTCGGCGACCGTGATCGTCGGTGGTTGGCCGACGACCTGTTCAACGGCTACAACACCCGCTCCATCATCCGGGGCTTGGTGCTCGACCTGCTCAACGGTGTCGATGATGCCCTGATCTCTGAGCGCATCGATGCGGAAGCCTATGGCGAACAGAAAGGCCCGGACGGCCCGGATGATGAGGCGGTGGAGCCGATTCGCTTCGACGAGTCGCTGGGGGTGTACGTCTGATGCCGACCAAGACCGGTGCTCGACTCACAGCGCAGGATGCGCTCTCGGCCCTCGGCAGCAGCAATGGCTGGGAGGTCCGGGCCGGAGCGTTCAGTGAGCGGCGGCTGTCGTTCGAGCGTGGCGGCGTCAAGGCCACCATGCTCACCGCTGACTTCCACCCCGGCGGCGCGCTGAAGAACGCCATCCGCTACGAGGGCGGGAAGGTAGTGGCCGAGCTGCGCAAGGACGACCCCAAGCGTCGCAAGACGTTCGAGGGGTGGTTGCGCGAGAAGCCCGCGTTAACCGATCCGAACAGGTTCAAGGTCGAGCCCATCGACCCCGACACCGGGGCCTCGGCAGCCGAGCCCGAGGTCGAGTCGCCAGAGGTCAAGTTCTGCGGCCTGCCGTCGGCGCAGATGGGCTGCGTCCTCTGCGGAGCCGTCGTTTTCGACATGCGGGCGCACACCGAATGGCATAAGGGGATGGGCCGATGATCCAGGTCAAGCCCATCGAGAACGAGATGTGGCAGGTGACCAGCAACGGGCGCTGGTGGACCGTCGCGCGTATCCGCACCTTCACGATGGTCGGCTGGCACATCATGAACGAGACCGGTCGGACGATCAGCGCGGACGGCCAGCTCGGTCGCAAGCTGATCGCGGCGGTCCAGGCAAAGCTGGAGGAGGTCTGATGGCACAGACGAGGCGCGTGTGTGCGCGCTGCGGACGTGAGCGCGCAGAGAAGCACCTGGAGCGACTGTTCACCGCCCGGCCTTGGGGTCTCACCCAGACCAGGATTCTCCCGACCTCGGTGTGGGTCTGCTATGCCAGGACGTCGTGCAAGCAGATCGCAAAGGGGGAGCGTCGTGCAGCACGAGTCTGATCCCCAGGACGACATCGACTGGAGCGGCCCCGTCGAGAACATGGAACGCTTCGCCGAGTACATGCGGAACCAACCGCCGGACCTCCCTCATCTCACTGAGGGTGAATCGTCGCGGCAATGCCTGGATGCGGGCCTGGTGTGCTCCATCGACCCGCGTACGGGTAAATGCACCGAGTGCGGATGCTATGAGCATCCCGAGGAGAATCACGTCCACTTCGCCTTCGACGCCGCGCGACCCGGCTGGACGACGCCGATCTATGACGTCCACGGGCACAAGGTCTCCGACCCGGTGCCGATCGACTCGCTGCCGAGACACGGCGATGAGCGTCCCTGAGTACGCCACCACGGGTGTCGTGCTGCTGGCCCTGCTCATCGGCATGTACTGCTCGGCAGACCACCTTCGACGCCTGCGGAGGCAGAGCATGGACTGGACCGAGAACGCCCGGCAGCTGATCGCGATGGAGGATGCTGCTCTCGCGCGGAGGTGTTCTGAGGAGAACGCACGCTGGCTGGAGGACCCGACCCACTACCTCATGGAGGTCACTGGACTCGATGTCGCCAAGGTGCTGTTCGGCTACGTGCAGCGCGAGAAGGTATCTCTGGTCAAGGCACCCCGTCCCCGCCATACGACGGCAGGGTCCCTACCCAATACCGAGATCGTTCTCCATTTCACCAGGCCCGAGGAACTGGTCTCCCAGATCGTCGCCATGTCGCGCGTGTCGCCGCCGACGGGTGGGCAACTCGCGCGCATCGTCCGGGAAGTCGAGGACGGTTCCATCGACCTGTAACGATCTGCCCCGACCTGAGCGATACTCCAATCACCCCGACCAACCCTGTCCTGAGGAGGACCCATGAGTCACTTTGTCGTCGTCGTCGCACTGCCCGGCCACCTGCTCACCCACGATGAGCTGGACGCGGCCTTGGATGCTGCACTGGCTCCCTACGACGAGAACGTCGAGATGCCGCGCTACGTGCGGCACACTCGCGACGAGCTGATTAGGCGAGAGCGCGAGAGCATGGAGCAGATGTTCTCGATCGGATCGGTTGGAAGATACTTGGCCGATCCCGTCGAGTACGCCGAGAAGTACGGCGGCATGAAAGGGCACCTGGCCCACGTCCGCCAGCTCATCGATGAGAAGCCGCTCGACACCTGGACCGACGAGCAGTGGCACATCAGGGCGCTGCAGAGCTACGAGCCCGACGAGATCGGCCCCGTCGGCGAGGTCTACTCCACCTACAACCCACGCTCGAAGTGGGACTGGTGGAGTGTCGGTGGCCGCTGGGCGGGGTTCTTCAAGTTCCGCGAAGGCATCGATGAGGCGACCTACGACCGGCTCGGGACCAGGCCGTCGATCTTCGACCTGCCCGAGGACATGGACCCGATGGCCACCGACTGCGCGCGCAAGGGCGACCTCACGCGCGAGAGCCTGGACCGCACTCCATATGCCTACGTGGACCCCGAGCTGGGGTGGATCGAGAAGGGCCAGATGGGGTGGTTCGGGATGTCCTCGGGCGACAAGCCTGAGTCCGAGTGGCAGGAGCAGTACGCCGCGTGGCTCGGCTCCCTGGACGACAAGACCTGGCTCGTGGCTGTCGACGCACATATCTGAGAGGGATCGCCATGATGGAAAAAATGCCGGACGACCGATTCGTCTGTGTCCTGTCTCCTGACGAGCCGCTGGAGCGGTTCGATGACGAGGGCAAGAAGGTCAGCGTTCGCGAGTACGTGGTGCAGCGCCGCGATGACGGGTACGAGGTCATTCTGTACCAGCGGTATTCGGCCAACTCCAGCTCGTCCTACACCATCAGCAAGGGGATGGATCGGGGGATCGCGATGATGCTGGCCGACGAGCTGAACAAGCGCGAGAGCTACGATCCGCAGCCGTCGTCGTCTCTGGGCAAGGTGAGGTTCATGCTGGCAGACCTCCGCAAGCAGGTGTCGCGCGAGATCGATGAGCACGACCGTCGGCTGTCCACCATGAACGCTTCTCGGGAGGCCCTGGAGGACCTGGAGGATTTGCTGGTGCGCGGGGAGCCGCTCACCGCCCCCGACGTCGTGAGGCGATTCAACCAGGCGGGGGTGCTGTGATGGCCCGCTTCGTACACCGTCCGACGACCATTGAGGCGATGCAGTGGACCGGAGACAACGCCGACGAACTCAGTCGGTGGATGGCCGGGTTCGGCGAGGCGTCGGCGCTGCGCATCTACACCGAGACCGGGGCCGAACAGGTCGTGCTCGATCTCTACGTCGCGGCCAACGACACCTGGCTCCCGCTGGAGATGGGTGAGTGGGTGGCGCGCGACGTCGCGGGCTTCTATCCGATCAAGGACTACGTGTTCCAGGAGAGCTACGAGTCCGAGCCCGAGGTCACCATGCTCACCCAGCCGTGCGGCTACGGGTCGTGCGTGGAGGGGTTCGGACACCTCGGGCCGCATCGGTGTTCGTGCGGCAGGCCGTGTAACGATCCGGAGCTGAACTGCGATGTACATGCAGCCGGTTGGGCCGAGGAGCCCCACCAGGCCAACGGCATGGAGGTGCTCGGGAAGATGCGCGCTGCTGGCGAAGTGGACGACGCGCTCGGGGCCTCCGACAGACACGGAGGATTCGATGCTTAGCCCGTTCGAGCTGATCAAGGCTCGGTTGAAGGAGCAGGTCCAGCGGCACACGCCGCTCGGCAGCGAGGTCGACACCATCGAGAGCGTGGTGTTCTTCAGCGAGGAAGTTCGCGTTCACTACATCGACCAGCACGGTGACATGTGGTCGTGTCTCGTGCCGGTCGAGGCGCTGCTGACGGCGTTCTTCGACCTGGTGATGTCGGAGGGGTCATGAGCGACATCCAGCCGGGCGACTACGTGATCCCGGTGGACGACGACGCAGGGGACTTCCACGGCATCGATCTGTCGGGGGTGTGGACCCCCTGCAAGGTGCTGAACGTCTACAAGAACGGCAACCTCCGAGCGCGCTCGGACGACCGCAAGGTTCTCTGGCACGGCCCCGTGACCGGATTCCGCAAGACCGACAGGAGATGACGATGGACCCCGATCAGTTGCTGGAGGCGATCCAGCGCAACGCCACTCAGCTCACCGAGCGACACAGCGCCGAGCAGGCCGAGACGCTTGCCCAGGACATCCTCGCGCTCGATGAGTGGCTGTCCAAGGGCGGGTTCCTGCCGAAGGAATGGGCGCGCAACCGATGATCAGTCCCTGGTGGTCCATCGCTCTGACCGTGCTCGGAGCGTTCGGTCTGTTCCTGGTGTTCCGGCACCCCAACCACTGGCTCGGCCCGGCGTGGTCGATCGCTCTGCAGGCCGTCTGGCTCACCTACGGCATCGCCACCTGGCAGTACGGGTTCATCGTGTCGGCGTTCATGTATGCCGGGGCGAACGCCTACGGGCTGCGCAAGCGCGCCAAGGCCAATGCTGCGGCTGCTCTTGTGCTCGCGCGCGATACTCAGCGCCGGGAGCGGGGCTGGTACGTGGACGACGACGGCTTCACCTGGCAGCGAGTGGCGACGTGATCCCCACGCGCGAGATCGTCCGGGAGTTCGACCGGCGGTATTCGCTCTACGCCGAGCCGACGTCGAAGGGGATCACGGTGTACTCCGACCCCAGCGAGCCCGACATCCTGACGGTTCTGCACCTGCCCGAGGACGGCAAGTGGTGGTGGCGCACGGCCATGCACGAGGACGAGAACGGAACCCCGGTGCTCGCGAATCAGTGGGCCGCGAATGGCGACATGGACATCCCCACCCTGGTCCGGATGGTCGCCATCACCATCTTCGGCACGATCTGTATCTCTCCGAAGTAACGCTCCGGCGGTCTCCGCCGATGTACAGATCACACCCCGACCAAGGAGAAAATATGGACGAGCTGATGTCCGGCATGACTGAGATGTGCGGCGTGGCGCATCCCGACAACCGTTCGGACGCCAACCTGATCACCTACTGCTACCTGAACGATGGTCATGAAGGACCGCATCGTGATCCGGAGGGGCGGGCCTGGGTCGGCAACTTCCGTGTGACCCCCGTTAATACCTCGCCCGACAAGGACTTCCATGATCTCGTGGCCCGAGTCGCGGCGATCGAGGAGAAGCTGGACATCACGCCGGAGTCCGGTCCGAAGAACCCGGCATACATCCTCGGCTACAACATCCTGCTGCGATCACTGGTGGACCAGATCGAGAACCTGCACCAGCGAAGCGACACCACCGGCAAGTGCGTCGGATGCCACAAGCCTTGGCCTTGTCCCAGTGCTGACGCGATAGCCGAGCATCGTGCGCTCGTGGAGGACTTTCGCGCACGGGGGTCGCTACGATGATCGACCCGAACCTGACCTTCGAGCCCGGCTGTGAATGCACCTGGTACGACGGCGAGGGCGAGTATCGCCCCGAGTGCCCCGTCCACGGCGAGCAGCGCGAGAAGCCGTTCCTGGAGCTGCGCAACCTCAACGCCGACGACGGCGAGCGTTACGCGGCGTACCGCGCGCTCACGTGCGACTACTACAACGGTTGGGGAGGCTGCGGTGGCGGCTGCTACGAGGAGCCGTCGTGCCGCACCGATGAGCCCCTGGGAGGCTGGGAGTGGCCGACGCCCTACGGACTGCACGTCCTGGAGGAGGTAGCCGAGCGCGCCAAGGTCGAGCGCGAGCGCGAGGAGTTCGAGAGATGGCTGCTCGCCGAGCAGCGTTGGCTGCAACGGCCCATCCTGGAGTCCAGGCACTGGAGCATGTACGGCGGCATCCCTCGCGACATCCCCAACGGCGTCTACCCGGTCAACCCGTTGGCCCTGGAGCGACAGGAAGAACCCAAGCCCTGGATCGCTCTGCACAACACCAGTGGCGGCGGCTCGATGAGCTACCACGCCACGCGCGAGGAAGCCGAGGAGGAGCTGCTGTCGTCGGAGGCGAGCACGCGCAACTTCTGGGAAGAGAAGGTCGAGTGGCGCGAGAACGGTGACAAGACCACGCCGAGCTACTGGACGATGCACGGCTCGCTGAAGCCCAAGCTGCGCGCTCCCGGCGGGCAGCAGGTGCTCCGCATCGGCCACTGGCACTACGTTCCGCGTCGCATCTACGAGGACGGCAAGCTCCCCGAGCGCGGTCACGGGCAGCGTGAGCACATGGGCTTCGGCGGCAGGGTGTTCCGGTGGCGCTACCTAGACGAGGACGGCGAGCCGACCGGCCCGATCTGGACCTCCGACGACGTCTACACCCAGGGCGAGATTCCCGAGGAGTTCCGCGACCGGCTGCCCGACAACGCAGTGTTCGTCTACACCAAGCCTCGTGACGTACTCGCCACGATCATGACCCAAGACGGTTTCTGATGGCGACGGACCGTGTAGTTCACGGCATGGCCGTGCAGCAGCATTACCTGGAGCGCGTGTCGGAGGCCGCGTTCGGAGGATGGACGGGCGGCTGCACCTGTCGCTGGACGATGGCCGCAGGCAGCAAGTCGTGGCTAGTGACCGCGCACCGCGCGCATGTCTCCGAGATGGCGGAGAAGTTGTCTCTCATTCGCGGAACCTGGGAGGCCGAGTGGATGCCCCGAGGTACCGTGCTGATCTCGGAGCGTACCGATCTGCCGTTCGTCTGGCAGGGCGAGGGTCAGCCGTGCTCCGTGCTCCACCCCGACCAACCCGCGCACGCCGCCAAGGGCGACGCGGAAGACCTGTTCCCCGCCACTGTGGTGTGGGTGCCAAGAGAAAAATGAGGAGTTCCGATGTCTGATACTGCATGGGCCGACACCCCCATCTTCGACGAAACCGTGGAGGCCACCGGCATCCATATCGGGGAGGACTTGCCGTCGTATGACGAGGTCCAGGCGGTGCTGGAGGCCGAGGGTGACTAACCCCGACTGCGTTTTTTGCGACAAGATCGCCGCTGGCGACTTCGAGTACACCGACAACGGGTGTGTCGTGTTCGAGCCACTGAATCCCGTCACGCCCGGCCATCTGTTGGTGGTCCCCATCGAGCACGCTTCGAACGCGGTGGTCGACCCCAACGCTGGCCGGGCGGTCGAGGTGGCTACGACCGTGATGCGGATGCGCCACGTCCGCTCGGCGAACATCATCACTAGTGTGGGAGCGGAGGCGACGCAGTCGGTGCTCCACACCCACATCCACATCGTTCCTCGGCGCGAGGGCGACGGCTTGACGCTCCCGTGGACCGGCCAGGAGAAGGAGAACTCACATGTCTGAGAATCTGACCCAGCAACTGCGCGACCTGAAGGAAGGAGACACCGTCGTCTACCAAGGACGAGATCACAAGGTGTTCCGCGTCAAGGGCAAGTGGATCGGCCTGATCGACCCGGAGCGCGAGCGCATGTTCTCGACCAACGAGAAGGGTGTCGTCCAGGGGCCGGTGGCTCACTTCGCGGTGCCGCTGACCGAGGTCGATCTGACTTCGTAGCCCCATCGGGCTTGCACCACCCTCTATACGTGTGTATATTGGGTGGTGTCAGGGGCACAGCCCACCAACCTCCACAGAGGAGCCATCATGGCAACCACCATCGTCACCGATCCCACCACCATCGAGCTGCCCGCGCGCGACGCCATCGTCCGTTCCTACTCCGGCAAGATCGGCTGCGCCTGCGGCTGCCGGGGCAACTACGGCGAGACCTCGCGCTCGAAGGCCATCGTGCTCGGCAAGGTCGAGAAGCTGCTCCAGTGGTCCCTGGAGGACCCCACGGCTCCCCTGGAGTGGATGGCTTGCTCGCAGTTCATCGCGGTCGACAACCGCGAGACCGGTCGGTCCTACACCCTCTACCTGGAGAACTGACGGCCATTGTCGGCATGCTCGAAGCTATGAGCTGACACTGACTTGCACCACACTCTACACGTGTGTATATTCATAGGTGTTAGGGACGCAGTCCGCCAACCCCCACGAAGGGACTCATCATGCAGGTCAACGACTACCGCGCCGCAGGAGCCGACGATGTTCGGTTCGCCGCCAAGCGTCACCGCCGCAACGGCGAGCACGCCATCGCCGACGCGCTGGAGGCCATCGCCAACCGCATCGCTCGCCAGGAGCTGGAGGAGGCTCGATGACCGCCCGCATCCCCTTCCGCTCCACGATCCGGATCAGTCGTCGGGTCTTGGAGTTCCTGCAAGGCACACACGCCTACCAGAGCCCCAACGACCGGCAGATCGTCTCCGACGTCGACCGCTGGCTGATGGAGGCCATTCAGAACGCCGAGGGCGACATGCGCAAGGATGGCTCGATCAGGGCCGAGCTGACCACGCAGGAGCGCAACGCTCTCTGGAATTACGTCCACACCATGCGGATCGGTGCCCAGGAGAACCTGCCCGACCCCGACGCCCGTGGCGACTACCTCGCTGCCAAGGCGCTCATGCAGCAGCTTGAAGAAATCTGAGAGGACCCGTTATGGCTGCCAAGCACGACCCCACCAACCACCCGTTCGAGGTCGGCATGGAGGTGCTGATCGATGACGTGAACCGTCGCGGTCGCCCGCTCACCGAGGCCGTCGTCTCCAAGGTCGGTCGCAAGCTCGTCTACGCGACCATGTACGGGCGCGACGTCGGGTTCCGCCTGGAAACCCGCGCGGCCAACGACAACTACGGCCACCAGAGCATCTGGACGCCGGAGGAGGTCGCTGAGCGCGAGCGCCGGGCGTACCTGGACCGTCGGCTCGCAACCTACGGCCTGCGCTCAGAGTTCGGAGGCACGAAGTTCCGCGAGCTGCCGACTGAGGTGGTTGAGGAGCTGCTGGAGGTCCTGGACCGGCACGCCGAGCGTGATTCGGACTAGGACTTATCGCTACACCCATGTATTGTCATTCCTGAAATGGGCACACACACGCCCACCACGCTCGCAGAGGAGAAAAAAAAATCATGACCCCGACCAAGACCAATGCCCGCACCCGGATGCTCGCGCGCGTCGCCGATCTGGGGTGGGAGCTGGACCCCACCGCGAAGGTGCCTCTGTCGCGCTTCGAACGTCACGTCCTGGTGCAGAATGAGACCGCGTTCCGCAAGCGCGCCGCTCACGGCGGCTGGTGGAAGATACTGCTCGACTACAGTCAGACCAGCGGGTCCTGGCGCACGGTTATCGGAACCACACTGCGTGGCATCCAGATCAACTGGACCGAAAACGAGGTTCATTCCGGCAAGGTGATTGGGGTGCTGAAGAATCCCCGATCATCTCGATACGGGTCCAGATTTCTGTGGCTTGCCTCTGGCGACCCCAGCGACCCGATGAAGAAGCACGCCGAGACGTTCCTGGCTGATCCTGACCTGGTCGTGTGGCTCAGTCAGGAGCTGCGGCACAAGGACATCGAGGAGACCCGAGCGCGCCATGCGGAGCAGCGACGCATCGAGAAACTGCGCGAGCAGCTGCTCCCGGTCAAGGGCCTGACGGAGAATGCGCGGTGGAGGTTCGCCTACGTCTCTCCATTCAAGCGCGCATCCGCCGAGCTGATCAAAGCTGACGGCCTCACCGATCTGCCGAAGGTGATGGCCGAGACGTGGAATGAGTTGGAGCGTCTGGTCGAGTACCTGACGCCGGAGGCCCGCGAGGCATTCCAGAAGCACCTGGACGACCTGAGCGGCGCTGCCGTGACGGACTTGGACGCCTGATGGCCGAGCTGAACAAGCCAACGGCAGTGCTCGTAGACATCGACGGCACGCTCTGCGATGTCCGGACGATCCGGCACTACGTGATCGGGCCGGATAAGGACTTCGAGGCGTTCCACACCGCGAGTCTCCACTGCCCTCCGCACCCGCAGGCCCTGGACTTCATCCGTAACTCCATCGAGGACGGCCACGACGTCGTGTTCGTCTCCGCCCGGCAGGAGAAGTTCCGCCAGATCACCGAGTTGTTCATCGCGATGCACGTGCCTCGGGTGCAGTGGTTCGGCCCATTCATGCGCGAGCACGGTGACCGCCGACCGGACGTCGAGGTCAAGCGCGACATCCATCACCAGCTGAGCAAGTGGTGGGACATCGTTGGAGCCATTGACGACAACCCCGCCATCGTGGCCCTCTGGCGAGAGCTGGGCATCCCCGTGGAGGTCGTCCCCGGCTGGGACGCTGGGGCTGCCGCCAGCTACGTCCAATCCCAATCCACCCAGTAGCTCCACCCCCGACCAAGGAGAACCTCATGAAGAAGACCATCGCTGCCCTCGCGGCTGCCGCCGCCATCACGCTCGCCACCGGCTGCACCATCGAGACAGTCAGCGAGCCCACGACCACGACCACCCCGGCCCCGCTGCCGGTCGTCACCACGACCACCGTCGACACTCCGCCCCCGCCGACCACCACCGAGATCGACAGTGAGTGGGTGGCCGATCGCGCCTACATCGCTGCGCTCGACCAGCAGGGCATCGACTACCCGACCGAGCAGGACGCCATCGACCTCGGCCACTCGATCTGTGAGGCCCTGGACTCCGGCAACTCCCCGCAGGAGCTGATCCGTGTCGGCGTGGACGCCAGCGGCATGGACTCCCAGGACGTCGCCTTCATGGTTGGCGCGGCCATCGGGTCGATCTGCCCCCGCCACGACGATCTGATCCCCGAGTAACACTTCGCTGGGCCGCAGCGATACACCCAACACACCCCGACCAGAGGAGAAAAAATCATGAGTACTCGCAGTGTCACCGGCATCTGGAAGCCCGAAGGTGATCCGATCGGAGTGGGCGTCTACGTCCACAGCGATGGCTATCCGGAGGGGCGTCTACCGGACCTGAAGAAGATGATCACGCGCGACGGTCCCGAGAAGGTAGTCCAGACGATCCTGTCGGCCAAGCGTGGCGGCTGGTCCTACCTCGACGTCGAGTACGCCAACAATTATCTCGGCGAGGACCGTGCGAAGCTCGTGCCGGGCTACGGCCTGATGTTCCTCGACGGAGATCACGAGCCCAAGCCGCTGAGACACAGTGAGGTCATCAGGACTTTCTGGTGTGAGTACGCCTACTACATCGACGTCGAGACCGGCGACATCCACTGGTACGAGAGCAGCGACCCCACCGAGCACGTCGAGCTGTTCTCCGACTACGTGACCGAGGTCAAGAAGGTGGATTCCTGATGGGTGCGACGACGTTCTTCCACTGGGAGGGTGGTCGCAGCCCGGAGGAGGCGTTTACCGCCGCTCGGGACCAGGCCAAGTACGACTTCGGCCACGCGGGATACACGGGCACTATCGCAGAGAAGTCCGGTTTCGTCATGATCCCCTGGACCGGAGAGGGCCTGCCGGACCGATCCGAGGCCGAGGACCTGGGCGACAAGCTGATCGAGGACTGCGACCCCCGCATCGATGACAAGTGGGGTCCGGCGGGCTGTATCAAGGCCCAGGACGGGATGCTCCTGTTCTTCGGCTGGGCATCGGAGTAGCCGGTGAACGAGCTGATCGAGCGTATGGAGCGCGCCGTCGAGATGCTGAAGGATCGGCGGGTGCGATACTCCAGCAGCCCTCTGAATCCCGAGTACGTCCGGCTCGGCGGGAAGATCGAGGGCATCCAGTTGGCACTGTCCTACGCCCGAGAAGAAATCCGGAAGGAGCCCCAATGAGGACGTTTCGCATCGTGCTGTCGCTGCCGGACCCCAAGATGGAGTTCTACTCGCGACCGATCGTGGCCGTCGACCCCGACAGCATCTTCGTGCAGGAGGCGATCGAGGCCATCGACCGGACGCAGCAGCCGCACGGCCTGCGAGTCGTGGCCATAGAGGAGCGCGTGGACAAGGGGTACGACCACCCCTTCGACGCGGTCTCGGAGGAATGGAGAGTCGTATGAAGATCACCAAGGTGTCCGCTCTGTCGGGCAAGACCAACGAGATGGACCTCGACATCACCGAGGATCGGTTGCTCGCCTGGCAGAACGCTGCCGACGACGATCCCAATCGGTTCGTCCAGCACGCCTTCCCCGACCTGACCGACGACGAGCGGGAGTTCCTGATCACGGGTGTGACGCAGGAGGAGTGGGATGCCACGTTCCCGCCGGAAGAGGAGGACATGGACGAGGCTGATTGGGTGGGCCGATGACTCGGGACGAGGTGGTCGCGGCAGCTGAGAGGGGTGCTGCCGTCATCTACCGCCCCCACCCGGACGCCAAGCCCGAGGAGGGCATCGTCATGCGCTGCAACGATCGGTACGCCTTCGTGCTGTTTCGCGGCGACACCACTGCCAAGGCGACTCCGTTCGATCTTCTGGAGCCGATGTTTCGGAAGATGTAGTGTCGACACTAAGCCGACGCGCGCATTAGCACCCGAGGGGGTCCGATGGCAGACGAAGTGATCGAGGACATCGACATCGATATGCGGGGCGATGTCGGCTATTGGCTCGAAGGGCGCGACGCGGAGTCAGATAAGTGACGTCGATGCAGTCGGTGTTCCAGCTCCCGTGGCTGGACCCCACCGACCGCTCCGAGAATTGGCGATCCCGCTCGATCTGCACTCCGGAGCACGACCACATCCTGTTCTCGGAGAAGCGTCGCGGATGGCGACGCGATGAAGACCTCCGTGCAGCTGCTCGGCTGTGCGGATCATGTCCGGTCCGGATGGACTGCCTGCTCTGGGCAACCAGGACCGGACAAACCCACGGAGTCTGGGGAGGAAAAGACTTCAGTGCTCGACCCGCGCGTACAACGCAGATGCGCTCGGTACACCCGACCAGAGGAGAATGAAATGTCTACTGCCACACCGCCTGTCGGCTGGTACAAATGCACGCCCACCCAGGCATGGATGCTGGCCGTCCTGCAGTCCGAGGGCGAGGTCCACTCCAACACCGACATCGGCCCGGCCAAGCGCGCCGCGAACAAGCGCACCGCTCGCTCGCTGGTCGACCTCGGCGTCGCGACCTGGAGTCGCCCCGAGAACGGCCAGCACTGGAAGATCATCGAGCGCCGCCCCAAGCCGCTGACCCGCAAGGGCAAGAAGTCGGACGTCCCGCGCGCCAAGGTCGAGATCACGGCGCTGGTGGAGCGATAGCCCCAGATGTCTGCCTACAGCCCCGTGGGATTTGACCTGATGCGCCACCTGCTGCACCCCCGCAACGCGATTGCGGCCCCGGTGCATCGGGTGGCGCTCGGGCGCATCCTGCACGACGAGTCCCTGACGTTCGAGCAAGGCCGCGACCAGGTCGTGAGCGAGCTGCGCAACTCGGCGTGGATCAAGTCCGTCGCCGACTTCGACCCTGTCCACGTAATGCTCGACGATCTCGCCGAGACCCGGACGCACCTGGAGTTCCTGGCCGAGTTCGAGGCCATCCGCGACCAGGCGGACTACCACCGCTGCTGGATTGACGTGGTGCCGACGTGATGCGCCGCAAGACCTTCCCTGCCCAGTACCCCGGCACCTGCAACGCCTGCGGTGACCGCTTCCCCGAGGACACTCAGATCAGCTACGACGACACCGACCGCACTGTCCATGCCGACGCCGACGAATGCGGCGTCGCTCCGGCACCGAGCCGCCTGCGTATGCCCGGCGTCTGTCCGGAGTGCAACCTCATGCACGCGGGGGAGTGCTGATGACGACCGGCGAACAGCTCCGAGACGAGGGCATGCAGCAGGTTGACGAGACCCACACCGCATGGCGAGAGCACGCGGACCAGGTGATGGCTGCGCTGATCGAGCTGCGCAGGCCGTTCTCGGCGAACGACTTCAACGAGCACATGGCTGCGTTCGGCCTGGAGCCGCACCATCCGTCATCGATTGGCGCGCTGTTCGGTGGGTACGCCAAGCGCGGTCTCATCGTTCGCTGCGGCACCGCTCGGCCCACCAAGGCCAGCTCGCACGCGCGCACCTACGCGCAGTGGATCGCTGCCGACGTCGCCTTCCCGTCGACTCCGGAGGCCAACCTCCGTCGCGCGCTCGCTGCGCTGTCGGACATCCGCGCGCGTGTCGAGGCTGCGTCGCAGACGCCGGTTGATCCCTACGACCGCGACGGCCTGATGCGTGTCCGTTCGTTCCGCGAGTGCCTGGACATCGTGGACGACGAGATCGACAGAAGACGGGATGACAATGGCCGACCTACCTGACGACGGTTTTTCGGTGACTTACCTCGGTAACGGGGGTGTCCGCGTCACGCACACCCCCACCGGGGAATCGCGCGAGTCGTCGCGGCACCCGGTGATGACCATGAACTTCGATGCTGCCTGGGAGGAGCTGAGGATGGAGCTGCAGACGAGGCCAGAGTCGTGATCCGCGCGCTGAAGGTGTTCGCGGTGGCCGTCGGCATCGAGACCGCCCTCGGCCTTGCGTGCTGCGTTCTGCTGGTCTACCTCATGGAGTAGGACTTGCACGCACGTCTACACATGTGTATATTCGTAGGTGTAAGGGCCACAGGCCACCAAATCCCCAGGAGGAGCCACCATGACCACCACCGCCACCGTCCGCCCCATCGCCGGAGTCGACGCCAAGGACGGCCAGATCGGCTATGTCGAGGTCCTGCTCGCCGAGCGCAACTGGGCTGAGGCCACCCCCGCCACCTACGCGATGCGCGCTGGCGAGATCGCTGCCGCCATCCAGATCGTTCGCAACCCGGAGCTGGCTGCCAAGGCCGGTGCCACCGCTCCGTTCGACGGCGGCAAGCTCAACCAGGTGCTCCACTTCGCCAACTCCAAGCCGCTGACCATCAAGGGCGCGAGCGCGCTGATCGACTGGCTGAAGACGGTGGAGCGCAAGGCCGCTCCGGCTCGCACCGCTCACACCCGTCCGGCCACCGCACTCCCCGAGGTCCCCGCCGGACGCTATGCCGTCGCCACCGACAAGGGCGCGATCAACGAGATCGCCTTCTACGTGGTCGACCGCCCGGAGACCGGCAAGTGGGCGGGCTACACCTTCGTCAAGCGCCTGGAGAGCGACACCGAGGTTCGCCTCGGTCGCGCGCAGGCCGCGACGGTGCTCGCCAAGATCGCCGCCGATCCCGCTGCTGCCAGCAAGCTCTACGGCCACGAGATCGGTGCCTGCGGCGTCTGCGGTCGCACCCTCACGAATGACGCCAGCCGCGAGGCCGGTATCGGTCCGAAGTGCCAGGCCAAGGCTGGCTGGTGACACCGAGGGACGGGGGCTCCGGCCCCCGCCCTCTGACCCCAGGAGATGATCATGAACGAGGTGTGGGCGGTCACCGAGTCCGGCTGCCCCGAGGAGTGCTGCAATTACGTGAGCGGGACCACCGTGGTGGCCCTGTTCGACAACAAACAGGCCGCTGACCAGCTAGCTGACCGCAAGGGCTACGGGTTCTACTCCCAGCGCCTGCGCGTCTACCACGCCCCCAGGGACGTGCCGGAGTACCTCCGCACGTGACGAGAAGGAGAACCTGAAGATGATGATCGAATGCCGTGTCCGCGCTGATGTGGACATCAAGAAGTGGGCCGAGCTGTACGACACCGACGGCCAAAAGATCTCTGAGGTCCGCAAGGACATCCGCACCTGGATGCGCGAGACGGTGATCGACGCGATGGAGGACGAGGGCTTGCTGCTGCTCGACCCCGACGGCAAGCCGGTAACGAACCTGTTCGAGTAGCCGATACCCACTTCGACCCCGACCAACCACCCCCGACCAAGGAGTCCCTATGCCCATCCTGACCATCGACGGCATCGAGGTGACGATGACCGTCGCCGAGTTTGTCGAGTACCAGCGGCTGTCGAAAGCCGAACCGCCCCCGACGCCCGAGCCGGAGCCTCGCAAGACCCGTGGCAGCTCGCGCAAGCGCAACGACGCCGAACGTCGTCGCATGGAGCTGCAGCGGCAGGGGTACGCCAACGTCACCAACCTGATGAGCACCATCGTGTTCGTGCATTCGGTGCTGGAGTATGTGGTGCCCGGCTCCGAGAGCTACGACATGGACGGTGTCGAGGGTCGGCACGGCTGGCTGCTCTCGCGCGAGTCGGGGGAGGTGAACCGGCTCAACCGCTATGTCTCGGTCGCGCGCTCGCTGCAGCCCGGCGTCGGCGAGTACCTCTGGCCCCCGGCCATCGCGGCGGCGCTCATCTGCATCGAGATCGACTACGGCGTCGACACCGCCATTGCGGCCCAGGGCGCGCTGTCGCGGCGCGGCGTGATCACTGCGGTGGTGAAGCTGCACTCCAAGGCGTTCCTGAAGCTGTCGGAGCAGGATCGCGCCGCCGGTCACATCCGGCTGCACCGGAACCAGCAGATGGAGGTCTGGAGCGGCACCTATGACCTGCTCGTGAAGGCGGTGGAGTGATGGCGGTCAGCAGGCAGTAACGCTCTGGCTCGCTCGGACGATGTACTGGGCAGGCCATCCCGACCGAAGGAGAGAACATGGCAGAACAAGGCGACCCCGCTCAGGTCCTCAGCGGCCTCGGGGTCGGCGGCATGCGCCCACTCGCGGCGCTGGAGGAGTCGCGGCAGGCAGGCGAGGGCTTTCAGGCCATCGCCGCCTTTGTCGATTGGCTGCGAAACAACGGCATGGGTATCGGGCTGCGCCCCGTGCTCCCCGACGCCCGGTTGATCCCGCTGACGGACCCGGCGGAGGACTTCGCTGCTGCGTTCTACGACATCGACATCGAGGCACTACATGCCGATCGTGCCGAGTACATCTATCGGCAGCAGGCAGCTCGCGGCGGTCGGCTGTGACTGGTCACTGCTCGGCCCCCATCGAGCACCGGGTGTTCTGCTACAACGGCGCGGAGGCCCGCCCCATCGAGGACTTCCGGCTCTGGAGCGACGACGAAGCCCCCACCCACCAGGTGGAGGCACAGGACGTGCGGGTCGGCGACTGGATTGTTGCCACCACCCCTTACGATTCGTCGCGATCCAAGCGTCCATTCCGGGAGTACAGGGTCACCCAGACTCTCGCGCGCGAGGGCGCGGTGACTCTGGTGATGCACATCGGCTACGGACTCCGCCTCGGCCACAACTACGACGTCCACATTCAGCTTCACCCCACCGACCTGATCTGGGTCTATCGAATCCCGAGGAGTACAGATGAGCAAGAAGACCGTGCGCTTCGCCGAGCCGACCGTGATGGTGGCTTCGTACAGCCAGCCGAACCCTGAGCTGCGAGACATCCTCGGCGAGGTGAACGTCCCGGCGCTGCAGGTGGTCCCGGAGTTCGCCGGACGCGCGTGCTACCAGAGCTGGGACAAGCCCAACCCGGCGACCGCTACCAACGCGGGGTACCTGGCGAACATCATCAAGCAGAAGCACTTCAGCGTGATCGAGCACAGCTCCATCGGGTTCTACATCCAGGGCGTCTCGCGCTCGCTGACCCACGAGCTGGTCCGGCACCGGCACTTCTCCTACAGCCAGCTGAGTCAGCGGTATGTCGACAGCTCCGACGTCGGGTTCGTGCTGCCGCCGGACTTCGAGGGCGACGACGAAGCGATCGAGGTGTTCCGCGCGGACTGCGAGGACCGGCTGGAGATGTACCAGTGGTTCCAGGACCATCAGGCCAAGAAGGGCCTCGGCAAGAAGGCCACCCGACAGTCGGCTCGGTCGGTGCTGCCCAACGCCACCGAGACCAAGCTGGTGATGACCGGCAACCTTCGGGCCTGGATGGAGTTCATGGTCAAGCGCGACAACCCCGCCGCCGACGTCGAGATTCAGCGGTTGGCCCGCATGATCGGTCTGCACCTCGGCACCCTGGCCCCGAGCGTGTTCGGCAGCGAGGCCCGCCCGCTCTGGGACGAGTTCCTGCGCGAGGCCGCTCAGCACGAGGCTCGGCAATGAACGGCATGGACCGGCTGATCTCGGCGCACCGCTACGACGAGCAGAAGAAGCCCGTCTGGGCGCAGCGGCCCCGTCCGTCCTGGCGTGGCGACCCTGACGAATCCAATGACTACGAGTTCGACCCGGAGTTCGAGCACGAGCTGGTCTTCTACGGCACCGACGGAAGGTTCCCGCTCTGATGGATAACGACACCCCACTGACGACTCAGCGGGACATCGACCGCGCCTGGGACCTGTTGTTGGCCGCGCTCGACCGTGCGGGGGTTCCCCACGACAACTGGGCGCTGGTGCCGGGCAAGTACTGCGCTCCCCGCTTCGAGGATCGGTGCTGGCTGATCGTCTCCGGCGCTGACGTCGTACTTGACCTCGGCGTGTCCAAGGCATCGGCGTATCGGGCGCTGCTCGGTATGCGCTTCGGCGTCAAGCTGGCCCAGGAGAACTGATGCTCACCGACCCCGACCGCCGCAAGAAGGAATCCGACGCCGACTACGCAGCTCGCTGTGCCCGCTGGCACCGCTGGTCCTCGCAGGAGCCCACCGTCGATCTCTGGCTGGTGGACGACACCGAGGTGGCCGAGTACCGCGCGTGGGCCGGGACGACCGGCCTGCACCGACGCCGCGTTGAGGAACTGATGGAGATGGCCCGATGACCCCTGAACGTCGCTACTACGAGATCGCGCCCGAAGTGGCTGCCCTGATCGCCGACTGGGAGGAGCGCATCCTGCCGCTGGTCCGGTCGCGATACCAGGGCACCGCCGAGGGCAAAGCACAGGAAGCCAGGCGTCTGGCCCGCAACCGCGACCAGGAGGCATTGCTGCTCCCAGCCGACCCCACGTGGTCGAAAACCTCGCGTGCGAGCGGCAACGCGCCGCGCCGGGTGATCGTCGGCAGTGTGTGGGCCGGACACCCCGAGGAGAGCTGGGGCAAGCGCCACAGCGACAAGCTGAATCCGTCCCAGGACTGGGGCGACTGGATTCTGGATGGCCACGAAGACTGGACCGTCCTCTGCTCGGTCAAAGATGTCCAGACTGGAAACCGGCAGAGCAAAGTCAACCCGGACTTCGTCGTGACCGCCGATGAGCCGCTGTACGCACAACTGCTGGAAGGCATGAGATGAGCGACCAGAAGATCACCGCCGAAGAGCGCGAGCTGGCCGAGAAGATCGGCCTGGCTCCGCAGCCGGACCCTATCCACAACGATCTGCCGAGCGCGCACGACCTGGTGATCGGATCGATCAAGGAGCACTTCGACCTCCGAGCAGAGCCGGAGCTGACCGATGCCGCACTGCGCCGGATGTACAACGACCTGCTGGAGATGTACGTCGTGCTCAGCGGTGGCGCGCGTCCAGCGATCAAGGAGCTGCGCGCTCGCAAGGAGTTTGGCCTGCGCAAGTACGGCACCCCTCTCCAGCCGCACAACGGCAGGGATCAGGTCGGCGACGCTCGCGATGAGATGGGCGACCTGCTGGTGTATGTCGTTTGCGAAATCTACGAGGGCATGTACCCGAAGGAGGGGAGCGGTGAATAACGACGACTTCGAAACCGTGGGACGGCTGCTCGCCAATGTTCGGGAGATGGTCGCGGGGCTCGGTCGCCCCGGCCACGACCGCCCCTTCGTCTCGCTGATGCTGCGCGAGGACGACGGCGTCACGCTGCAGGTGCTCCGCCTAGACCCGGACCAGTTCCCCGAGTTCCGCCACCCGCGCTCACCGGTCCGGGTGTCGCACATCCGCGACGAGGATGGCTCTGTTGTCGTGGTGCTCGCGTGCAAGCGCGGCGAGCTGCTCGACGTGCTGCAGACCACGCTCGCCTATCTGCTGCTCCGCCCCGAGGACCGGGAGGGACTTGCTAGCTGATCTATACGTGTGTATATTGAGTGGTGTTAGAGGCACAGCCCACACCCTCACCGAGGAGATCGACATGTACGCACCCGCACCCACCGCCCGCGAGGCCGCATGGGACGCCGCGATGGACATCCACGACACCGTGAGCGAGGACGGCCACACCTGCGGCTGCGGCCAGGATGTCGCCGAGTGCCAGTTCGATCTCAGCCACCTGGAGGACCCCGAGGACTGATGAGCTTCAACTACACCAAGCCGCAACTCACGAAGGGAGACCCGGAGACCTACTGGCACTGCTGGTGGTTCCTCGGGTGCCCCGAGTGTGGTACGAAAAAATACCGAACCCAGGAGATGCGGTCCTCCGCTCTCACCCAATTCCATCACCGGCACGGCGCTACCAAGCAGTGGACCGTCGAGCTGCCTGCTCCACTATCCGGCTTCAAGCCCCCGACCTAAGGCCCCAGGCCACCAAGGAGAAAATCATGACCGCCTTCGAGAACCGCCACGGGTTCACTCTGCATCGCACCCCCAGCCACGGCGATTTCGACCGCAAGACCAACACCGTGTTCGACGAGAATGTGGACCGGTGGGTGAACGCCGATGCGTTCTATGCCCACTACGGCATCGATGCACCGACCTACACCGACGCCGACACCCGCATGCCGTTCCGCAAGGCGTTCGCGATCGTCGTGGGCTCGGTGGCCGCGTTCCTGGTCTTGCTCGCGCTGACCGGCGGTCTCGGAGGCGGGCACGACGACACCTCGGAGCCGGTGACCAAGGCCGACCGATTCCTCGCGCAGATGGAGGAGGAGGAGATCGCCAACACCCGTGGCGACACCGGGCAGCTGGAGGCCGGGTTCTGGATTTGCGGCCTGGCTCAGGACGGCTACTCCTATAACGAGATCGTCAACACCGTCTCCGACAACTCGCCGGGGCTCGGCTACGGCAAGTCGATGGTGCTGGTGTCCTACGCCATTGAGATCCTCTGCCCGCAGTACAGCTGAGATACGATGGCCGCATGGCCGAACTGAAGTGGCTAGGGCCACCCGGCAGCGGCAACTCCGCAGAGGTCATCACCCGCGACGACGTCACTGCCAAGAAGGGCACCGCGATGTCGGCTGCCCAGATCGACGCCCAGATCAGTGCCGCGCTCACCGGCTACTCACTGAAGACCTACGTCGACTCGCAGGACTCGCCCAAGGCGCTGCTGTCGTATGTGAACTCGCGCGACGCGACCAAGCTCACTCGCGAAATGCGCGGTGCTCCGAACGGCGCTCTGCCCCTGGACGCCAGCGGCATGATCCCCAAGGCGTACCTGAACAACAACTACCCCGCCTTCAACAAGGCGGTCCGGGGCTACTACTCCCCGGCGAGCTACGTCTCGACCAACTGGACCTCGCTCACCACTCAGAACGCCCAGAAGCTCTGCGCCGACATCACCATCCCCGACCCCGGCTATCCGTACCTGATCATCCCGTATGGCTACTGGGAGTGTCAGGTCAACTCGGCCTCGGGCGACAACACCTACCCGGAGATCAACGTCCGCGTCGGCACGCGCGTGATCGGTCGCGGCGTGGGCGCGCTCAACATCATCGAGCCGCACAACTGCACCATCGGCCCCTACGACACCGTCGGCACGCCATTCACCGGCACCCAGACGGTGACCTGCCACGGCGGGCGCTGGAGGCCGTCTGGCTCCAACACCACGTCCATCAGCATCTTCGGGGCATCGACGGCCACCCCGCCCAAGCTGATCCTGTTCCTGGCTGCCGCGTGAGGTCGACATGGCGAAGCTGAAGAACGTCGGCGCGTACCCGAACACCGAGGACTCGCTCGGGCGCACCGACTTCATGAACACGACGTTCTCCGACCGAGGCGTGGTGCCCGCCGACGTCACCGCTGCGATGGATCAGGCCAAGGCCCCGCTCGCGCTGAAGACCTACATCGACGCCCAGGACGCGCTGTACACCACCAAGAGCTACGCCGACACCCAGGACAACCTGCTCATCGATGCCAGCCAGCTCGGGGCGTCCAACGGCATCGCCCAGCTCGGAGCCAACAGCAAGGTCACCGCGTCGGCTCTGCCACTGGCCGCAACCGTCCGGTCGCACAACTTCACCTACGGCACGATCAAGACGGTCTCCAGCGCGGGCGTCTACTGCACCAGCTTCACCGTCCCCAACCCAGGGTTCCGGTGGCAGCCGCTGTGGTCGGGGTGGACGATGTCGCGCTACTACGCCTCGCCCTACTGCTTTCCGGGCGTCTCGATCCGCGACAGCACCGGCAAGTGGGTGGCCCGAGGCTACGGATCGGGGCGCAACCTCAACGAGTGGTATCCCACCCCAATCACCAACACCCGCTATGAGACCGCTCCGCCGATCTGGTACGACGGCTCGGAGACGTTCGATCTGTACTACACCCGCGAGTACGGCACCGGGCAGGTTCAGGTCGGCCACCTGTACTCGTGGTTCCAGTGCATGGTCGTCGCCGCAGCCAGCTCCACCACATCGCCGGTCGTCATCACGTAGGAGGACATCCATGCCCGCTCTCCGTAGCGTCGGCCCCGTCCCGGTCTCGGGCAACGGTCTGGTCACCCGTGGCACCGCCGACGCCATGCTCACCGGCATGGTGGGACATGACGTTCTCGCCTCGAAGGTGGATGCCGCTGTCGCGCCGTATGCGCAGAAGTCCTACGTCGACACCCAGGACGGCTTGCTCGCGACCAAGGCCCAGGTGGACGCTGGGGACGCGCTGCTGATGCCGACCAGCTGGAAGAACGCCGCCAACGGCGTCTGCGGTCTCTCCGGCACCGACCTGCCGACCGCCAGGGTTCCTCGGGTTCCGGTGCTGCCCACCATCTTCCAGCGGTCCTGGTACTACAACGACTTCACCCCGCTCGCCGCCAACGTCGGTGCTGAGGGTGAGATTGTCATCCTGAATGCTTCGATGCAGCTGCCCTCGAATGATCCGAGCGTCTACTACCGATTCATGTGTTTTGGCAACTTCGAGGGGTGGGCGCTCTCCGGCTCTGCCCCCTACAACAACCTCAGCGGCAAGCCGGTTTTCCGCGTGTATGTCAACGGCTACCTGTGCGGATACGGAGCGGGGCGCAATGGCGCGGGCTCGGCAGCTCCGTCTCCAGTGCCGGTGACCCCGGTCGCCGACAACCTCGGGCACGTGCCGGGTACCGGATGGACGAACAGCACCGCGACGGTGCGCGTCACCATCGCCTCGGCGTTTGCGAGCACGATGGTCAAGTACGACCCGACGCCGCAGACGCTGCTGACGATCATCGTCGTATCTGCGTAGGGCTTGCACTAAACGCTACACGTGTGTATATTCGTAGGTGTTAGGGACGCAGTCCACCACCCCCACGAAGGGACCTCCGATGACCACCACCGCTACCCGCAAGCACACCCGCAAGCCGATGTCGGCTGCCAAGCGCGAGCAGGCCGCTGCCGCCCGCAAGGAGCAGGCCGAGGCGCTGCAGGCCGGACTCGCCGCCCAGGTCGCCGAGATGGCTTCGGGTGCCGCGTGGCGCGACTACCTGGACTTCGCGGGCAACTTCCACCGCTACTCGCTGCGGAACACGCTGCTCATCATGGTTCAGCACCCCACCGCCACCTCGGTCGCCGGATACAAGGCGTGGCAGGAGCGCGGTCGCCAGGTCATCAAGGGCGAGAAGGCCATCCGCATCTATGGCTTCGCTCAGAAGAAGGTCGAGGACGAGGTGACCAAGGAGGTCACCTACCAGACCTACTTCCCCATCGTCTCGGTGTTCGCCGAGGACCAGACCGCGCCGATTACCGACGACATGATCGCCGACATCCGCAAGGCCAACCCGAAGGCGATCACGTTCGCCGAGGCTCCGGTCAACCCGACCCAACGCCTGCAGGGCACCGATGACACCGACATCCTCGGGCGCGTCGCGGCGTTCGTGGAGGGCAACGGCTGGGAGTTCGCCATCGAGGCCGTCGGCGGCGGAGCCAACGGGTTCACCACCATCGACGGCACCAAGCGCGTCGTGGTCGAGGCCAACCTGGCTCCGGCGCAGCAGGCCAAGACCGCGCTGCACGAGGCCGCGCACATGATCCTCCACACCGACGAGGAGGGCATGGTTCTGGACCGCGCCACCAAGGAGCTGGAGGCCGAGAGCGCCAGCTACGTCGCCTCCAAGATGCTCGGCCTGGACTCCGAGGGCTACAGCATCGGGTACCTCACCGGCTGGAGCCAGGGCAACCCCGACGCGGTGAAGGCGACCGCCGAGCGGGTCCTGAAGGCCGCGCACCGGATCATCGAGGCGTTGGACCCCACCGACGACTGACCGACCCGGCGGGGGCTGTAACGAATCGGCCCCCGCCACCGATCACCCACCACCCCGACCAAGGAGAAAATCATGGACTTCGCCACCGCACTCACCCTGTCGATCAACGAGGAGTGGGGTCGTCACGTCGCGGCCAACGAACGACTGGGCGGACTGCCGTCGACACCGCGCGACGTGTTCGCTCTCACCTGCGCCAATTTCATCATCGCCGCGCGCGTCCATTCCATGTGCGAGTTTCCCGACGACACCACCTACGGCACGTTCTACAACTGCCGCGAGTACGGCGTGACCTACCATCGGCGCGGCTGGACGTTCGCGCTCTACGAGCACCGCAACTCCGACCAGATCATTCTCAACGGCTGCCCCGACCCCGAGGTGCAGAGCTACGGGCCGTATGGCGACGTGGACGACAAGCACAACTACTTCGTTGCGCTCGGCCCCGAGGACTACTGGCCCGCTGCGGACGCACTGAAGCAGGCGCTGTCCGTTGCGAGCCCCGCCCTGACTCGGCAGGAGATGAAGGACCTGTTCGACTCGGACTTCGCACGCTAGGCTCCCAACACCCCCGACCGAAAGGCTGTCCCGATGATCACTCCCACCCCTGGCAACAAGGTCCTGGAATCGCCGGACGGCGTGCCCTACGACCGCGTCCTGCATGCGTTCCTGGACACCCGGCACGTGGCCGTCGACTCCGAGGGCAAACCCGTGGGTCCAACCATGGGCGACCCGTTCGACCGCTGCATGATCCCCGTCGCGGTCTCAATGGACGTCTGCGACCACTCGACGGCGATCTGCAACGGCTGCCTGCAGGAGTGGGCCATCGACTACGACTTCGCCGAGCTGACCGTATCCTGACGGGGACCGGGGGCTGCTGGAAATAAAAATCCGGCAACCCCCGGCTTTGGACTTGCATCATTCCCTACACGTGTGTATATTTAGTGGTGTCAGGAAGACCAAGGCCGCAGGCCACCAACACCCCACGGAGGACAACATGTACACCACCCCCAACACCGCAGCCGCCACCTTCCAGGTCGGACAGGTCCTGGCCGAGCCTCTGGTCACCGACACCATCACCTACGAGGTCGTCAAGACCACCGCCCACACCGTCACCGTCCGCCGGACCCAGGACGGCGGCGAGCCGATCCGGGACCTCAAGGTCGACCAGGGTGACTACCCGGTCCTCTGGACCCCTCAGGTCCCCTGCCCCGAAGCGCCCGCCAAGACCCTCCGCATCCGCAAGGACGGAAGCATCCGCTTCGGCGGCGGCTACAAGCTCCGCCCCGCAGCCACGATCGAAGGCCAGCCCGTCCGGCGCGTCGATTACCGGTTCTAGTCCGAGGAGCGGGGGCTTCGGCCCCCGCTCTCTTCGGCTCCTACGGGCTCTCCCCGACTTGCATCTGACGCTACACGTGTGTATATTCGTAGTTGTAAGGGCCACCGGCCACCAAGCCTCACAGAGGAGATTCCGATGAACGACATGATGCACCGCCCCGAGGTTTCCTTCCCGCTTCGCGCGATCGGCAAGGGCGAGTACGAGGGCACCAAGGTCATCAACGGCACCAAGGTCGTCATGAACGCCGACAAGTCGATGTGGGCCGAGAACACCTGGAGCCTGCACGTCTGGACCGTCAAGGCCGACGAGGACGGTTACGAGCGATACACCCTCATCCACAAGAGCACCGAGTGGAGCCTGAAGGACTGCCGGATGCAGGCCAAGATGATCGCCACCTACGAAATCTGATCCCCACCCCGGCCAACTGATCCCACCAAGGGGGCGGGGGCTTCGGCCCCCGCCATCCCCATTCCCAGAACGGAACCCGCCATGAACCCCGCCCAGATCGCTGCCTACCGCGCCGCTGCTCTCGCCGATTTCTCCGACCGTGACCTGCTCAACGAACTGCTCTCGCGCGTCGGACAGCGCGTAGCTCAGCTCCCGGAAGTTCGGGTCGGCGAGATCGACGTGGACGTGAACGACGCGATGATGGAAGCCGCCATCGACCTGGCTGCCGAGATGGGTGTCGACGCAGACGACGTCGCGCGCCCGGACCCCAAGCCGGAGATGGACATCGTCGTCTCGGCGGCGGAGCTGTTCTACGGCCTCTCGGCGCTGGCGGGCTTCGACATCGTCACCATCTAGGACTTGCGCTGCGCGCTACACGTGTGTATATTTAGTGGTGTCAGGAAGACCAAGGCCGCAGGCCACCAACACCCTCAGGGAGTCACCATGAACGCCATCGACATTCAGACCGTCACGATTGTTCGAGAGGGCGAAGAGATCGTGAAGGTCTTCGCCGGAGCCCACCGGGTCCGCGCTGTAGCCGAGAAGATGTTCCCCGAGAGCGTCCAGCAGACGTGGGAGACCCTGGCCGACCCCACGGTCGTCACCCATTGCATCGAGTCCAGGTACTTCGTCATCCGAGGCATCGACCATCGCGGCGACTACGAACGCTTGTTCCGCGTCAGCCACGAGCCGGTCGAGACCTTCTGAGTCACCAGCTAGGACTTGCACTAAACGCTACACCTGTGTATATTTAGTGGTGTCAGGGACGCAGTCCACCACCTCCACGAAGGAGTCACCATGAAGACCATCGACATCCAGACCATCATCGCCTGCGCCGCCGGACGCATCGTCGGTCGAGTCGGAGCCGAGCGCATTGTCGACTTCGCCTACAGCCCCGAGCTTCATCCCTCCGCCCAGGCGCTGTTCGCCAAGGAGATCGACCGCGAAATGCGCAACGTGATCAGCCGCCTTCCGGTCACCGTCCGTCGCGAGGCCCTGGAGCTTGCGGTCGTCGAGCGCGCTGAGGCCCTCACCTTCTGATCCGATCCCGGAGGGGCATCCTGCCCCTCCCCCACCCCCGACCTGAGGAGGTCCCCATGTCCGACACCACCGCCCGCGTCATGAACACCACCGACGTGCTCAACGCCGCCGAGGTCATCGAGGCCGCGATCCAGGGCAAGTCGGTCGCGCTGATCGACGTGCTCGGCAACGTCTCCTACGGCACCGCTCGCAGCATCGGCGACGAGCAGGGGTACTTCGCTCGCGGCGACGAGGACGTGCGCGACTGCTACCTGCGCATCACGATGCGCTCGGGCGTCGAGCGGTTCGAGAAGGTCAGCGACCTGATGAACGGGCTGCGCACGACGTTCTTCCCCGGCGCTCACGAGTGACCCGCACGGGCTCCCTCTCGATGTAGTGTTAACACCAAACGCCACATCGAGCAGGGAGCCCCGTTGTCTGAGGAGACCGCGACCATCACCCCGTCGGCCACCGGCCATCACGAGGTCAACCACCCGTCCGAGCTGAACCTGGCGAAGAAGAATCCCCGCAAGGGTGACGTCGACATCATCGCCTCCAGCCTCCGGGCCAACAGCCAGTACAAGCCGGTCACGGTCAACCGGGGCACCTACACCGGGCGTCCGATGGAGGTCCTGGCCGGTAACCACACCGTGAAGGCCATCCGCAATCTCGCTGAAAAATATCCAGATGACGAGCGATGGCAGCGGGTCGACTGCTGGGTGATCGACGTGGACGACGACCGGGCCAACCGGATCGTGCTCGCCGACAACCGCACCGCCGACCTCGGTGGGTACGACGAGGATGTCCTGCTGGACCTGCTGCAGGACGTCACGAGCCTGGAGGGCACCGGCTACTCCGCCGAGGACCTGGCCGCGCTTCAGCAGGACCTGCAGCCCAACGAGCCCAAGGCCGACCCCGACGACGCCCCGCCGCTGCCAGAGTTCACCGCGCGCTGCGAGGTCGGCCAGGTCTGGAAGCTCGGCCCGCACCGGCTCGCGGTCGGCAGCTCCACCGACGAGGCCCTGATGGACCGCCTCATGGCTTCGATGGGCTGCGAGGGGATCGACGGCCTGCTCACCGACCCGCCCTACGGCGTCTCCTACGTCGGGGCCAAGGACATGTCGATCGAGAACGACGAGCTGCGCGACGACGCGCTGCAGGAGCTGGTCCAGGCCGCGCTGGCGAACGGCGAGCGGTACATGCCTCCCGGCACCCCGTGGTACATCTTCGGGCCATCCAACGAGCAGCAGATGTCGTTCCGGCTCGCACTGAAGGCGCTCGGCTGGCTGGTCCGGTCGGAGTGCGTGTGGGTGAAGAACGCGCTCGTGCTCGGTCGCGGCGACTACCAGCCCAAGCACGAATCTTGCCTGACCGGCGGCGACGACCCCGACACCGACGGCTGGGACGAGGAGCCGCCGCCCCCGGAGGGGCACGACGTCGCGCTCTACGGCTGGAAGCACGGCGCGGCGCACCGCTGGCTCGGCGACCGCAAGCAGACGACCGTGTGGGAGCACCCCAAGCCTCGGTCGTCGGCAGACCATCCGACGATGAAGCCGGTCGACCTGTTCGCGGCCATCCTCGCCAACTCGGTGCAGCCCGGCGGCATCGTGCTCGACCTGTTCTGCGGCTCCGGCACCACCGTGGCTGCTGCGTTCCTCACCGGGCGCAAGGCGGCGACGTTCGAGCTGGACCCGCGCTACGCCGACGTCATCCTGACGCGCTGGAAGAACATCTCCGGCGAGGACCCTGAGCTGGACGAGACGGTCTGACATGACTGCACCGGATCAGCCGATCTCCCTGGAGCGCGCTCTCCAGTTGCGCAAGGCCGGGGCCACGATCCCCCGCCTCGCGCGGATGACTCAGCTGCCGGTCAACGAGTTCCAGGGCGAGCTGGCCGCGCTGCTGTTCGACAAGCACCCCGGCGTCGACTCCGATACCGCGCTCGCCCTGGAACAGCTCGACGCCCTCACGGCGGGCCTGTGGCCCAAGGTCGTGGCCGGAGACCCGTCGGCGGTCTCTCAGGTTCTCAACGTCGCATCGCGGCGTGAGGTGCTGCTCAGCAAACCGCAGCGACGCACTCCATCGCAGAAGCTCGACAGTGCGGTGGCTGAACTCGTCGCGCGTACGCGCGGCACCTACGGAGAGGCCGACGATGAGGGTATCGAGCAGAGCTGAGTTCCTGGACGGACCGCTGCAGGGGCAGGTCCGCGAGTTCGACCGGTCCGAGCCCCCGCTGTCGGTCTACACCTCCACCTCCGGTGGCCGCTCGACCGAGTACGTCCGCGACATGAATCCGTTCGATGACGGCGAGATGTGGGTCTACATGCTGAAGGTCTCGGTGGACGATCCGGCCACGGGTAGCGTTGAGTCATGAGCATTCGCTGGGAATGGGACAACGGTTCGATGGTCGCGACCGAGGGCGACTTTCGGCTGCGAGTGAACAGCTCGGTCACCTCCGGATACGGCGGCTTCATCTACCACAAGTCGGACATGGTGTTTTCGGACACCTACACCACCATCGGCCAGGCCCAGCGTGACCTGGAGGCTCGTTTGGCCGACCAACGCTACCGGCTGCGCGAGCCGGTTCCCGAGGCCCCGCAGGGCGTCGGGCAGATCGCTCCGGGTTATGTCCTGGACCAGGCCGACGTGGCTGCGATCGAATACGTGCAATCCCAAGTGAATCCCTGATCGGAGAGGTCCGAGTACATGAGCAACAAGCAGATGCACGGCGTCTGGCTGTCCACCGAGTCATTCACGTCGGGCGAGGGTCCGGCGCTGGCTGGCGAGGCGACCTGGGACGAGGTCCTGGAGTCGATCAAATCCAGCGAGCACACCGCGAACCTGCGGGCGGTGTTCGTCGCCACGCTCGTCAGCGAGAGCTGGGTGCCGCTGTCGTTCGCCCGTCCCGCCTCGGGCAAGAGCAACGCCATCAGCGACGTCCAGGCGCGCAAGTACCTCGCCGCTCGCGAGAAGGCACGCGGCAGTGGTCCCGAGTCGGCCCCCGAGCCCGCCCCAGCGGCCCAGCCGGTCGAGTCCGCTCCGCAACAGGCCGAGGGTGAGATCGTGCTCCGGTTGGCTCCGCACGTGGCCGAGGTGCTTCGCGACGCCTTCAACCTGATCGCCTCGGGCCGTCCGGTCGTGATCCAAACGGTCGAGCAGCCATCGCAGTAGGCTCCCAGGTGGAACCTCTGCCAGACTTGACGCAGGTAGTGGTTAGAGGTACGTCCCGTTAGGAGCCCCCGGTGAAGAAGCGTCTGACCCTGAACTTCAAGCGGTCCATCGCCAGCGAGTACAACCGTGGCGATCGGCTTGAAGTCGTCGTGACGCCGCTGGACACCGCGAGCAGCCCCGACGGAAACGTCACCCTGGTCGAACAGAAGCAGGTGCAGCGGGTAACCCTCCGCAACGAGGTGACCCCGCTGTACTTCGACATCACTCCGACCTACGAGCCCGGCCTGACCGAGCCGATTTTTTATCGGATCGCCTGGCGCGTGGGCAATCTCGGGCGCATCACCGAGACCGACTTCGCCATGCCGGACCGCGATGTCGACTTCGACGACCTCGGCGAACTCGGCAACATCATCGACGGCCAGTCCTACCTGCGTGAGGCTGACCTCGGCGTGGCGGGCCGCGTAGCTCGGCTCAACAACGACGGCAACGTGCTCGACGCCCAGGGCAATGAGATCGGCGCGATCTCGCTGGGGCCGATCACCGCTGCGCTGTCTCAGGAGGTCCGCGACCGTCAGAGCGCGGTGGCCGACATGGACCGCCGCCTGACGGTTCGCCTGGAGACCCAGGTGACCTCGCTGTCGGCGACGATAAACACCCGCGTCTCCACCGAGGCACAGAACCGCGCGAACGCGCTGGCCGTGGAGAAGCTGGAGCGCGAGCTGGGCGACCAGGCGGTCAACGACCGTGTCACCTCGCTGCAGCAGCAGAACAACACCTCGATCACCGGCCTGACGAATCGCGTCAACGCCCACGACACCGCACTGGCTGGCAAGGCCGACCTGGTCAATGGCAAGCTGGCGACCTCCCAGATTCCGGCCATCTCGCTCATCACCCGCGTCACCGTGCCGGACGAGGCGGCGATGCTCGCGCTCACCCGCTCGCAGGTCCAGCCGGGCGACCTCGCTGTTCGTCCGGACGGCAACTGGCAGCTGTTCGGCGACGACCCCTCCGACATCGAGAACTGGATGCCTACGTCGTCAGGCGGCAACGTCGCCTCCGTCAACGGGCAGACCGGCATCGTTGTGCTGTCGGCGGCGGACGTGGGCGCTCGCGCGCGCAACGAGGCGATCCCGCAGGCTGACGTCAACGGGCTGGTCTCTGCACTGAGCGCCCGCGCGACCACCGCGCAGCTGTCGACCACCAACAGCAACGTCACCGCGCTCACCGGGCGGATGACCACCGCCGAGGCGACGCTGACCACCCTCGACGGGCAGGTCATCAAGAAGGTCGACGGCCTGCTGCCGACCGCGCTGCTCGGCGACGACGTGCCGCGCGTGAACTCCGAGAACCACCTGGTGCGCAAGGATGGCACCCTCATCACCACGGGCGGCGGCGGTACCGGCGGTGGCGCGGTGGACTCGGTCAACAACAAGGTCGGCGCGGTCATCCTGAACGCCTCCGACGTCGGCGCGCGTCCGGTGGGTGTACCCATCCCGCAGTCCGAGGTTGACGGCCTGGTCCCGGCACTGAACGCCAAGACCGACAGCACGACCACCCAGGCCCTGGCGACCCGCGTCTCGCGCGCAGAGGTCGACATCGCCGACCTGCAGGCCAATGGTGGCGGTGGCGGCACGGGCACTTCGTCCAAGACGAGCGTGTCGTGGGTGGCCGACGTCGAGACCGATCCCCGGCTGGTCACGGTCAAGTCTCCGTTCGGCCTGTTCGGCGGCTCGGGCGCTCCGTACTACGACCCCAACGGTGCGATGGAGGGCGAGGCCGCTGTCCCCTACGTGGACGAGAACGGCTACCTGCACATCCGGCGACTCAACCCCAACGCCACCCCCGCTCCGGTCCCGGCCAGCCAGGGCGCGCTGTCGGACCTGACCACCCGCGTCACGCTGGTCGAGCAGCGGGCCAAGCCGGAGACCGGCTGGTCCTACGACGACATGGACGCGACGCTCCAGGCGAGCCTCGACGTCGTGGACAACGCCACCGCTTCCAGCTCCGGCGACTCGCTGGTGCTGCGCAACACGGCGGGCACCTTTGCGGTCTCCGAACCAACCGGCGCGAGCCACCCCGCGACCAAGGGCTACGTCGACACCGGCCTGTCGGGCAAGGCGAGCACCGCTTCGGTCACCTCGCTGACGTCCACCGTCAACGGCAAGGCGAGCCAGTCTGATCTCTCGGCGCTGACCACCCGCGTGTCGAATGCCGAGAGCGCCTTCGCGGGCAAGGCGGACCTGGACGGAACCGGCAAGCTCGCCATCGGCCAGCTCCCCGCGCTGTCGGGGGCGAACATCTCCGGCTGGTCCACCAAGGCCGACCTGGACGGCGCGGGCAAGGTTCCGCTGTCGCAGGTCCCCACCGGCATCCCCCAGGCGAGCGTCAACGGCCTGACTTCTGCGCTCGCGGCCAAGGCTGATCTGGTCAACGGGAAGCTGTCCACCAGCCAGATTCCCGCGCTCGCCATCGGCGACACCGTCTCGGTCGCCAACCGTGCGGCCCTGCTCGCGCTCACCCCTACCCAGGTGCAGCGCGGCGACATCGGCATCATCGAGGACACCTCGGACAAGGGCACCTACCGCCTGATCGCCGACGATCCCTCGCAGTGGGTGAACTGGAAGGCGCTCTCCCTCGGCGGTGGCTCGGTCACCTCGGTCAACGGCCAGACGGGCATCATCACGCTCGGCGCTGCCGATGTGGGCGCACGCTCGGCGAGCACCCCGGTGCCGCAGGCCGACGTCGCCAACCTGGTCTCTGATCTCTCGGCCAAGGCCGCGACGAGCTATGTCGACGCCCAGGTCGCCACCCGCACCACCCCGGCGGCGGTCACTACCCAGATCAACTCGCAGTCGGTCTCCAAGCCCGCTGTCGACTACGTCGCCACCAGCCCCGTGTCGCTGTCGGGCGCGCAGTCGGTGGACGGCGTCCTGGTCGGCGCGGGCAAGCGCGTGCTGCTCACCGCGCAGGCGGCATCGGCACAGAACGGCATCTACGTTTCGGCGACCGGAGCCTGGCTGCGCGCGACCGATGGCGCGGCGGGCTCGACGTTCATGCCCAACACCGTCGTCGCGGTCCGGGGCGGCGCGAGCAACAGCAACTCGATCTGGCAGCTGACCACCACGACCTCCGGCGTCGTGGACACCAACGCGCAGAACTGGAGCAAGGTGCTCCAGGGCGGTCCCCCGCTGGTCTACACCGCTGGCAACGGCATCGACATCACCAACCAGGTGGCGTCGGTCAAGCTCGCGGCCAATCCCGGCCTGATCGCCGACAGCAACGGACTGCGCCTGGATACCAGCGCGGTCATCCGCAAGTTCGCGGGCACGGTCCCCGGCGGCGGCACGACGGTCACCATCGACCACAACCTCGGTACGACCGACATCACGTTCGCGATGTGGGAGGTCGCGACGAACACCCTCGTCGCCATCGCACCGTCGATCCTGAACGCCAACCAGATCAGTCTGGAGTTCGCCGTGGCCCCGTCGGCGAATCAGTTCCGCGTCGTTATGACTGGCTGACGCGGCCTACGGTGGGAGGCCACCAACTCACTGGAGGTGAGCGAAAATGTCGGACAAGATCGGTATCGACTTCTCCGCAGCACAGATCGACCCGAAGGCCATCAAGGCTGCGGGCATCACAGCGGTCATCAACTACGTCTCCGAGGCCCGCCCGTCGGCGTCCTGGATGAAGGCGGTCAAGCCGATGTCCGCCGACTACGCGGCCCGGCTGCGCGCCGAGGGCATCGAGATCGTGTCGAACTACCAGTTCGGCAAGACCGGCGACCCCACCCCGTCGGACTGGCGCGGTGGCTACGAGGCGGGCAAGCGGCACGGCCAGATCGCGCTGGCGAACCACTGGAAGGCCAACGGCGCTCCGTGGCGACCCTGCTACGCCCCCTGCGACGACAACCCCACCCCCGCCGAGGTCGAGAATTACGTCCTGCCCTTCATCAAGGGCTGGGCGGAGGTGTGGGGCGAGGAGTGGACAGGCATCTATTGCAACGCGCCCACCTGGGACCAGCTGAAGAAGCTCGGCGCTCCGGTGCGGTGGTTCTGGCAACACAACTGGGATGGCCGCTCCGAGCACCCGCATCACCCCGACGCCCATATGCACCAGGTCCGCATCGACAAGGACAAGGTGGGCGGCGTCGGCGTCGACTGGAACATCCTGCTGAAGGATGACTACGGCCAGTGGTCGCGGGGCAAGAACCCGAACCCCATCGAGACCTTCCCGATCCGCAACCTGATCGCTACCTCGGGTGTCGGACGGAACAAGGGAAACAGTGGTCGTCTGCGCATCTACATCCACTCGTCGGAGGGCAAGGACTGGTCCTCGACGGCGGTCGGCACGATGCAGTATCAGGCCAGCTCGCAGACCGGCAGCTACCACTACCTGATCGACGACAACGAGATCATCCAGTGCATCGCGCTGAACGACACCGCCTGGGCTGTGCTCAGCGACAATCCGGTCTCGATCAACGTCTGTTTGGTCATCAGCTCCGGCGCGTCCGGCTACGGCCCGACCGCGAGCGAGAGCAAGCCGAAGTCGCGCGCGCAGTGGCTGGAGCACAAGAAGATGCTGTCGATGCTCCGGTTCCTGATCGACCACATCTGCCGCGAGACGGGTATCCCCAAGACCCGCGTGGACATCGCGGGCGTCGGCGCGAACAAGCGCGGCGTCAGCTCGCATCACAACTACACCTACGGATCGGTCAAGCTGAAGGGCTTCAAGGACGGCACCCACTGGGACGTCCCAGACACCTTCCCGCACGACTGGGTGCTCGAAGGCGACGGGACTCCCCCGCCCCCGCCGGACCCCGACGCCTTCCCGCTCCCCGCTGGCTGGTACTACGGGCCACTGGAGGGACCGACCGAGTCCATCTCTGGTCGCGCGGGCGAGCAGAAGTCCTACATCGACGGCCTGAAGCGGTGGCAGACCGCTGTCGGCATCCCGGCGTCCGGCGTCTGGGACGCGGCCACCGAGCGCGTGGCCCGGCAGCTGCAGGCCGAGAAAAAGTGGCCGAACAGCCGTGGTTACGTCTACAAGGGCGAGTGGGATGCGGTGATCCGGCAGGGCTGGAAGCCAACTCCGGTTGCCAGCCCAACCCCCGATCCAGTTGTAGTCACCCCGACGCCGAACCCCACGCCGACGGATTTCGTGCTGGACAATCCGAACGCGCGTCGCTGCATGCCGGTCGCCGAGGGCACCTATCAGTGGGGCTCGCCGTATGGCAATCGCTCTGGCGGCTTCCACGACGGGCAGGACTTCCCGAACGTCCCGAGCAGTGCCGAGATTCCGGTCTATGCCGCGCAGGCAGGCATTGTGCTCTATGCGGGCGCGGCGTCGGGATACGGTGGCCCATCCCCGGCTGGTTGGGTGGTCATCGACCATGACGACCTACAGGGATCGGGGTGTACCGAGTACGGACACGTCGTGGCCGAGGTGAAGCCGGGCGATCTGGTCCGCGTCGGGCAGCGCATCGCGCACGTCAACACCAACCGTGCGACCTACGGCGACTCCACCGGCCCGCACCTGCACTTCCGCGTGTGGCCCTATGCCCACGGGAAGGGCCGTGGCATCGATCCGAAGGGATGGCTGAACGGGGCCTCCAAGATCGTCCCGCGCGCGCAGGCACCGGTTCCGCAGCCCACGCCTGCTCCCGCACCGGTTCCGCAGCCCACGCCTGCTCCCGCACCGGCACCGAACCCCCCGGCTAAGGCTGGCCCTGCGTTCAAGGTGGGCGACCTCACCGGGCCGCTGCTCACCGACCGCTGGAAGGTCACCGCGACCGACCTCGGCATCCCCACGCTGCTGACCACCGGGGAGATGCTGTTCGTGTTCGGCGACACCTTCGCCGGGCCGAAGGTCGGCACCGCTGACTGGCGCTCGCCGGTCGGCCTCGTGGGCCGTGGATCGGTGAGCCAGACGGTGAAGTTCACCCATGCTGCGGGCGGCGACCCCAACTACGCCCGGCAGTTCTGGAACTACCGGCACGACTCGTCTCCGTGGCGCAATGGCGGCTTCTCGACGGTCCTGCCCTCGGACGTGCTGCGCGTCGGCAACGACCTCTACCTGCACGTGATGGTCAACCGGGGCCTGGGCAATGTGCTCTGGACCGAAATCTGGAAGTCCGCCGACCAGGGCGCGTCGTGGTCGCACATGGGCAACAGCGCCAAGTTCGACGCCACCATGAACGGTGGCCGCACGCAGTGCTGGGGTTGGGACTACGACCCCGACGACGGCTACGTCTACATCGTGTCGACCAGCTTCAAGCGTGACCGGGGCATCTCGCTGCGGCGCGTGCGCCCGGCGGGCCTCGGCGACTGGCGGCTCTACGAGAACTGGGGCTGGGACGGCAAGCGGTGGGCGTGGGGCGCTGTCGAGGCGTCGTCTATTACCCCGCCTGACGAGCGGTGGGGCGAGCTGGCATTCCGCCGCATGAAGTCCGGCCAGTGGATTCTCGGCGGGTTCCTGTCGAGCAAGTACAACCTCAGCTACCGGGTGATCGAGAGCCCGACCGCCAATCTCTACACCACCCCGCTGCAGACTCTGGTCGTCGGCTCGGCGTGGGGCCTGGAGGACCACAGCAAGGGCCGCGTGGCCCAGCTCTACGGCGGATACATCCTTCCCGGCTCCGAGGTCGATGTCGAGAACGGCGTCGGTCTGGTGGTGTCGCAGTGGAAGACCGGCACCGGAGGCGGTTGGCCGTACAAAACGATGCAGTTCCGAGCGACTCTGCTCAGTAATCCTGGAGGCAAGTGATGAGCGATACCTACGACATCGACCCCGGCCCTTACGGCCAGCACGCAGCGGTCAGCCAGGCCGAGGACCTGCGGCCCCCGGCGTCGATCAGCAACTACGTGCCGCCGCTGCCCGGCCCGGTCCCCGGCCCTGCCGATCTTCAGCTCGCTCTCGCGGCCTACGCCCAGCGCAAGCTCGCGGAACAGTCCTGGTGGCAGAAGTCGTCCAACACCGTGACGACCGCTGTCGGCAGCGTCACTACCCTCGCGGGCGCGCTGGCGACCTACTACCTCACCCAGGGCACCTCGGTGCCGCAGTGGCTCACGATGGTCATTGCGGTGCTGGGTTCGGTCGGCACGATCATCGGCACCAAGGCGACGAAGAACGGCTTCACCTACCAGGGCGCGGCCCAGCTCCAGCAGGCCGTCCTGGACCCGGTGGTGCTCTCGACCGTGCAGAAGGTGCTGGCTCAGGAGCCATTCCCGGCCCACATCGCCGAGCAGGCCGAGGCACAGATCGAGCGCGCGGCTCGCGAGGCGCAGGAGTGGATCAACCGCACAGGGAACGGCCAACGCTGACCGTCTCGACGTAGTGTTAACAGAATGAGTGACTGTGTGCGCTGGGGCTGTGCCTG